TTTCTTCCGGTTGTTTTACTTCGTCTGCCAAGCCTTTACCCTCTCTGCTATCTACGCTTCCATCTCGCCGGGTTGGAGGCGTCTTCGCAGCCTCTGAAACTGATCGCAGATGCACCTGTTATCTGGCGCATACCAAACGCAGCCTACACAATGTCCAGCTGCCCACTTCGGGCAATCTGCCGTGTTCCTACAGTACATTCGCCGTTTGCGCGTAAAGCTGATCGTTAGAGCGCCAAACAACGCGAGCCCGTATAGTAGGAATGAACGCCGGTTGAATACTTCGCCGCCCCGAATCACGTTTGTTTCTCCTTGGCCCGCTATCTAGTTGGATGGTGGGCCGTTTTGTTAGGGTTCATCGGACAACTACTCCTTTCAGTTTTGGTGATGATAGTTCGCCGTGAGGCATCAGACTCATTGCGGTATCTTCCAGTCCGTCGCCTACGATGACAGCTTTCATGCTCCATTCCCGCAAACACCCTAAGCCGCAGAAATGAAGTGAACCGTCTACTGTAGCCGCGCCCTGAATCAAGTCGCCAAATTCTTTTAGCTTCAGCCCTTGAGAAATTGTCTTGCGACATTTGTTGCAGCTATAAGATTCCCGTTTACTCATTGTTTATCTCCACATCGGCGCTGAAAGAATGCGCCGGGTTAATCCTTCCCCTCATCGTGAGCCGGTTCGTCTGCCCTTGCTCTCAATTCTCGATCCGCATCCCACCAGCCTGCACGCCATGCTTGAACATAAGCCCAACCCGACTGTTCAATAGACGGACACTCAGTGATCGTTGCATCGTGAACACACCGCGCTTCGTAGCCATCATCAAATGCGCCTTTGTTGTGGCCCTGATAGCGATCCGTTCCTTCTACCGGAGCCTCAATCGGAAAGGCTGGCCGGGTAAACGGTTCCCCAAGTGTTGCCGGAACAGGCTCGCCTACTATCGGTGCGGGCGTGTGAATCTCGTCATCGGCCGGAGCGAACGGAACGCCGATTTGGTGGGCAAGGTTTTGTTCAAGCTGCGTCTCCAGTTCCACAACCCGCTTCCGGTCGATTATGCCCTGCGCGATTGCGATTACGTCAACTGGGGAGTAGTTCTCAAAATGGCCAGCAATTCCAGATACTGCCTCCCGGCCTTCGTCAACGGGCTTCCAGTCCTTCCGTCCTTTCCATTCTGCCTCGCATAAAATCTCACAAGCTTGCTCAACCGTCATAGCAGGCGAGTGCGATGCGAGGGCAGCTAGAAGACGCGCCGCCTCCTCGTATCGGGCACATCGGACTGCTACGCGAGCTGGCTCATACCTTTCGCCCTTGTATGTTGCTGAACCTAATAAACGCACGACAAACCTCTGCGCGTCATGATCATGTTGGTTATTCCGTAATCGGCGCAGGACTTCGTCTATCGTCATCGGCGTACACTCGCCTTCGTGTTGATAATCCTTCTCGCATTCAGGACTGTTACATGCTCGCCGCGTACCGTCAGGTCCGGTGTCGAGTAGAACGGTTGCGATTGCTTCAGCTTCTTGTCGTTTTGTCATTGTCTCGCTCCTCGATCTCGCCCGGCGCACGGCATGGCTTTACGGCAATCTCATACCATCCGTCCCCAAACGTCACCTTCTGCGATGCGCCCTTGGGTGCGTTATACATCATCAGATCAACGATCGCTTTTAGCGCTTCTGGTCCTTCCTCAACCGCCAGTGGCGGGAGAGATCAAATATCGTCCATTCCGCACCAACTACCCGCGATGTCGCCAGTAGTTTTGGGATACTCCGCAGTCGCACCCGCGCATATTGGTGAGCGCGTGTCGCAGTGCTGCCAGTTATGCTCGCGGCCCTTTTTGGTCTCAAGCCAACCGATCTGATGTACTTCATGCTTGCACTTGCTACAAATCACAATGCCCGAACTCATCGACCTTGCTCCTTCTCGCCCTCGCCAATCAGCGCGAGGGCTTTGCGAACCGTTTCTACCTGATAGACCCATAATGGCGATGATCCGTCTTCATCTTCCGTGACCAGATCAGAGCGTTTCACATCAAGCCAAAGCGTGTTGTTATCGCGATGCAGATTGATGATCGATAGCGCTTCCGCCAGCACCGCCCGCCCCCCCGCTGAGGGATTCTAGGGCGGCGGCGACAGCCCCTACTCTCCTTTCAACGTCGTTGGCAATCGTCTCATGGACTTCCAGCCACAGACATCGACATGCCTTCCGCGCTTCCTCAATCAGCCCCGCTACGTCATCGGGTGGGGTTGGGGTAGCTCGGCGGTTCCGTTCTTGCTGTGCGGCGGACTTCGCAATTTCAACGCCATCGGTTTGAAGCCATTCATTAACTCGCCCCTCGGCTGCTTCAAATTCCCTGTTCTTTCGCACTTCCGCAATCAGCCGCAACGTGTAATCTGCCCACTGTGCTTGCGTGCCATCGGGTTCAGTATCCTTTGCTTGTGCGTACTGCTCGAAGCTGGCTATCTCGTCTTCGGTTAATCGCTCGCTCATCTCATCGCTCCTCGCTCGTTCCCGCCGCTCTGTTTCACCGATGCGAAGTAACCGCCATAGCCGCGCTTGCGAACAGCACCGAGCCGATAACTATCAGAACAACAACAATCGGTATCAGAGGAATATATACCACCACAAGGAAAATTCTATATCCAATGCTCATCTTTCAGCCCCTTCCGTCACGTTGACGTGACTTTCGGAGGGGAACTGCCTAACGCGTAAATCCTTCTCCCATTCGTACCAGTTCCCGCCTTTTTTGTCTCCCAGCTTAATCGGCCATCGAGTACCGTTCTGACACTGGCATAAAGCGCTATTGATATCAACACAAGGGGTTCCGCAGATATCAACGGGCCGCGATCCCATCTGCTTCATGAAAAACGGGACGTTTGCCGCTCTGCATTGATCCCGCACATCACGAGCCCATTGAACATCAAACGGCCTTGCGCCCGGTCCTGATTCGCCGCCGCATACGATCCAGTCAAGACGGAATCGTTGCTGTCCTTTATTAAGCTCGTCTGTTTCATCTAATGCGGAGATCGTTTTGAAGGATTCCCCAGCAAGCGGAATCCGAATAGAAGTGAAATCGACGGGACCTAGCGCGGGCTCATAACTCACCCAACTAATCGCCGCTGGCGTCTTCAACAGCCACGGGATTCGCTCGTCTGCGGTCTTCTGGTCTTCGCAGGAAACGCCAAGATGGACATGCTTTGGCGCACTATAGGGCGGACGATGGCCCATCTCTACTCCGTACCCATGTTTTGCTACAAGCAACCTTGTCGCTAACGAATCTCTTTCTCCGAGAGCATCGCCAAGCCGCCGCTCACCCATGACGTACTCCGCCATATACCTCTGCATCCGCTCTGGCCTCTTCGTGAGCACCTGAAAGATATGCTGCGGACAGAGCGCCATCACCGCGAATACCCTGTCGATGTCTTCGTCGCTTAGTGTTTCGTGAAAGAGATCACTCATCGAGTTGACAAAGATTCGACGCGACTTCTTCCAGTGAAGCGGCTCTTCCAGCTTGTCTTCAGCCAATCGCACGTCCCCGGTCCACACAGGCCCGTTGCTCGTCAGTCGCGTCAGACCTTCATACGCTTGGCCCTTGCCGCTGAAGCGATGCGCCTGTCTCATAGCATAGCAGTTCGTACAGCCAGCCGAAACGAGCGAGCAGCCGCGTGTCGGATTCCACGTCGCGTCAGTCCATTCTATAGAACTCTGATTCACTTCTCTCCGCCCTTCAGCAAAGCACTCAGTTCGGCTTGATACAAAACACAGAACTCGCCAACAGCCGCGTCCCCGTCAGGATGAATTACAGCAACACAATTCATACCGCTCGGAATACACGACGACACGATGTTCATCCCCGTTACCACGGAAAACTCGCCGTTTATATCGCCCTCTATCGGGCAGAACGTAAACAGCCTGTCCACGCATCCCATCGACGCGTCAATCACGCAATTAGTCCATTTCTGCTGCATAAAACTTCTCAGTCACGTCAACGTGACGAATCTCTCAGATTTGCGTTTTAAGCGACTTTTTCGACCCAATCCATATCATGGTACCTTTTTGACCCCAAACGTGCCTTAAAACGCCTTAGAACGCCGGGAAAGGGCATTTTAGAAGCCTATGATAGGTTGTTTTCGGCTTTAGTCCGGTTTTAGACACCAAGAACCTCTTTCGCTTCGTTTAATCGGCTCGCCCAAGTAGCATGATGAACACAAGCCGAGCAATGAACGTTGTGCCGAGAATGATGGCAAAGAACCGGAGGCGGAACCAACGTCGCCCATTCAGCGAGCATGGCGGTCGTGTGTTCAGGATACTCGTACTTATACTTAGACGGGTCCGATTTCATATAATCACGATTCCTGTAGTGCGCGCTAGCTGACTAAGAATCGCCGGAGTGATAGCAATCTCAGATGTTTCTGCAAACTGACGTGCTAGCTCATGCGAAACCTCGCAACCGCAAAGCGCGCAGCGATACTTACAAGCGACAAGGTCATCAATCCAATTATGCTCATGGTCGGGCATTAACTTACCGCCCCGCTCTTTTGCGTGTCCTTCGACTTCTCGGCCTGCTGGATAGCGACGCTCGCCATAACCGCTTCTCTGATCTCTGCCTGCAACACGGCATCAGAATCCAGCGTCTCCCGTGCTTTCTCCCGGCCTTGCCCGAGTCGATTGCCTTTGTAGGAAAACCACGCGCCGCTCTTCTCTATGATCTTATGCTCAACTGCGAGATCGAGAACCGACATCATACCGGAGATACCTTTGCCATAGATTAGTTCGAATATCGCTTCGCGGAATGGCGGTGCCACTTTATTCTTGACGACCTTCAAACGGGTCTGGGCTCCGATAACTTGCTCGCCGTCCTTGACGCTTCCGATGCGCCGGATATCCATCCGAACCGAGGCGTAGAACTTGAGCGCTCTCCCGCCCGTAGTCGTCTCGTTCGGTCCCCACTGAGAGCCGCCTATCGTTGATCGAATCTGGTTGATAAAAACAAGGCAAGTATTCGACCGGGCCACCACTGCTGTTAGCTTCCTGAGTGCCTGAGACATCAACCGCGCCTGCTTACCGGGCAAGCTGTCGCCCATCTCTCCGGCTAGTTCGTCCCGAGGCACGAGCGCAGCAACGGAGTCCACAATAATCAAGTCGGTCGCTCCGGTGCGGATAAGCGCTTCAGTAATTTCCAACGCCTCTTCACCACATCCCGGCTGCGCGATAAACAGGTCTTCGACCGATACTCCGAGATTCTTAGCGTATTGCGTATCGAGCGCATGTTCGGCGTCGATGTAAGCACAGGCTCCGGTAAGCGTGCGCTGCGCGATAGCTACCATGTGAAGAGCCAAGGACGACTTGCCCCCGCCCTCCGGTCCATACAGCTCCGTGATCCTTCCCTTTGGAATACCGCCGACCCCGAGAGCAAGGTCAATAGCCATACAGCCAGTCGAGATGACTTGGACTTCCAGCGGCTTAGTATTCAAGGTTGTCAGAGTACCCTTCCCGAACCGCTTATCCAAGCTCGCTATAGCCAAGTCCATTGCCCGCCGCTTGATAGGATCGAAGGTCATAATTGCTTCATTTTCCCTTTCTTAGCGCGAATCAAATAGTTCGTTGATGTCCTTATAATGAACGCCGTTGTATTCGCCGCCCGCTGGTTTCCCTTGCGCGTCAACGTGATGAACCCAGACTCCGCCGCCAGCGCCTCTAATGACCATCGTATAGGGCGGCTCCATGATAATCGGTTCTTCGATTGGCGTAACGTTGCAAAAGAGATTGTCCACCCCCTCTTGAAGAACACTCATCTGTGATTTACCTTCTTGAAAAATTGCTGACGGCGAGTAACCCGTAAAAGAAACTCGCCGCCAGACTTTAAGCCACCAAGGAGAAACGAATCAAATCTTTTACGGCTGTTCTGTGACTTCGCTGTCTGTCGGAGCCCCGAACCCGACCGCGTCGCCTGTCGTGACGATAATCGCATCCGAAACCGAAACAGGCTTCACGCCCTCACCGAGATCGGCATCGGCTGTCAGCGTGACCACGGTCGGAACCGGCACGCCGCCCGCGTCCAGCGAACTCGGGTGATTCGCCGTAATCTTTGCCTTGAGAGGATTGCTCGTGTCCTGAACGACCGTCACCGCGTCGTCAGAAGCCTCCCACTTCTCGCTCCCCGCCTCAACGGAAGTCGTAGCGCCCCTCTTATCGAGCGGCTTGCCGTACTCCCGCGTAAACTCCTGAGTATCCTTGATTGTCATCTTTGATATTTCCTTTCCTTCGATTGTTATGCCCGTATCGAGAAACACGATACGAACCTTGTGAAAGCCCGGTTCAACCAGAGGCCCCTCCAGCGCATCAACCGCGCGGTCAAACCCGTCGAGAAATCTACCGACTCTCTCGTCGGCTAGCTGATCTAGTCCAACAACGGGAGAACGAAGCCTTTCGAGTGCTACAATCAATCGCTTCGCCAACTCCCGTTCGCTTGTACCTAGCTTATGAATCCATTCCATTCCACGTCTCCCGTCACGTCAACGTGACTTTTTAGTGCGCCAACACCGATTGAGCAAATCGATAACCGGGAATCGCCGCGACCTCATAACAGACAGGACAGCGCTCAATCCGCTTATATTCCGTCGTCATCATCTCAGTATACCATGTGGAAAAGCAGGCCGCGCAGCAGACATTTCCCGTCCAGAGGACTCCGTCCGCCGAACAATACTGCGTTTGCAGTAGAACTGTCTTGTCGATTTGATTCTCCGGTATCATCGCCAACCTGAACCATTATACTCCATTCTTGTTTTCAAAGTCAAGAATTATTTTCTTTCGTTACAACGGTTAGAAATCAAGCAAACTTTTCCCGCCGAGCTTTGAAAATAACTCTTGACATTCCAGCCCAAAGAACCGATAATACAGCTATGACAAAGACAGCAAACAAACCGGCGCTGAAGAAAGGCGACGTGGTTTACTGGGTTACCGTAGGCGATAATGAAGCCGGTGTAGCTGAATACTGGGTTCCCCAGGTCCGTATCGAGTCGTGGGGGAAGAGACAGGGAACGGCGGTATATACGAATGAAGAAAGATACGCCCTACGCCGCTTCTACACCGATAACGCGGTAATGTTGCGAACGAAAGAGGAAGTAGAAGCGTACTGCGCTGAGCGCGGCATCGCTCGCTCAGAGCAAACCAAGGCTCGCCTACTGGTTATCACGCAGGACTGGATAGAAGAGTATTCGTCCAAGGCCAAGCCGGAAATCGTCGCTAAAGCTCAACGCGAGCTAGAGGCAATAAAGCGTCCGGCGAGCTTTACTATAAAGTACACCTAATCAGCCTTGACGACAAAAGGGAGGAACCAGAAGATGAGAACAGACATTCACAGCCCAAAGAACTTTGATCCGGCGAACTACAATTATGTAGGCTCTTTCGACAACTTCCCGGCTCCCGGTTCTTTCGTGAGCGCCAAAGAACAGACCTCATACGACACCGCCTTTGGAACAGTCTTGGCGTTTACTTACGATCACGCCGACTACAAAGCCGCTCACGATCTCTTGGAGCGCGAGGGAGCCAAAATCCACTTCGATTCCAACAAGGGTACTTCGCAGTGTGATCATTGCGGCGCTCACATTCGCTACGTTTCAATCTACCGTCATATCGACGGCGAAGTCGTAGCAGTAGGCGATACCTGCGCGGCTGATCGTTTTGGATGCGCAGACCGCCGAGCGTTCGACATTAAACGGCTCAAGGAACACGCCGCTAGCGCTCGCGAGTCTCAACGAGCATTCGGCGCTGCCTCAACCTTCATTCAGCAAGCAGCCCCGGAACTGGCCGAATGGATGTTAAACCCAATCGCGAGCGAAGTCGGTCCGATTTTTCTCGATATATCCCGGAAGCTGATTCGGTACGGCAAAATATCCGAGAGACAGGTTGACTTCTGCCGCAGACTTCTTCAGGAATATTACGAACGACAACGGAACGGCGGGAAGAGTGATCGCGAGCTACAGTTTGAGAAAGAGCGGGAAGCCGCAGAAGACTGTCCGACCGGGCGCATCGTTATCATCGGGACCGTTCTCAGCACCAAAGTACAGGAGAGCGATTTCGGCCCGACGCTGAAGATGGTCGTCAAAGATGATCGCGGCTTTCGCGTATACGTGACCGTCCCTTCAACCCTGAGCCCCGAGAGAGGCGATAAGGTTCGATTCACAGCGACGGTTGAACCGAGCAACGACGATCCTAAGTTTGGGTTTGGCAAACGCCCGAGCAAGGCCACGATACTCAGCGAGGAAGTCGTTAACGCTCCGCAGTCTATAGCTTTCTAAAAGTCACGTCAACGTGATTCGGGAGAACCAAGATGCCACTCAAGAAGATCAAGACAATCACAGGACACGCGGCTTATTTTCGGTTCAACTGCGAACTTAGCGACGAGCCGGTTGGATACATCCCGCGACAGGCGGACATTCCTTCGCCTTACTCTTACAGCCCGGTTCATCCGGTCTGGTTATGGTCAAAGCCGAATAAGAATCCGTTTACGTTCGGCGAAGACTTCCGCGTTATCTGCGTTGAGACGCGACATTCCAGACATGAGATATTCGAAGTCCCGGCTGAGATGATCAAGGCGACCGAGGAAGAAATTATCAGTATCCCGGTTTACACCGAGACTCAGGAGAAGATATGAGCAGGGTAATCAATTTCTCGGATCGCAAGCTCGCGCTCGCAATAGAGCCGGAGCCCCGCGAGCCCTCGCCTTATACCAGCCGCAAAGCCTCTTGCGGCTCTTTTGTTATCAGCGGGTCTACCGAATTGTATACCCCGCCTGCGTATGTCGAACTTGTCAGGGAAACGCTCGGAGGTATCGACCTTGACCCGGCGTCTCACCCGCTCCCCCAGTCTTGGATCAAGGCTGGAACTTTCTGGCAAGAGTCGGACAGCGGACATATGCGAGCTTGGTTCGGGCGCGTCTTCTGCAATCCGCCCTATGGAAAGAACGAAAGTAACGGGTCTGTTGCGGCTGCTTGGGCGAACAAGATGCGCTTCGAATACGGCTCCGGCAATATCGAAAGCGGTATCCTTCTAGTCAACTCCGTTCCCGGCTACAACTGGTACGAAGACCTTTGGGTTAGATACCCGGTTTGCTGCGTCAAAGATCGAATATGCTTTATCAAACCGGACGGAACCCCGGCGTCCCGCGCAGTTCGCGGACAGACGTTCGTCTACTTCGGGCGAAATCCCCGCAAGTTCAAAGAGGTTTTCAGTCGCATCGGTCGGGTTATCCCGCCCCTGAGCCACGTTGACGTGACGAATCCTTTCGCTCCGAAGAGAAAAGGCAGGGGCAGCATATAGAACTTTCCACCCTCTAGATAGAAAATAACTCTTGACATTCCTTTTACCTTCGACGATAATAGCCTTACCATGAAGCAAACGCCCAAAAGAGAAAGTCGCAACGTTAAGAACCAAGGAATGAACTGGATTAGGCCGGAGAAGCGCGTTGCCATCTATCTCCGCGACGGCCTAGCCTGTTCTTATTGCGATCAGGGCGTGGAAGAGGGAGTCCGATTAACGCTCGATCATCTTACGGCCTACTCTCGTGGCGGGTCAAACGAGGCCACGAATCTCGTAACCTGCTGCTCGCGCTGCAATAGTTCTCGCGGGAATCGTCCGTGGAGACAGTTTGCAGCCTCAGTAGCGATTTACCTGAACCACGGCATCAAAGCCGAACAGATTATTCAGCATATCAGCCGAACCCGCAGGCGTGTTCTTGATTTGAACGCCGCCAAAGAGCTAATCGCTCTCCGAGGCGGGTTCAGCGCGGCATTAAACAAATGAATCAAGCAGAAATCACACTCGAACTCAGCAAACTCGCGTCCGAACAGTTCAAGGACGACACTTTGAGCTATTTCGCTGAGAGCAATCAAGGCCGGTTCGGGAGCTTGAATCAACAACAGGCTCGGAGCCGGAAGTCTCGCAGACAGGAGCGCGAGATAGAATTGCTCGCGATCTTGCGGGAACGCGGGTTATCCTACGACCCGCCCGAGTTTGAAATTACCTTTGCAGTCCGGGCGACAAAAAGCGCAGTCGAGGTAAGCAGAGGCTGGAAGCAAGGATATACGGCTGTCCCGGTCAGCTCTGTTGTAGCCGAAGCTGGATTTCGGTTCGCTCTAATAACCGGAGACTGCCCTCACACAGTCAGAGGCTCTTCCTTTCAGGAAGCCTCCGATAGAGCTTTAGCAGAACACAGGGAGAAATGTTTATGAGCGCAATCTACGAAGACCCGGTTTACGACGAGTCGCTTCAAGTTGTCGAACCGGAACAGGAGAATGACAATGAAGAAAGAGAATAGCCCGGAACCTCCGCGTGTACCAGAAAGCAACGAGCGACGGTTCCATAAAACGAGGGACAAGCATAGCGGGTGCGTTATCAAGTACGTCACAATCGACAACGAAGTATGCTATCGCATCATGGGTACGAGCCAGATTCGCCATAGCAAGCTCGCGAACTTTCTTCGCGCTTGGGAGCCCTCTAACTAATGCTCGCTCGCTACAAGAACAAAGACTACGTTCTGCTTCAGCGGCGCAAACGCGGCTCCGGCTCTCAGGTCCATCTTGGCTTTCTCGACGGTACTAAGGACTTCTGGGTGCAAGCCGAAAAGATATCGAAGAGTCAGTCGCGAAGAAGTCACGTTGACGTGACGAAATATACCGTGTTTTGCCGGGCCTGTCCCGAACGAGCAGAGCGAGTCTGCGAGTCCTGCCAGCGCCCGCTCTGTCAATCCGACTTCGATAATCACCGCTGTCCTCCGGCCTCGTAAAAAAATCTCAGCTAGAATGAAAATAACTCTTGACATTTCTAGCTCTCGGACTCATAATAGAGCCCGACGACGAAAAGGAGGGAACCATGAAGAAATTTACTTGGAAGCCAGGCATCCGACAATACGGAAGTGGTGAGATACTTTATGTCGGAAAATGGCCGGTCGGCTCGGTTAGCTATTCAGCTAATGTTCCTCGCGAAGACCCTAAGAAATACGTCGCTTGCTCCCGACTGCCGGGGCTAAAAAGCGATCTCGGGCATTTTGAAAAATTGCAGGACGCCAAGCTGAAAGTTGAAGCGGCTACAGCTTACTGGTTCACAAAAGCCGGGCAAGAGGAAGAGGTAAAGTGAGCAGCAAAGCGCCTATCGTCAAGATTGTTAAGCGGAGCGCCCTCGCCTTCTTCGCCCGGCGAGGCGAACGCTTTTGGGTTTACCTGTCTTGCGGACACATGGAGAAAATGACTCGCACAGAAGCCCGAACAAAGAACGTAGCTTGCTGGGACTGTTATTATCATAAACCGACTGTTTGGGAGGGGAAGAAATGAATCTCAAGATTAAAGTACCGATACTCAAAGAGCTAGTAAAAACGCATAAGCGCCAGTTCATGGAAGACGCGCTGCGCTACAAAGACGATTCTCGAACGCTAGAAATTGAAGCCGAGCGCTTTACGGATTCCGAGATAGATGCGCTACTGGACATAGCGCAGGAACACGGAGAAACGGCGCTAGCGAGACAGATTAAGACCTACATGCTGCTACTAGGCGACCCGAGCGGCACCAAGGTCACAAAGCTGGAAGCGCTCCAAACCGCTCTCAGACAGTTCATAGGCGAGACGGAACATAAGTGGCTGTTTCGGGGATCATCCGAAGGGCAGATGCTTCCCTACTACGTTACCGACATCGCCTACGTTCCGGGTCAGCCACACTACCCCGCCCACGTCGTAGTTAATCTCGGCTCAGACTATCGAGGAGAAAAGAAGGAAGAGCGAATTCATTACTGGCGAGACGATCTCAAAGGCGGCAAGCTCGTATCCGACGTACTTAAACAGAAACAATATTTCCGCGAAACACCGGCGCTTGTTGACGCCTATCTTTGCGAGATGGACAAGTATTCTGAAATCTGCTCGCGGACCGGAGCTCAATTCCTTGCAACCGGATTCGCAACGATTTCAGATGGACGCTGGTGGAGCACGTCTTTACAGTCGATGGAGCGAGACGGGATTCCTACTCGCGTAGTTATGGACGATCAATTCGAACGAAAGCAAAGCCGAAGCAGCCGAAGCAGCCGGGAGAGTACGATTATTTCAGACCTCTATTGGACTAAGCGGCGCAACAAAGACGACGACGAAGATGAACAGGAATCAGGCGGAGTAGCGCTCCCCGTTCATCCCTTCCTTCAAGTCTACGACCTGCGCGAGTATCGCTACGTGGAAATTCACGTAACAAACCTAGCGTCTTATGTCTACGACGAGACAATAGGCGACAAGCTAGTACTCCCGAAACCGAAGCGAGACTTGATTGATATCCTCGTTCGTTCTTCCGGCGAAGTCTTAGAAGACATTGTGCGCGGGAAAACGGGTGGAGTCATTGTGATAGCAACGGGCTCGCCCGGCACGGGCAAGACCCTGTCAGCAGAAGTCTTCGCTGAAATTATTCATAAGCCGCTCTATACCGTCCAATGTTCTCAGTTAGGAACCAACCCGGACGCTCTGGAAAAGGAGCTTACAGCCGTCCTCGAACGCGCAACTCGTTGGCAAGCCATCTTGCTGTTAGATGAAGCGGACGTGTACGTGAAGGCTCGCGGTAATAACATCAAGCAGAACGCAATCGTAGGCGTGTTTCTGCGCGTTCTCGAATACTACAGAGGCGTCTTGTTCATGACCAGCAATCGAGAGACAGAGATAGACGATGCGATTATGAGTCGGGCGACCGCTTGGATTAGATACGAGAAGCCGGAACCGGAAGAGCTGGTAAGAATATGGACGGTCCTCGCGGAGCAGTTTAATATAGTCCTTGCTCCTAACCAAGTCGAAGAGCTTCTTACGATGTTCCCGAACATCTCCGGCAGGAATGTGAAGAACCTATTGAAGCTCGCCGGATTGTTAGCCCTCAACCAAGAACGGCTGGTTACGCCCGAACTAATTCAATACGTCAGCCAGTTCCAAGACCTAAGATAAGTCACGTTGACATTGACGGAGGAACAAAGATGAAACCCGCACAAGAAATCGGAGCCTCGCTAGTTATACTGGGGTTCTCTCTCCAAAGCAACACTGAGAAAGAGAACGGACGACTCAGCATCTTTCAACGCGGAACACAACGAGTCCTGCTAATCGAGGAAGGCGACCTATTCTCTGTCTTGGAAGTCGTCGGGACGATCAATGCCGGAACAGTTGAGGGCTCGAACTGTTTGGCGCTCAGGAAGGAACTAAACCTACGATTCCACGATCACGTAAAAGCCTTCTGCAAAAAGTCCGGGAAGGTCGTTACACTAAGATCGGGCGAGCCCTGCCCGCGCTGTGAGATAATTCCTGCCCTATCAGAGTCCGGCACCCTCTCACACTGAAACTCCCGCTCTCGACAACGATCACAGCCGTAGCGCTGAATAAACGCGGCAAGCTCCGGGACGTTGGTAAGCGTCGCCCCGGAGCATCGTGGACAGACTTGAAATATGAATTGAAACTCAGGCGTCATTCTTCACCAACAAGATCATCGAATAGGAACGACTGACTGAGGCGTTTGATCGTTATATCCAGATACTCCGCACATACATCTATGCCGATGAACTTGCAGCCGTTCTTTCGGGCCATCTTGCCTACGGTTCCGCTGCCGCACATCGGGTCAAGGATTGTGTCACCGGGATTGCTCCAGCTTTTGATATCACCACGCGACTTTTTCTCCAAAAACCGTTTCTTTACCTGTCCGTGATAGATAGTCCGTTCCTGAATTAGATTGATTGTTTTGGGCGCGCCCTTCGAAAAGATGAACATGAACTCAAATGCCGACACATAGCGCACCTTGGTTATTTGCGGGGTCGGATTAGTCTTATAATAGATCATCGTGTCGTGCAGATTGAACCCGCACGCATCTTTGAAGTACAAAGCCTGTCTAAAACTCGTCCCTGTCTCGCTTCCATCAACCGTCGCATCGCCCACAATCCAGACAACCACGCCGCCCGGTTTCGTCACGCGATAGAGTTCCTTTGCGATTGTTTCAAAGTCAAACTCATAGCCTTGATAGCTTCTGAGGTTATCGTATGGAGGACTTGTTACAGTGAGATCGACTGGCTCAAGATACGGAAGGATTAACTCGGCTCGCCCATGATAGAGCGTTACCCGCTCGTCGCTGTAGTACGCCTCAGTCATCTAGTCTTCGCCTCCAACAAGATTACTCATCAGATGCCCGCTTGTTTTAGCATACTCTACCGGATCACGATCTCCCTTGCTCGAATTACATGACTGACAGACCGCCCGCGTGTTGCGCTTACTATGCTCCCCGCCTCCGTTGTGCGCCTCTGAATGATCCCCCGTAGCGTAGTCGTCCGCGTTTGAGTCGAACAACTGAAGCCTCTTTGGACAATCCGCGCACTTACCCTTCTGACGAATGAACGCGGCCTCTACCCAAGCTCTCGGAATAGCCTTCCTCTTTTGCGGACTCGCCAGCACGTTCGACCCGGCCTTCATGAACCGTTTGATCGCAACTGATACGTTCGTTATCCCCTCGCCTTCGGCCCGTCGCTTCAAGAACGCAAACACATCCTCGTCGTCAATCTCCGTAACCAGCCCCGCCAATCCGACCGCTAGCTGATGCGCCATCCATTCAGCCTCCGACTTGTCGCTATAAGAGAGCCCGTTGATACCGAAGCTTTGAACGCCTACTTTGAGCCATACGCTAAACGGCTCCTGTTCCGTACCGCATCCAAGGTCTTCGCCTTTACCCAGTTCCCGGACCTGAGTAAAGTCGCGCTCGATCCGCTCTATCAATTCGTCTTTCGACATTCGCTCAAGCCCCTTCAGTCGCTATCCGCTCAGGTTCTATCCTACAAACTCTCGCCCTCGATAAGTCCGATATATCAAAGTCTTTGAAGAAATGCTTAAGAGCATCACGAACCTGTTCAACGGTCGGCCAACCGGATTCTTCCGAGAAGCCGCATGATAACCAGCCCCGATTCATCATCTCCATAACCGGCATATCACCGAATGCCATGCGATAAGCTCTGAGCATCAGGCGGTCACTTGGAAGCTGCCTATAACCGCAGCTTGGACAAGGTTTCATCTACCTATCAGTCCTTATCAGAAATAGTTACGTTGACGTGGCTGAAACGCGAGATTTGCGTTTTAAGCGTCTTTTCCGTCATAATCCATACCTTACTATGCCTTGAGCTCCAAACGTGCCTTAAATCGCCCCGTAACGCCAGCAATCGCTATTTCTACGTCTCTTCTTTCTTACTCTTCCGCAATATCTGTACCACGGACTCAACAGCCGCGTTATATTCAACTTCCTCGATCCCGCCGCCGCCCGGTCCGAAAGCCCGCTGAAGAGCCTCCGATCCAATTACCCTACGAAGAGCGGCCATGTCCTTCGGATCGTCTATGCTCGCCGTAAAAATCGGCTTGGAGCGTCGAACGGCTTCCTTTTCGTACTCTTCCTGACAGTACAGACAGCCCCGCCCTAGACACCACCGACAATCCCTGAATGCGCCGGAGCCTTGGACTGTCAAATCTGAATCAGGCATGATGTAGCCCCCTACGGCTTACACTTGCAATGCGATTCGCACCGACCACAACCGCCCGCGCATTTGAACCGACAATCGCAATTCGCGATATCATACTCAGCTCCACAACAAGCGCAAACACGAGTCACGTTGACGTGACTAACTGCTTGAGCTTGAGCTGGTTCAGCCTCTGTTCCGTTGGATTCTCGTTTGACCATAGTTCGTGTTCGACAACCTTCTGTATATTCGCGATCTTTGTCCTGCGGCCCCGGATAAAACCCTCCGGCTGATTACTCTGTCGCTCGCGGAACCTCCGCTGCTGCTCGCCGGGCGATACCGTCAAGATCAGGCAGCGCACGTCCGCGCCAAGCTCCCTCGCCTGTCCGAGAAACGACGCTGTGAACAACCGATCTCCCTCGAATAAGATGCACCAGTCATCGCGGTTAGAGCGCCGCATCGCCTGTAGGAATTTGATAGTCTCCGGCTGAACGGCCATACTCAGCCGGTCGGTACCGGGAAACCGACTGTCGTCGTACACCCCAAGAATTGCCAGCTTTAGACTCTCAAAGACCACGGCCCGAATGAGCCCGCTTCTAATCCTTCTCGATTCGCCAAGCTCCGCTATCAGCCCGCCGACCAACGTGCTTTTCCCGCTACCGGGCTCTCCGCCGATTGCGATTAAACGCATAATGTCCCGTATTTCTCGTAGCGCCTCATCGAATCCGTTGGGACGAATTCCGGCCTGTCCGTTGCCCATCTCTTTCGCAGAGCGTCGATAGAGGCAGCGCCCAGCATAGACTGGTCGAACACCCATTCGTTTTCGGTCTGCGCGACTGCGCGGGCTCCCATCCAATCCCAAAACCCTAGCCCTTCCGGGTTATCCTTGCGACACTTAAATTTGAACCGTTCGGTCTTCAACGGGTACGCTTTGAGAAGCGCCGCCTCGATCAGATTCTGCGCGAGTCTCTGACCGCGATAAGCCGGATCGACTCCAATGTAGTAGCAGTTGAGATATCGCTTGTTAACGGTGAAGAAATGAAATCCGACTAGAGACTCTAAGCTCGCGCCGCTCTCGGAGACCCGCAGGGCTATCAGCGGGGGAAAGTCATCCCAGTTCTTCCATCTGCGCCACGTCGCCGCAATAACGTTATCCGACCAGAGCGGGAACGTCCGCGCCAATGCTTCTACCGCTTCCCGCTCGACCAACTGAGCTGTTCTGATTTCAGTTTTCATGTAATACCTTTCACGAACTCCAATGCTTGTATAGCCGCTAGTACGCACCCGTTCTTCGCCCCTCCGGTGCTAACCCACAAGTTCTTTCCGAAAGATTGCAGATACCCGCCCGGAGCAACGTAAGGGCGCATTCCGAAGTTCATCCGAACCGGATTCCGTAGCCCCTGAGTCGCCGCCCGCTGTAACGTCCTGTCGTTGTAGGCATCGACGTACCTGTGATGAAGTATCGCCGTGCCATCTCCGAACCAAGTTCGGCCATCGCGGGGAAACCAAGTACACTGCTTGTAAGGCGCGTAGGTTACAATACCCGCCCCCTGCTCCCCGTCGAACTCGAAAGAGGAACCGCACAGCGCTCTCACGGGGGGCATTCTGCGTCCAACCAGAGCCCGCGACCACACGCCAGCGGCTATCAAAACAATACCCTCATATACATTCCCCGCCGCCGTCTGGATTCGACCGGGAGACGCCTTCTCTATCCGTTCTGTCTGCGCACGGTCCTCGCATAGTACCAATTTCGGGTCCAAGACAAATCCTCGCGTCTGAGACTTCGCTGTCTTGAACTCTAAGCTTCGTAGCCCATACAGCCGATCCAGCAACTCCAAACTCTTGTCCGCCCTTTCCCTACCAACGCTGCTCAACCATTCGTCTTTTATCACGCAACCAGCCGCCGACGAGCCGCTATACTCCCTCCGGTCATCGAAGACACGAACGGAGAATCCGGCCTCTTCGCAAAGCTTGGCCGCGATAGACCCGAACAGCCCGGCTCCTACTATGAGGATTTCTTGCACATCAACGCCCCTTGCAAACGGGTAGCCAATGGACCCCTACCCGTTAGGCCGTGAAATATCTCTTTCGTGTCCTTACCCACCGCATAATGACCGCGCCTATGCGACTTAAACTTGCAGAAGCACGTTTCTATCTCCTGAATGTTCAGCGCCCGGTCGTACCGTGGCGGAGCTTTGCGCGAACCAATCGCATGTAAGAGCAATTGCACTGTGTCGCTGAAACTCAGGCCGGGCCTACCCCATTCCCTTGCCGCGATCTTCGCCCCCTCCACCGGCTCTTCGTAGACCCCATCCAGACGACAATCAATAAAACTCACAGATCGAGCCAGCACGCGCTCCAACATATCAGCGACCTTAAAGGTAATCCACGGGCCGAACATGGGCCAAGCTCTGACGCGGCTTGCAACTTGCGTAAACGTCCCGTCTCCCAGAGCCTCAATCGCGTTAGCTGCCGTCCCGTAGGTATGCTTGAACCACAGAATCGAATCTCTCGCCTGAGAAGTCCTGAAGTGTCTGCGCTCCGCCCCTCTAGGCCATTTATTATCGAACGCCCACAGAGCCGTATGAAAGAAGTCCGAAGACTCCGCAATCTGTGAAGCGACTCCGGCGTGATAAAACCAGAAATAGGCCAGTAGCCATCGGTTCAATAACTCGGGTTCGAGCCCGGCTCTCCATAGCATACAATATACAGGGTCAAGGTCTTCGGTGTTCAGTAAAGCCAGTGAGAAGGCTTCGATGTTAGGGAGCTGTTCTTTCATTGCGAGATCACGTTGACGTGACTTTTCAATAGGCGAACAACGAGTCGCCCGCCTTGCGGCTCTTGGCCCGTTCCAGTTCCTCGCCAGCGGAACCGCATTGGAGCATCTTCTGACGATAGTAGAACACGACGCTGATTCGTTCGTAATCCGGGGAGCCAACGATCTTCGTATTACCATGCCACTCGTGGACATCCGCGAGCAACACGTCCCCGTGTCGCATATCGACCGCCACGCGGTATTTAGGGATTACGAAATAGCCGCCCTCGTAGCGTCCCTTCTGAAGCACAGACATAACACCAAAGCCTTCCCGCAGGTCCCCGGCGTCCTGATGAACCGCAGTCTGCCAGTTTCGATTGATGGTCAGGGTAGTAAACGCTGTTTGAGGAATAACGAAATCCGGGTGCGTGGCATCGGCTCGCTTTTTTTGAACTCCGTAACGCTCCGGCAGTTCGCTCGCAAACACTCCGTTGACCGCCCGGATATACTCTAGCGCCTGAGCCCACTTCTCGACCTCAGTCCCGGTGAAAGCCGTCTGGCGGCAATAGGGATAGCGAGTCGTTCTCTCGAAATACCCGGCTATCGCGCTCGGGGTCGGCGGAGCATAGATCGTATTGCTTACCCTACCGTCCTTACGCAAGACCCGAAATCTCGTACCGCTCTTAGAGGCTATTGGCCTGTTCTCTAACGCGCTCATCTCCTGTACGCGTTCTTTACCTCCCGCCATTCCCCGATTAGAACCCGTGTACTTTGTTGGCAACTCTCTCAAGGATTCATACGCCTGCCCGCACAAGACAGGAGATACACATTTCTTACGGAATTTAACCAGCGGGCTCCCGTCCGGCTTGAACACGTCCGCAATTAGATGGACGACTTTCATAGCCCTGCGACCGCCCGCTTGAGGCATTCAATCACAGTATCGGTAACGCTGGATTTCTCATACGCTCTACCAAGCTTCTCAGCGTTAGATTGGAATTCTGGAAGCGTCTCGTTGGTCAAGAATAATTGAACCATTCGAATGTGACTAGCTGGCGGCTCGTCGGTCTGAGAGTCAGAGCCCGCCCCTCCGCTGTTATTAGCTGCTGTCGTTGCTGTTTGATCGTCTTGCGCGAGCGGGTCTTCGTTGTGGGCGAGAATTAGTGCTTTCAACGCCTCGTCCTCGAACGATACTGGTAGCGACTCCGGCTCCGTGAATATCTGATACAACCCCTCATCCCAAAGCCGCAACACGTCTTGAGCCAAGAATGAGCCGCCTCCGAGTGTAAGGTTGTTATGATCCACGGCGTAAGCTTTAGCCTCCGCCTCGCTAACAGCGTCCATCCCAATCAGCGTAGGCACCAGCCATTCCCCGTCTTCTACTACAATCCCCCTCGGAGCCTCCAAGCCGCGTTCCTTCATTAATCCAAGCGCCTCAGTTCTGCCGTTCCCCTCGGCAATCCCGATATTCTCATCAATAGCCACAGGATCACGGAATCCATAGCGCTGAATTGCTCGCGCCACCTGTTCGATATCGTGCCGCTTTGCGTTCTGCGCCCACCTACTCTTAAGCAACTCGTTCAGCGGTCGGTATACCAGAAGAAGCTGCTGCCGATCTTCCATTCGTTTGGCTCCTGTTCAACCTATCAAGCCTTACATCCAAGGCGTCGCGCAACGCATCGAGAATCGTCAGATACGGTAGATGCTCCGCCTCTTCTACTGTACCATCAACTCGCTCGATCCTAAGCGGCTGGCGATAATCAAGGGGAACTGTAATCGTTAACCTCTCGCTCATTTTGTTCGCGGCCTTCCTCGAACCGCAAACCGCTTTGAATCCTTCCTTCCGGTCGGTCTGCCCATGCGCGGTCTATTGTTCGGGTCTTTCAGTCTCTCTACCTGCGCCCGCAGGAATCTTGGGCGGGCATACCTTCCTTCCTTACCCACGTTCACCAACGAGCCATGCTTGCACAGATGATCGATATGCGCGGGCGTGCAGCCGATAATTCTCGCTGCTTCCGTCCGTGATACCGTAATCAAACTTGGATTCGTACTCATAAAGTCACGTTGACGTGACGGGACGGCCCGAAGACCGCCCAGTCGCCAATCTCAGAAAGCTATCTTCATAAGCTTACCAGAGGCCCGGTCCAGTGCGTTCCGTTGATCCGCGTAAGCTGTTTCCTGCGACAACCGCGTGAGCCCGTTCACCATCCCGTAAACCGTTCTTGGGCTCCCATCGGTATCACAGTGTTGTTCAGCAAGCTCGTATGCTTGCGTTACCCGGCGCTTGGACAACTCCGGGATTTTGGTTTTGACGACCATATCAATCACGGCCTCTTTGCTTGTTCCAAGCTGTTTCTTGCGGGCCGCGTTGATTTGATTCTGCTCTTCGGCGGCGCTCGCTATCGCATACTGCTTGAGCTTCGCCGGAGCCTCTTGCTCCATTACTCTCCGCACGTCGCCGGTATGTCGAATCTTCACTTCCAGCAGATCAGTAACGCCCCAACAAATGTGGTTCCCGCATGTGTGCCGCATCTTAAATCCGGTAAACCACACCGAGCAATCACCAACTTCCGACCCGCGCAAGAAGAATCCCCTGATCAACCCGCCCGGACTCCCGTCGTCGATCACGACATCCTCGTTGATCATGAACGCAAACATATCGTGATCGCTGGCGTACAGCCCTGCCGGAGCAATCATATCCCCGACCTGAACGGACAACCCAAAGCTCGACCCTCTATCTCTCAACACATCCTCTTCGGTTGCTACCCGCGTCCCCGGCTGATTCGCATGAGCCGGACGCGCAGGCGGAACCCTCCACCCCTGTTCATCCCGGAGTCGCATCAGAAACGTTATCATCTCGTGATTCCAGACCCTCTGATAGACTTCCGTGGTCAGAGCCCGGAGAATCAACTGTCCGTTCTCATGGAACAACAGGTTAGCCCGGTGTCCGTCGCTACCCCGCTTCGCCAGTCCGTGATTCAAGTTCTGCGCGGCCAACGTTGTTGGTAACTCCCGGAGATAAGCAGCCGGAGCCTTTACTCGCTCGCTCAACTGCCCGAAAGCGTAATGAGTCAGCCGCGCCGGAATTCCTTCCCGACCGACCAACTGAATATCCTGTCCGACCGCTTCGACCCGAAGCGTCTGAAACGATACCTCTGCCTCGCGAGCCCGTTCAGCATAAGCAGCCGTCGCTGCATACATTTCTTCAAGACTCGCAAATCGCTCATCCGAGGGGCGAGTAGCCCACTGATGAGAAGCCTGATATAGATTCACCATTGTCTTTTCTCCCTCGCGCCCACCGTGGCCGTAGCCTACTGTGGCGACTTGGTTCGAAAACCAGACGCATACAATCAGGAGCAGCGCAAAGCGTTGTGCTGATCGTCGTCTTTCGATACTTCTTGCGGACGGGCCGAGAATACTATCAGCCTCCGCATTCAAGCACTCTCGGCCCGCTGGACGGACTTTAGACCCCATGCCTTTATTATCGCTGAAACCGTTTCTAAAGTCAAGAATTTTTATTTACCGTCACGTTGACGTGACTTTTCCACGGTACGACCGGGCGGACGCTTTTACGCGCCTCTTCGCTCCACTTCTCATCCTGCGCCTCGCGCACCCTCTCCAACTGATCCTCGTCCAAAGACTCTGAACCCTCTCCGGTTACGGAGCGGGCTTGATATACGATACCCAAGATATCCCCCGCGATCTTTCTGGCGACCGCAGTAACAGCCGCGTTATCAACGTCCGTAAGAGCCGGGAACTCTAGAAGAAGATTCTCCGCGAAGTTCTGTAGCTGTTTTAGTGCTTCGCCGTCTGTAAGCATAGTCATACCTCTGACTCTACGCGACTCAAAACCGCCTTCAATGCAGCGCGACAGATTGCTAGCGGCATCGAGCCCTCCAAGTGTCCGCTACCAACAAAACAATCTTCAAGGTCATCTCGGGACGGCGGATGAACACCAAAACGGAATGCCGCGACCCTACCAGCGAAACTAGAAAACTCTGGCGTGTCCCAACAGCAAAAGCTGTAACCGTCTTTTCGCAACTTCTCTATTACCTGAAACGCAGCCACGATATCGGACGAGTAAGGCGGGACGTTACTCGGTTCCTTCCGACCACCATCGTATTCGTGAAAGGGGCCAACGGCATAAGCGGCAGGATAGGATGATCCCGAATGACCGATAACGGGCTCGCCAAAGATTCCTTTCTTCTTTTCGTCGTAGTCATGACTATCAAGCGGAAACAGCCAAGCAGACCGATAGGGGTTTGCACTTGAGCTATCTGTTCGTGATAGCCATCGCCAACCCATCACCCGCTCCGCCACAAGCGCATCAAGCTCTCGACCAATTAGATTGTCCGGTTCTTCCTTTACCATAAGTCAGTCACAGTCCTCGCTTCAGCTTCAACCCTCTCTGGGCAGTCAGCGGTAGTCAGATCGCACCATTTGCATTCCCCGGCGCTCGGTACCTTGCGGGCCGGAGTAGCCGCTGCCAGACGCTTGATCAGATCGACCGCTTGGGCGATAAACTCCGGGGTTACAGATGCGGTCGGAACATAAATACTCTTGCCGTTCGGATAATCCACCCACCCGTCAATCACCGCCCCTTTGAATCTCCCGACAGACAAAGGCAGTAACCAGATATAAATCTGAACCTGTACAATATCCAAGTCCTTTTGCGAACCTGTTTTCGCGTCTCGCACCGTGTAATACAGCTCCGCGTTCTGCCCAACAAGGTCCGGCTTGCCGCCCACCGTCGCGCTTCTCCCGTCGAACTGAAAGGCGTTCTGATCCTCGGTGTAAACAGCGAGTGCTCCATCGGCTTCCATTCGCGCTCTGATCTCGTTGACGAGCGCCGTATGCTTCGTCTTCCAGCTAGCGTTATCGAACGTCCGGGGCATCTTCTCGAACCCCTGATAATGCGCCGTAAACCAACGAGCCCATTCGCAGCTTTGATCACCCGACAACAAGCCGGTCAAATGCGTTACCCAAAGATAAGGAATATTGCGGGGATTCGCGCTCATCAATCTATCCTCAACAGCGCTTCCATTTCATCGATTTCGGCTTGGGTTAGATTCGGGTTGGACATCAACTCTCCAATCCTTAGCCTATAAGACTCGTCTCGATTCTGCCAGTCTTCCAACAGCACCAGAGCCTCGCTCGGAGGACAGAAGTAGCCTTTGCCGCCGTACTTAATACAGCGCAGCATCCCGCTAATCGGACAAGCAACGTGCTTGATCCGCAACCGCTTCGCCTGTTCGTCTTTCAGGAAATCTATATCAACCAATACCTGCGAGCCGGTCAGGATAACCGCCCGGCTGATCGAGAAGTCAAACTGCGAAATAATCTCTAGCGGCTTGCCGCACAACACGCTCGGCCTAATCAACTGAATCGAAGATATATCACGATAGAGCCCTTCCGCGTCTTCGTTTTTCAGCGTCAGACACATCGGGTTATTACGGACCTGCTTATAGCCCGCCATCTGAAGCACCCCGAGCGTGTGATCAAATCCTGATTCGTGCTCAAAGAAGAAATCCAGATCGCTCGCCGGAACCGGCTTATCATTCGGCGACGCCACGTACCGCGCATACCCCCCGGCTATAGAAGCGCCATTCTGAGTTGCTAGCTCCGCTAGTACCGCGACGGCCTCATGCTCCCTGCGAACCTCTGTGATTGTAAATCCTTGGCTTTCTAGTTCCACTAACAGATAACTCATAGCATGTCCCTTCAACCTAGTTACGTTGACGCGACTTCCGGTCCGATCTTTTCAATCTTCAAGTAGAATTTCCCTTTCGGGTCTGTTCTCGTATAAGACGCCTTGATCTCTCGCCACTCGGCTTCCAGTTCGGGAGTCAACACCACGCTCGACTGCTTGCCCCACTTGCCCCTAACCAGATAGTTTCCAGCCAGCGCCATCTCAACGCCCCTCAGTCTCTTCTTCAAATCCGCGTCAAGCTTCTCGAACTCATCGAGCCCGCAGGCTTCCAGAATCGTTCGCAGCTCTCCGAATCGCTCGATATCCTGCAACGTCTGTTCGTCTTGGATTACCCCAACCTGTTCCTGCGAACCTATCGGCGGGTTACAGACCGCACCGAAGAACGGACAACGGCGACATTCAGCGGGATCATCGTAAAAGTCCGGGATATCCCCGCCGTCTCGAACATAAGCAACTGCTTCTTCTGACTGCTTCCAGAACGCCTCCGCTTTGTCTAGGTGCGTTTCTAGATCAACAGGCAGCGGTAACGGCAGGCCCGGTCGGTCGAGCAATAGAAAACCAAGAGGCTCCTTCATTCCAAGCATATACATCAACAACTGATATCCGCCTGAGCGAGTCCAGTAGCCATCTAACACGTCATCAAACGCGTGAATCTTCGCCGTCAACATCGGCGACCACGACTTTGCTTCAATCGGATAGGCATGTCCGTTGTGATCGCCTGAAAACCTGATCCGAGCATCGACCTTGCCGGACACAACCTTGCGCCCGAGCCGATCCTTGAGCGTAAACGCCTCCTGCCCGCCTACTACCTCGAATTCCGGTTGTACCAATCGACCGACTCGCGCTAGGTCGGTCATCATATCCCGCTCTCGGTCCTTGCCGCGCTTGAACCGGGCCAGCGTATCAGAGTCAAACTCCGGTAATATAGCGGACTCTGTCATGTCGTAGACAAGCCGCCTCGTGCACGGCTTCCATTGACTTGCATAGATATAATCACGGTCTGTCGCCGAATGCCGGTCAAGAGCGACGTATTCAGCCCAGCCGTTAGTAATCAGATTCGCAATCTCTTCTTTAGTCATTTGAGGCAAGCCTTATGTCAGCAACCACGCAGGAGTAAACTTGATCGACTTTTTCACGGGAGGCCATGCGATAGATCGGCCTAACGCTGAAATTGATGCCGTACACAACCATGCGCGTCTCATTGCTGAACTCAATCAACAACTCTCGAATCGTCTTTTCAAGGGCATCCTTCCTCGCGTTAATCTCTTCAATGTCCATATTTTTTGCTATCCCTAAAAGATGGGAATTATATATTTAAGTGCTCCTGTTCATAGCTCTCAGTAGGTTGCAGGCAGTACGGGCCGCACTCAATATCGCCATCCGGTTCGCCGAAGTTACGAGCGAGGTCTAGCTCATCAAGGAATATGCGAATGCCATCAACGCGGACTAATCGAGCGCCAATCGCACGACTTTGGATACAGCGCCGTTTGAATACCTCTGGAAAGAATCGTGCGACCCGTTGCCAGTACGAAGGCGAACTCGCCTTCACGCAGCCCAGTCAGTTGTTGTGCTCAAAGCCGAGCGCATACATTTCCGGCCTCGGAATTCCCGCCTGGCGGAGAATGCGCGCACAGTCTGATTTGCGGATGAAGTTATCCCGGAGAATCCATTCAAGCCGCAACTCCGGGTTGTTGTTTTGGAAATCGTTGAATCGTTTCGGCTCATCAGCAGTGAATCCGAAAATATGTATATCGTTAGAACGCTGGAAGAAATTCCGAGGCACCTTTTTCATTTCAACTGTACAGCGCGCCCCTTTGACTCCGATCATATATCGCGTGCGCTCAAAAACCTCATCAACCGAATCGTATTCAGTCGAGCGAATGACGGTTATTGCCTTGCCTGTCCAGTTCTGCACGTCTCGAAAGAACCGTCTATTATCTGGGTGCTCCGTGTTCATTGTGTCGCAGTACACGAGTTCGGATTCCATCGGGTATTTCTGGACAGCTAAATATCCCGCGACCGCAGACGCTTCACCGCAGGAAAACCAAACAATCACCCGTTGGTTTATCGGGTTCGCCTTACCTTCAAATCGCCAAGGTCTATCAGGGTTCATCGTTTTTTGCCTTCTTACTCGACGGAGCAGTCAAGTATATAATTCCCTAAAAGATAAGTCACATTGACGTGACGGTTAAACTTTCTTCGTCGGTAACACGCGAAACGATCATCTGAAATCCTTGGCGCTCCGCGACCGCTTTGAGCGTCTCTAGATGACCTGCGTCCAGTCGCTCTCCCCCATCCATTACCAGACATTGAAGCTCTCGCGGGCGCAACAGCGCTACCTCGACGGCTACGGAGAGAATTTGTTCTGCTGTGTTCACCGCGCCCAGAGGTATCCCGTCGATGTAGATTTTGCCTTCCGCGATCTCAAGCCCGCTGATAGGAATCTCCGAAGCCAGTTTCGCTTTCAACGTTTCGAGCCCGGCTAGAGCCCTCTCGCTTTCTTCTACCAACAAGGCAAGCCGCTCTGCTTCCGTTTGCAGCCCTTCAATTACCCGCTTCGTACCCTCTGCCCGGTTAATAGCCTCGCTCTGAGCCTTCAACTCGCCCTGCCTCGCAGACAGCGTTTCCAACTTCGGTCTGTGCTGCGAATCGAATTCCTCCAATGCTGTTCTTGCCGTAGAGCGAGCCGCTTCGACAGCATCATCGCGCGTCATCAGCGCATCGAAGGTAAGCTGACCCGCCTGCTTCCTAAGCCTATCTATCTCAGCTTCCAGCTCGCTCACTATCGTAGCACAAGTTTTCTCGTAACGATTTTGAGCGCTCGTTACTTCCTCGCCTAGCATTGTATCTATGTCGATCTTAACTCTCGTCTTCGCAAGGTCTAATGCGGCCAGTTCCTCGTCAATCCGAGCAAGTTCCGGTCGCACGTCTTCCAGTTCGGGTAATCCGCTTGAAAGCTGCTCGATAGTAGTCCGCTTTGCTTTCAGGTCTCGGCTCTGATCCCTGCGGGCTCCGTAGTAGAACTTCCGTAGCCGCTCCAACACCGCGAGCCCGTGGCCGTTCAAAGACTCGCCCTTTGGAAGCTCTACACCAACCTGCTGTAACTCTTCCGCTCCGATCTTAACAGGCAGACTCTCCATGAGAATCTCGACCCGACGCGCCTCCGTCCCTTGAAGGAACTCTCCAATCGGATCATAGCTAACCAAATCAACCATCTCATCTATCACAGACTGGGGCGCTGATATTTTCCGACCCTTTTCGTCCTTCACGACCCGTTCCGACTTGCTCGGTTTCACCGTCAAGGTAACGGTCGCTCCGTCGTCCAACGTAGCCTTAACAGAACCGCTCTCCGCGCCTTTTCGGATCAATCCCGGATCGTGACCACCGCTCACCAGCGCTTGCAACCCAGCTATCACCGACGACTTCCCTTGCGCGTTCCGTCCGCTGATTACCGTAAACGTCCCCGGCTCGATAACCAGACTTTCGATGCCCCGGATATTCGATATCTCAATCTTTGTTATCTTCATTATTAGAACATCCCCGCTTCCGGCTTGTAACACGGAATCTGATTCGCCTTTCTCCAATAGAACTTTTCGTCCGCTCTCATTAACAACAGATGCGCCAGTACATCGTCTGTCGGCACCATCGCCCCCGCCCAAGAACCCTCGTAGTAGCCAATAGGATGCAGACAGAGAGCACATAAGAATCTTACTTGAGACTCTACTAGCTCTCGCTTACCCCAATCCCATGTTTTTCCGGTCATCGAGCAAGCCGCTGTCGGGCGGAGCCTGCGGAAAATGTAACAGACCCCACTATGCTTACTCGTCTCGATAAACATCCCGGTCAGGCAATAGGCTGCGAATAGATGCTCCGGGATCAGCCCTTGCAGCTTGTCCATCGCCCTAACCTCTGCGTCGAAATCCCACGTAGCCGCCGCTCGAAACGTGTCAAACATCGAAGTCGCCGCTCGGTTCTCTCTAGGACCGATTGCAGCATGATACTGACCGTCCTTGTCCTGCACGGACCCGACATCCGCATGATACTTCGTGCTATACCACGAATTCACAACCCGGTCTGATTGCGGCTCCAATTGCCTCTTGAATATATCAGCAAACGGATATCCCCGAGCTATCACCATGCTCATACCATCCACAGGAACCGGACAGCCCGCCCATTCTCCGCGCTGGAAAGCTGCGCGGTTCACCGCCTGCCGGAAGGCCGCGTTCTGCGCGGAAGTCTGTTTTGCTTTGTCCCGCTTCTGCTTCAACTTTAGCCTCCGGCGCTCCGGCCAACAGCCGTTACGCGGGCTTTATGCATCTTGACCCGCTTCTCGCGGACCTTAGACGTTCCCGGCTCGCCTTCTTCATCGTCGTCGTCGCCAAGGTCCGCGATGACATATTCAGACGTCGCTTCATCGAACGCTTTCGCTCGCTGAAACTTGCCGTCAGAGTCTTGAACGAGCAGGGCATATCCCCGACGAATCATGTCTTTGATGATTCGCTTGGCTCGTATCGCTTCGGCTGCGTCTTCTTTGTCGAATGTAATCTTCACGTCACCAGCTCCCACGTTCAAGATTTCGAGACTTCCTCTCATACGTTTGCTCCGTAAGGAAAGCTTATATCGTCTTTCGGCTCCGTCACGTCAACGTGACTTTCTCGCTCAAGCTGTTCATCGCGCTCCCGCTCTTTGTCGCTTCTGGTATCAACTTCCTGTTTCCAGTGACAGGGGTCGCAGAGCAGTTCATAGCATTCGGGATGGCGCTTGATATCGTAATAGCGCTGGGTCTGTCCCCGACCCCGACCCCTTAGTCCCGTAGGTGCGATATGCGCGAATTCCAGACCGTTCCGTTTCTTGCATGGAATTCTATCTCCATGACAGCCTTCTCGCTTACATTCGCAAAAGTCGCCGCGTTCTTTACGCAGGTCCGCGACTCGCTGATAGTAAATCCGAGGCTTCTTTGTTTTCTCCGAGCGCTTCAAAGAAGCCTCTACCCGAGCGAGTTTAGTTTCGTAGCCAACGCCGAGATATACTTAGCGGCCCGCTCGTTAGACAGCGACTCCGGCGTAATCCCATCTTCGGGGAATTGCTCGAACAGATGATCGTACAGGTCTTTGTCGGTTTGTCCCTTGCTCTTCAACTTGGCTCTTAGCTGCTCTACGGTCATCCGTTTAGCCTTCTCACATTTCCACCCGCTGTCGTCCTTCTCTTCTTCCTTCGCTCCCGGAGCGCCAGTATCGTTATCCTTCTTGACCTTGTTTAACCACGCCTGATGCTTGACAGTTCCGCCACAATCCTCTCGTTTCTTTTTGCATCCAAAGAACGCATCATACTGCTTTTGCTCATCGTTGCGACCGGGGATAAACTTCATCTCACCACCGCACTTCGGGCACTTCGGATACTGACTAACCGGAATACCGGCGTCCTTAGTCGTTACGTCTGCGCCAGCAGGAGTCCGGTCGTAGCCGCGTCCCTTGTTGCACTTCTCGACATTCAGGCCGCATCGAATCAGTTCCTCAACAGGGACATTACCGAGCCCGGACAGCGTTCTCAGCGCCGTACCATCCAGATTCGCCCGCGCCGCCTTGCGAATATAGTATTCCAATCGAGCGCCCTTAGCTCCGTTGTTTTTGAAGAACGGATCATCGGAAGACCGAATACCTTCCAGCGCCTCCTGGTCTTCTCCGGTGAACCCGCATTTCGCGTCCCCGGATATAACGTAAGCAAAGCTCCCGTCATCCGCAACGATCTTCTCGAACTTGCTCAGGTTGAATACCGTAATCCCCCATAGTTTCGCAATGCGCTCGCATCCCGAATCTTGAAGGTAAGCCATCTCCTGTCCGGTGTCCCGGTTCTGAAAGAGAAGCCAGTCGGTCGGGAACGTTTGCTGAATTGAGGCCATACGTAGCTGACTAAGCAAGCTGATTCGCGTGGCAAGGATCGCTTGGGCTTGCTCCGGGATCATCGACAGGCCGTCAACGCTTCCGCCCAGTCGCGGGCTCCGCAATGCCATTCGCTGATCCGCGCTCAGTCCTATTTCTCCGTCAACTCTTTCCGGCTCCGCTGGTTTTGCAGGAATAGAAAACTCCGCGTCTGTTACATCTTCAGCCTCTGCTGCCGCCTGGGCGGTCTTAAACGGATTCATCGGAGCAGCCGGATCAAGGATACCCGACCACGGCGCAAGTGCTTGCCCTAACGGAATCTGAGTATGCCCGTTCTCTCCCTCTTCATAGCAGTTCCCGTCTTCGTCTAGCAACAGATACTCATGTCTCGGGTCTTCGAAAAGAAAGAGCGGCTTGCCCTCGGAATCGTTAAAGGCTTTCAAAAAGACGAACTGCGTTAGCAACACCGGGTCTTTAACGACCTCCGCTAGTACGTCAGTTATCGGATCAAAACTGCCAGCTTCCGTAGCCGCAGCGGACTCAAACAGCGGGCTAACCGATTCTTCGACTTTCTCTTCTGGTTTTTGTTTTGTGGTTTTAGCCATAAAGTCACGTCAACGTGATTCTCCCTTTCGTCAAAGTCTATAGGTATTATACCCGATAACCCTTTCATTTGTCAAGAGTTATTTTCCCAGCAGCGAGCCGGAGCTTTCCCCAAGCGGCGATCAAAGCTGCGTCGGGTAATCCCGTGTGATTAACGATACTCCGAGCTGTAGCCGTCCATTCGACTCCCGGCCATAGCCTATTGCAGATAATCAGCGCCTTATCCTTGCTGTCGATATCGGCGTCCTTCGGTAATCCTTGGAACATAACTGCCTGCCAAGACCGCGCCGCTACCGGCGTGTAATCGATCTTGAGCCCGACAAGAATACCCCGGATCAGCCCGTGGTTAATACTTGTCGTCTGAGTAGCTATCACGCTCTGCCCCGGCCTAGACTGTACCGTCTCGATAAACACATGCGCAGGACGGTAGCTTTCGAAGAAACTCCTGATAGCCGGTTCGTTCAAGTAGGTACGAAATCCAAAACCCTTCTTTCCCCTTCTCGCTTTTACTCGAACGCGAACTACAGGCATGACCAGCTTAATCGGAGTCGATTCTCCGAGCAGTACGATACCGCCGTTCAGCCCGTTATCGACCCCTCCTATCAGTCCTTCAACCACAACAGGAGCCGCTTTGAATAGTTCGCTCTGTTCAGCCATCGCGTTCCCCAAAGTAGACGTTCGTTAACTGGCGATCACCGGAGGCAACGAACCACTTACCACCATTCTCGTACAACGTCAAATCCTCAACCTTACCAAACTGATTCGATAGCCCAACCATATCTACGATCATCGCATGGCTCTTCTCTGAATGCGCTCTAACGGCCCTTCCGACCTGTTGATAGTAGACCGCCAGCGACATCGAAGGACGGGCTAGAACAACGTTCGCCAGTTCCGGGTAATCAAATCCAATACTATTACCTACGACGGCAACCTTTCCGTTTCTGCGTATAATAACATACCCAGTGCTAGACGTTACGCACCAAACTCTTTCTGATTGCCAGACTAATTCAAGCTGAAATCTTTCTCGTAATAGAAGCTTCTTGGTTGCTTTCCTCCAAGCAAAACTATACTGCTGTAACCAGCGAGGCTGCCTTGAAGCCATGTTTCCCTTACTCCCCTTCCGGCGCGTCGTTCATAAACAACGAGCGGTCGTCTTCCAAGTTCTCAAACCGATCTTCGGATTTGATATAGACCAAACCGAATTGCCCCGGAGGTCCGTTGCGCTGTTTGGCAACAAACGCCTTTGTGATATTCTCTTCGCCTCTCTTTGGTTTCCTGTCTCGCCAGAGGAAAACAACTACGTCCGCATGCCTCTCAACATCCGCCGATTCTGCCAAGTCCGGTAATCGAGGACGCTGGTCGCTCGAAGAACGAGTCTCCGGCGCTCTACTTAGCTGATGCAATAGCACCATTGAGATATCAAGTTCGCGCGCAAGCTCTTTTAACTGCCAAGCGTTCTCTCCTATAGCATCGCGCTTATCAGTAAAACCAGAAGGGAATCGAAACAGCGTAAGATAGTCAGCGAACGCTACATCTAACCCGTATTTCATTTTATGCCGACGACACATTGCTCGGAATTCAGCTACACCAATCCCCGGCTTGTCGCACATCGCGTAACGCATGCCCCACTGATCGAACGAGCGAAGCGCTCCGTAAACCGCCCCTTGATCGTACTGACCACTTCGCATCCGAAACGTATCAACCGGCCCTTCTTTTCCAAGATTTTTAGCGGCCAATCGCTTCCCCGGAGCCTCGCCACACCATATTATCAGATTCTCCTTCCCGCGCTTCGCGATATTATGCGCCATATTAGTCATCAAAGTTGTTTTTCCTATAGAGACGCGAGCAGCAATCACAGTCAATTCTTGCCGTTGCAATCCCAACGTGCGCCCGTCGAACCCGTAGTAACCCGTTGCTATTCCGGTGATCCGATCTCCGCTGTCCCGCGCAAGATTCGCCTCATATATTGCTTCTTCTGCGTAATGCAAGAGCGGCTTGGGCTCCGCTAGATCGGGCTCCGTCATCGCCAAGCTGCTCATCCTTGCCTCTGCCTTACTTCCCAACTCAGGATCGTCCGGGTCTTCAAAGTTCTCAGCTATAATCTGGTTCGCCGCCGTAATCCTCTTCCGGGCCTGCGACCGCCGCTTGATTACCTTACAATACGGCTCAATAAAATCCGTGGCCGGAACTCCGTCTATTAACTTAGAGATGTACGTCGCACCGCCAATTTGCTCAAACTCCCCGCGCTTACGCAACTCGTCCTCAAGCGACGTTAACTCAATAGGAATCCCATGCTCGAATAACCATATCGACGCGTCGTAAATCCGGCGATGAGAGTCAAGAAAGAAGTCGTCTCGCGCAAGCAGCGCCTTAGCCTCTTCGCAGACCTCGTTTCGAAGCAACAGCGCTCCTAGTACCGCCCGCTCCATATCAGGCGCAGCGGGCAAACCTTTGTCAAAAAAGGGATCATCGCTATGCGCCATTATTCCGCCCTCTTATCTCAGAGAAGATATCCGAATATTGCTCAGCCCCTTCATTTCCGGTGCTCAGGCTTTGCCTCTCTCTCTTTGCTCTCCGCGCCGTTTCCATAAATCGTTCCACGTGGGCCGCGTCCCTACAGATCAGCTCTATATCGTCTTGGTGGTTATTCTGCGCCCAAGGATCAAGCGAGGCTCCGAGGCTCGCCAGCTTCAGGTCTTCTACTGACCGTCCCGCTCGTATCAACTGCCTGCCAATCGCGTTCGCTCGCTTCTTATCCAACTGAGCGCCCGGATGCTTGCAGACATCCTTCCAGTATTCAAATACCTCTTTGATATCCGAAGACCCGTTGCTGGAAGCTCGTGACTCAAGAGCGTCCAGGTCAACCTTCAAGAGCGGGTCGTGAAATAGATTATCAGCGACAGGAGTCACGTTGACGCGACTTTCGAACAGAGGAAGGAGCGCCGTTGCTATGTCTTCTTGTTTGACCTGAAACTTCTGAATACAGTCGCAGCAAGCCCCGGAGAAGAAGCAATCTAACTGCGCTTCTGATTCCACGTCCCATTGACGACGACAGATAACGCAGGTAAAGACGTGGTTCATTTCTTTGGTCCGAAGTCTTTTTCTGAGTAAGTATCTGGCGCGTCGAGTGGTATTCCCAAGATGCGCCGCACTTCCGGGGTGTCGGTGAACGCAAACTTCGGCGGGCAAATTGAACGGCTAATTAGATTAGCCTGTAGTACGCCCTCTGCTTCGTCGCTTCGGTCAGTCACCTGCATCCACATGCGTTCCCGTGTGATGCGAATACCTCTCGGTCCTATCGCTGGCTCGATCTTTGTTCCATCATAATCTTTATCGACCATCGGTTTCTCCAAAATCAAAAAGACTCGAAAGCGCTTTCTTCGGGCGTGCTAGCACGGCGTTTGACGACGATAGGGAGATTACCGACTTGTAGTGGGAACCAAGGCAGGTAACTCTCCGTGCATCGCGACGCCCGAAGAAAACAATTTCAAGTCTCTTCCCACTCAAGCTCTTTTGGGCTCCCTTCCCCGTTTCAAACGAATCACGCTGAGTCGTCAAGTCTAAACGTGATGGAAAAGATTCTACTCTGAAACAACAAGTAAAGTCAAGTCAAGGATGAATTCCTTGGCTCCATTGACGCCGCAATTCGTCTTCATGATCTCCGGTTTCATGTTCGGCCCGGATACAGCGGGTCTGAGAAATGCTTAGAGCGTTACACAGCTTAATGCCATACACGCTCTCAGAGAATCTCCGAAACGATTCGAGCGAGCATTCCCAGCGTCCTATAGGCAAGCCGGTTTGCGTGTCGATTACGTTATCTACCGGCGCTCGAAAGACCTGCTTGGACTGAACGTAATAAACCAGCCCGTCTTTTTCCGTGATCACGCCGTACACCGGCCCGCTGCTCATGCAACCTCCAACCGAACCGGAGTTATCCGAGTATGGAGCGGAAAGGACTCGGCATGCGCCCGAACAGCCTTCTCGCCCTCGTGAAACGAACTACGGTCGCCTTCGCATTGCTCACAGTGAACCGCATTCGCTTCCGATTGTTTGCATTCAACGAAGATTGCTTTGCTCATATCTTTCTCCCTTTCTTTGTCGTCAAGAGAGAGTATAGCCGAACCCAGTTAGGATGTCAAGAATTATTTTTCACCGTCACGTTAACGTGACTTTCCCGCGACTGTGGGGATTAGAAGAGGTTAGGCGGTTCGAGTTTTGCAAGTCTTGTTCAGAGATATGCAGGAAGCCTTTGGGAAGGCAGCCCGAACCGCCTTTGGATTATGCTCTTGACCGGACGCATGATCCGACCTGAAAATTATACCTGACTCGCCGTCCGAACGCAAGGTAATTTTTAGGCTTGACCTAACCCGCTTACTCGGGTATAGTTACCGCCGTTCAGAGGTATCGTGGGAAGAATCAACAAACAACCACATAGCAACGAACCACGGCGAACGGCGTAGCGCCTATCGGTACCCGTGCGGTCTCTTTTCAATCTGCGCGCCCCTCAGTTACTCGCGCAACGTGCGTTGGCTAGAGCTTGCGCCAATAAACTCAGATGCAGCCGCGAAATCGAATAATAGCGGGAAACACGGATATGCCACCGCGCTGCTGTTGCGTAGCGGTCTGAGCCTGCTTCATCGAAGCGCACGATAAACATTCGGGCCGGTCGCAATCGGGCTCCGCGATCAAGCCGTATCGGTGACAAGGCGAACGTCAAAACCGGGCCGACAGAACTCGGGTTGTTACGGTAGAGCTACTGGCTAGCTCTCCGTCTGCCAAGCCTCTTGAATCTGGGTTGCTACCCTGATAAGCTCTCGCGAATGGAAGCCTACCGAATATGGAACGGATCGGACGGAGCCGCTACAACCGAATTCTATAACCGACTCAAGCAACGCGGTCCAGCCGGAGAAATAGCCGTCGCCCTCTTCCGGGCGAATAAGAACTCCGCTCGGGCTAAGGTCTACCGGGGCGGAATCCGGGGCAAGGGCTCCTATAGGAGTATGGCCTACGAGCGCAAGGACTGGTCCTTAGAGCAACTTTGTATAGCCCTTGAGCAACACTCTGGGATTCTAGGTATCATCTGGGGATGGAGCTTAGATACGTCTCAGCCGATCCATAATCAGGTTCTCTATCTTGATATCCCGGATATCGGACAAGTCAGCTTCCATACAAAGACCCGGCTGCGCGGGCCTGAGTATCCCGGACGGTGGGACGGAACTCGATTGAGCACCGAACGTATTTGTCGGCTTTGTGAAATCACGTTGACGTGACTTTCTTCGCTCCAATCTTTTCCTTGTAGATAAACTCCACGCATGGCGGACCCGTTCTGTAGACCACCCGGTCCTTCTTCTCGTTCAGGTATCGCACCTTCTTACCCGTTCGTTCGATCTTACCCTGTCGCGCTAGGGCGGCAAGGTAACGTCCGATATTGTACTGAGAAATGCCAGTAGCCGCTACAACGTCTATCACTGTGCAGCCCGAGCCGAACTCTTTCACCGCCTGTAGCACTCGTTTAATCTCCGACATAATCTCTCCTAAAGAAAAAGGCCCGGACTCCGCTGAGCCCGAGCCGCGAACATCAGTCTGTTTTTGTTAGGACTCAGCTCTTTTTGGCCTTCTTGCCTTTCTTGGAGCCTTTCTTTGCGTTCTTTGCTGCCCCGCCGCCTTTGGTCGGCTTCGGGTGAGCCACGATACCGCGCTCCGCGTTGTCTTCCTGCTCCGACTTGTCCGCCTTTTCGAGCAACGCCTGTGCTTCCTGTTCCAGAACAGCCGCTCTCTCAAGGTCTTCCGGCGTGTTGCCCTCGCGCAGCACATTCGCCGAACGAAGTTTGTTTGCCGCCTGCGCTCTCCATTCCTTGCGATCTTCCTTGTTCTTGTCGTACTTCTTCTTGTTCGTCTGAGCCAGTTCGGCCTTCCACGCATTCACGTCCTCGCGAATCGACTTTGCCGACGCCCCCTCGTGAATCGCCTTCTGGAACTGTTCGCGATCCTCCGCCGAGATACCCTCTAGCACCGTCTCGATGTCCGCGAGGCGCTTTTCATTGTCGCGCAGTGTCTTACCCGCTGCTCGAATCTCAGCCTTGATATCCGACAGTTTCTTCGGGGTCTCGCCGTCCAGCATCGCCAAGAACTTATTGCGATCTTCCGGCTTGACGATCTTCTGAGTGTTGAGAGCCTCCTGCACTGCCGTTCGATTGCCCTCTTTCTTCAAGAAAGCGTCGGCCTCTGCCTTTACATCCTTGATCGACACGCCAGAAGCGACTTTCTCTCGGAACCGATCTCGATGATCTTCGGGAATGGTCTCAAGCAGCTTATCCAACGCATCCGCCGCCGCCTGAACCTCTTTGTACTTCTTGACCGCACCCTTGATCCCGGCTATCGGGACGCCCTGAGCGAACAATTCCGCAAACTGCGCTTGATCCGCTGGCGGAACATCGCCCATCAGCGTCTTGAACGCATCTTTCCGCTCGCGCTCCGCCTTCTGCGCAGCATACTTCGGCTGCGTGTAGCACTTCAGAGCCTCATCGAATTGAGCGACGGCTTCTTTCTTCGCAGCGGGCACATAATCCTTGATCGCCTCTTTCGGCTCCGGGGCTCGGAACGAAAAAGAAAAGTGAAACGCGGGCTGCTTTTCTTCCGGCACGCCCGGCGCAGCGGCCTCGCCTGTCTTTGCAATCTCAGACAGATACGTTTTCTTTGCCGTCTTGAATTCGGCGACGGTCAGCGGTCTGCGCTCGCCGTTTGTCCCAATCGTACCCTCTGCAGCCATCGCGAGCAACGCTGCCTGATCTTTCGGCTGATCCTTCAGGTTCGCTACCTCGTAATGGATGTCAAAGGCGATTTCGGGATTCCAAAGGTCTTTCGGAACGTTGTCCACGACATACAGGACGTTCTTCAACCGCTGGAACTTCATCCCGAAAATGTCGTAGACCTGAGAAGCCATCTCACCGACTTTTAGCTCCGAAGCCCGGACGAACGTCCCGATCACGAACGGACGGGACTTGTCAATGAACTCGTACCCCTTTGCGATCCGTTCGCCTTCCTGTTTCACCAAATCCGGGGTAAGCTCGACACCTTCGTCAAACTCATACCCCTTATCGGTGATGCTCCCAAACTGCAATCTGTATTCGCTCGGTGCCAGCGCGTGCGAGCCCCGAGTCGTTATAGCCTGCGTCATGAGTAATCTCCCTATCTTCCAGCAATCACGTCAACGTGACTCTGTACTTTTCGATCCGTATCTTAATCGGGTCATCAATCGAACTCCGTCAAGATGCGGGCATTGTTGTTTGATGGAGAACTTCGGACACTGACAACTGCTTAGGTCCTCTGGAATCTCGTACCATTCTCCACCCGATCCCAGAACCCGCCAACCGTTTTCCGTCTTCTCCGTGCGAAGCAACCGCACGAGAATCCCTAGCGGGCTCTCTGTTTTCAAATACTCGCATAAGGTTTTGTAATTCGCTTCCTCTGATGCGGCCAACCGATGTTGTCGCTCTGCGTCTTTTGTATTATCGACCTTGATCTTATGTTTTGATTCGTTCTCTAAAAATTCGGCCAGCAACAAGTCAAGCAATCCCCGCTGGCGCTCCGAGTGTTTTACAAGCTGCTGGATTCTGTTTTCGACCTTGCTCATCTAACCCTCTTCTTCTTACGCGGTAGGTCCTTTGGAGCAATTCTGTCGAACTCTCTCAGCGCCGACTCTCGTAGCGGCTCGGAGAGTCGGGCGGCTCCCAGCGCTCGGTCAAACTTTCCTCGGAGCAGGCTGAGATGTATCCGGCTTGAAGCCCTGCGAGCCTGACTTAACAACGACCGAACGTTATGACTTGTAGTTGTAAGCATTTAGCTTTCCTTCTCCCCTTTTGTCGTTCAACAGAACCGAGTATCGTTGATTTCAATTTTAATGTCAAGAATTATTTTGTCACGTTGACGTGACTTTTGACCCGGATTTCCGGTAACTTGTCAAAGAAAAAGAATTACAGGCGGAAAATTATTTTTAGGAGGGAGGGAGATCGGGCAGTACGATTCTGCCAATCTTGCTAAATATCTGAACGAATTTCGCCGGGTCCGCGCCGAAATATACGAACGTCTGTCCGCGCTTCGCCTGTCCGCCAACGGTCCCATCGTGCTTGATAAACTTGATTCGATCCCGCGCAAGACAGACCGGATATCTGACCCAGAGGTTCTCATACCACCTATAGCCATGAGTCGAGTTAATCAGCAAGATGCCCTGCTTGAAGTGTCCAGCCTCGTATTCAGCGGCCATCTTTTGCGACCATAGAGCCTGATTGCTTCCCGCCTCCGACTTACCATAGGGCGGATTGCAGAAGACGGTTGCTCGAAGATTCCAGCTCGCCTCTAGCCCTTTCTGCGAATAGTAGCTTTGGGCTTTAATCCATTCTTGAGGCGCTCTATCGCTCGCAGGATCAAGGCCGATCTCGCCCAGAACCTCTCGCACCATCTCGATTATATACGGAGGCGTGTACCATGACTGCGATTCATGGCTCGTAAGGACAGACATCGGCTGGCCCATTACAGGCCGCTCCAACGCAGCTAGCAGCTCGATGTTCTTCTGTATCTGCGCTCGGTTTTCCATCACGCTATCGATTCTGCAAGTAGGTCGGCGAGTAGGTCGGCGAGCTTGCCAATTACCTTGGCAGCGCATGAAAAACAAAGCGGGACAGGGCCAATTTCTACGCATACGGGCTGACCGCAGGGTAACGACTCTCTTTCCAAGCCGGGACAGGTTACGTCGATGAACTCAGAAGGCGAAAGAGAGATATTGCCCGTTGAATGATGCACGGATACCGGCTCTGTGGCGATACGTCTAAAAGCATCTTCCCATCGCTGCGTTTTACTCATTTCGATCACGCAAAATACGCTCTCGCGTTCCCTTCTTCCCGGAGCCGTTTGAACTCTGTTTCCGACTCTATCCATTGCTCTAGAGTGCCCTGTAATGACGTTTTAAGCGCGTTTAAGCGCTTTTCCAGCCATTCCCTAGTACATGCCTTGCCTTGTTCGAGAAAACGGGCTGTAGCGCAGAATTCCACGAAGTCGGCTCTAATTCGCTCGCGAGCCTCTTCCGAGGTTACAAGCCAACAGGGGATCACCGTGTTCTTCTTCGCCGCTTCTTCTCTGGCGAGGCTGAACGCTGCCATGTTTAGCAACGTAAATTCCGCCCGTTCTTCGTCGGTTAAACCCGTCATTGTCCGTCCTTTGTTTTCAGAAGTCGCTCGATGCTTCGCGTGAACGCTGATTCAGTATAAACCTCTTGAGGCCTATTAGGGAACCGGGCGCATATCAGCTCTTCCTCGCCGTCATGATACGTGCATTCCTTCTCCCATGCTTCCTCTAATAAGTCCTGCGATTGAGAAGACAACGGTTCAAGCTGCTCAACGTCTATTACAAGACAACAGACGCTGTATTGTTCTGCAAATTCAACTCTCATTTTCCCCTCTTTTCTGTTCCCGCTTTATCCTACCATTCCCCAGAATCGTCGTCGCGTTGCGACAACGACGGGAGCTTGCGTAGCGAATGCCGGACTACACCCGAGCTAAACCTTTGCTGGCGCTCTATCCGCGCTTGTTTTTCAATACACTTTTTGCATGAAGGATCGGCGATAAAGTAACGTTCATCGAACGCGCTTACCTCGCGTTCTAAGCCGTTCGCCAGCTTGAGAGTTTTCTTATGCTGGCCGCATGTATGCCTCAGCTTGTTATACTCGTTATCGTCCATTTCTGTTCCCCGCCCACCATTCCTCGCATTCGAGAAGATACGGAGCCCATCTCAGATAGTCCGCTCTCGTTCGAGGGTCGGCAAAAAACTGCTTGAAGTCGCCGGGCGCGTAAGCATTAACGTGCAAGAGCGCAGTCTTTGGCACAGCAATACTACAAGCAATAGCGTCGTCACCCTCCACCATTGAATAGCGGTTGTTTAATCGCTCTCGCTTCCATTTGTAGAAGCAGCGCCCGCCCGTAGCCTTCACTACCGTAGCCAGCGTCCCCGGACCCGGATTACCATAAGGCCGATGCCGAGTCACGTCAACGTGATGCCGAATCCGCCAGTTATTATGACACCATCTATTGTACCGCTCCGCCTCAACTTGCTCCCAGTAAACCTCTTGACCGACCGTGACAGAGCCTGCCTTGATCGACCTGTTCAGTTCCTCGCGGTAAGCTTCAAAGTCCGGCGCATCCCCGGCAACCAGAGCCCGCGACTGATCGTAAATCAGTTCAACCGCCTGAGCAAACCCTTCATTGCTCCATAGCTGCCAAGGCGGGTGAGGATGAAATACCGGCGAACGATCCAACAACCCTTGGAGAACTAGCACCAGTCGGTTATGCTCGTCAATCTGGTCCTTGACGTGTTCGGATATGTCGTCGTAATAGACGCTCTCCGGCGACCAGAAAATATACTTGTCGTGACTACCGAAATAATGCGGCTCCCAGCCACGTTTCTTTTTAGGCGTCCGCTTCCACTCTGCTAGTTCTTCTTCGTACCTCTTCCGCGCCTTCCGCTCGTCATCGAAGATTTGCAGATGCTCGCCCTCGCTGATCAATTTGTCCACCCTACCACCAAACATCTTGGCGTACACTCCGCTACCAAGCTCCGAGCGCTCGATATCAGGGAACAGCTTAGAGCCGAACTCTATGCCCGTGCTTAAGCGAAATACCTGTTCGCCGTTTCTGATATACAGAAAGGTCAGCTCATCGGCTTCCGAGGCGAAGAGGATGTTAATGAAATCGCGGAACGTAACGCCCTCTCGGTGCTTCTCGTTTCTCCGAACCTGAAAGGCAAGGACACATCGCGGGAAGGGCAGTAATCGCTCTAGATTCTCGGGTTCTATAACCCATTTATCGAACGCTTGAATATCCTTGAACGTCATACCGCCCGTTCGGTACTCGGCTAAACACTCTTCGTCCATATAGGCCCGCCGCTGGAAGAGCCTTACGCGCTCGCCAATCGGGGCTGGTTCGCCCTCTTTGACTTGCTCGACCTGCTCTATCAGACCGGCGTACAGTTCCACATGAAACACCCGCGCTTTGATTACCTTAATCGCCGGTTGAAGCTCCGCCAGCGCCCCCTCCATAGCCAATATCGGCGCTTGAAGCCATGCGGCCATCGCCTCGTTATGTCTCTTGATCCTATCGAACAACTCTGGCAAGGTCTTCTCTTTGGCGAGAATCAACGCCTCTTTGTACTCATTTACGGGCTGAGAGCCGCTACGAATCGCTAGCGCCTGCGTCTCGCTCCCGTCGCTTAAGCTCTGTCTCGGGCTGATCGCTAGGCTGCGCGTAATCTCCTGAACCTCCGCCATTAACGCTCGGGCTTTCCCGCGATGCTTTTCTACCTTACGCGCTATATACTCTTCCGCGTCCGGCGCAGCCTTACAGACCTGATAGAATTTATTGAAATGAACCCTTGTAGTATAAACTCCGCCGTAGGTCTCAGCCGGTCCGTCGAATTCCGCGTAGTTAGACCCTAGATGGACTATGCAGCCTAACCACGGCTTCTTGTCGTCGTGCTCCTGAATCCAGAACCACTGACCAACCATCAGCTCGCCGTCTTCGTTCTCTATGGTCGGCAAGACCCTCCGGCTTAACTGGGAATTCGTTTCACTCATGATAATCACGTCAACGTGACTTCTCAAACTTCCGGCTCCATACCACAAGGATAACCGCCAAGACGACTAGCCCTAGCGCCTTCGCAGCGCTGAGAATCAGGCTCGCAAGCTCTAGATCAATCCTCATGGCTCCATCACCCAAAGCAGCGTAGGCCACGCCTCGTAGATATCCATCTGACAGTAGCGACCCTGCTTGATCTTCTCGATGCTCTCGCGGTAGCTTGCCAGTTCCGGCCAGCGAGCTAGTTGGTCCTTAGTGGCGTTGCGGATTCGGGCCGGAGCGCCCTTGACGTTCGTATCCCACGAGCGGTAGTTCGGGCCGTTCAGTTCTTTCGCCGTCTTGTAGATTTCCGCTCTGGCAGGATTATCGGAGTCGTCCGGGGCGGTCGCCTTCAGGACATATCGCACACCGTCGATCCTTGCCGTCCGTTGTGGTCGAACTCCGTCAGGCGAACGCATACATCCATGGTTCGTTCCTCCACAGGAACATCTACAAACGTCCTCTCTCGCTTCCCAGCATGCCTCGGAACAGGTCGTTTCTGTTAGGTAGGCCAATAGCGAAGCCATAGAGACTCCGTTTGCGATTTGTTTTTGAATTGGATTTAGCTTTGTCGTCATAATCGTATTATCGGTTATCCTAGATAGAATGTCAAGAGTTATTATCTAACAACCTTATAAACCTTTGCGCCCGGCGCTTTGATCGGCTTCGACGGATCACCTTTCCAGTAAGGGAGAATCAGAATCCGCTTGTGCGTGTTCTCGCTTGGGTACCACTGTTCCCTGTAATGCATGCCAACCAGCCATTGAAAGTTCCACTCCACCGGCTGACGCGGTTCTCCGCCCTTTCCCGCCTCTTCTTGCGCCTTGAGATACAACCGCCTCAAGTACACGGTGCTGATCTTCGGAATGCTTTGCTTTGCGCGCTCGGCCTGTCTTCGGATATGACGGGCTGGCGGAGTATCGGCCACTTTAATGACGGGCTGGCGCATAAACTCGTTCAGCGCCCAAGCCTCTATCATCGTCACCGACCGCACCGTAGATTCCGCCATCAGCCTGCCAGATTCCGCGTACTCTTCTAACTCAGGTCGTTTTAGTGCGAAAGTCGTCCATTCAACACGAGGCTCCGGCGACTCCGGTACCTCCACTACTATTAGTCGGGCAATTGCGCCTAGCCATTTATTTTCCGGCGCGCCCTTTGCGCTTGTATACATTTTTACCGGAAACATAAGCATCGCGCGCATCTTACAGTTAAAGTAATCCTGATGCCCCGTTTCTATCTCCTGTATCTTCCCAATAGTAGGGATAAGACAAGGCAGCGGTTTATCAATAACCCAGAACTGCGGCTCCGGTATCTTCTCAAGTGCCTCGTCCCAGGTAATAGCGTCTTCCTGAAACGCCGGAGCGGTCGATGCCGCGGCTTGCCAAAGGTCTTGATGCCAGAGGGTTACTTGAATCTGATTCTGCGTATACGCTTCCACCGCCTTCATCATACATCCTTGCTGCACCGATTCCATTAACTCGGTATGACCCTCCAACTCCGGGGAGTAAGGACCGTATCTTACTAGCGCTGTAGATTTCAGATTGTAAAATAGCTTGTGATAGAATTCCAGCGCGTCCGTGACTCCCCATTTCCGCTCTTTACCGAAAGCGTAGTACACAGCCGTACCACTCCTGCTCGCCGCCCCTTGGTTCACAGCAACGAATCCAGCCCAGTGTTTTAAGGGAATAGCAAGCCAGATGTCTCGATGATTCGCTAAGACCGGATGCGGTATGATTAACTCCCGAATTCCCAACGCCGTACAATACTCAAAGTAGATAGACAGGAGAACTATGTTTTCCTTTCCATCCTCAACATCACCAATCTGTGCGTAGTTATAGCCAACTGGATTCGCCTTCGCCAGCTCCAAGAACTCGCCAATCAGATGACCGTAGCTCGTACCCGCAGCGGCTTCCAAGAATCCCTCCGTGTTGTATAGTCGGATAAACATAAAAGTCACGTCAACGTGATTTGTAGACCAGATTCCCGCAGCGAAAACTAAGAATGTTCTCAAGGCGGATAATGCGATACCCCCGCTGCTCGACATCGAAGACGACTATCAGCCCCTTGCTCTTGGGGTCAAAGCGCAGTCCCTTCCCGGTTATGTAGCGCCCGACTCCCGTTCTCGCCACCATCTCCCTGATAGACCCGTCCTGTTTTCTAAACCGTACAGAGAAGAACCGACCATTAGTCGCCTCGATCAAGGTTCGTAACCGCTCCGCTCTACTTGGGCGCATCGCAGAGAGTCGGGCTCTAACCGCTACACAGACCTTGCATTGACACTCCCACCATTTGCGACGATGTAGGTCGGCTGTCTGATGCGCCCGCGCTCGTTACAACGACTCCATCATTGTAAACCGTCGACGTCGCATTTGCTTTCAACGCCAGGTCGAAAACCTTGTCTAATAGCAGCTTGATTTCTTGTTCTGGATTCATTGCACCATCAACCTTTCGACTCTACCACTCCACCTAACCCTAACCACCCTGCAACCATGCTTCCCCAGTTCAACCTTGAACTGCCCCAAGGTCAGCCGCTCAGGAAAGCAAAGCTCCCGGTTACAGGATAGACAGTAGAGCCAGATCATTGATTGCCTTCGGCTCTCAACCGAACAACCATGCCAAACCGCTTTCGCCATGATTGCAACCTAAGCACATCCTCAATGTGATCTAACGCTCTTGCTTTCTGAATCTTAGTCATCAAGCGAGCTTTGCGCTTTCTATCCAGTCGGCGTTGTTGATAGCGATAAGAATTCATTGATTGCCTTTGGCTTTGGCGACTGCATTAGCAAGCAGCTCTATAGCTTCATTCGTGCTGAAGCTATCTTCATCGTCTAACACACCGCCGTTAAGTTCTCTGAGACGAATCCGATCCGCATCAATGCAGGCTATAGCCTTGATACATGCGTCCAGCATCTCAGGAGCAGCGGCTATCAGGTTTGCGTTTGCTTTTGCGGGCTTCTCAACGCCGGTTATATATGCCTCAGCTACTAACACCCCGCCGTCAGCGTCGGAAATTACGCCGTAGCTGTTCTCATCTGCGCGGCGCCCTGTTCCCTCAATTACACGCCACGGCCCCGCTGTATGCCTCGCCTTGTTCTCTTGCTCACTTGCTTTGCTCATCTCGTCCCTCGCTTTTCTAATGGCTGCGTTACGGAAAGTCATAGTTTCTCTTTTGCCATGAAACCACAGAGACGTGGTCAACTACGGAGAACATCTCTATCTCCAACTCATGCACAATGCGGTCAATGTCGTCTTCGCCGAGATCGTCGGCGACTGTCACTTCAACCCGCATAAGAAATTTCACTTTCTTCATCCTCCTTAGATCGTCCAACCGAGCCGCCAATAAAGCTGTTCAACTTGATCGCAAAGGCGATCCCGCTGGCGCTTGCCTCGAATTTTCTCGTCGTTAGTGTTGATGATCAGCCCATTGATTTCGTCAAGCTCGACTCCTTCCAGTCTCTCAGAATCGACCAGCGCGAGACGGACTGGTGGAATTTCGCCTATCGTGACGGCAGTAATTAGCACCTTCATGGTATTCATTCTCCTTGTGTCAGCTTCCGCTCCAAGTCTTTAGTAGACAAGCGCGTCCCGCAGAACGGACAGAAATAGACCCGGATGATAGTATTTGCGGAATCATACCAGAGATACCATCCCGGTCCTTGCCATTGATTATAACCGGCTCCGATTACGAGTCTGTAGTGCAGCGCGATCTCTTCGGTTACGTACCAAATACCCATCGGATCGTCGCCCTTGATATCCTTAAATGCCTCGCAACACAACTCGCGCGGAGCAATCTCTTCTTCGCCGTTATCGTGTTCCGTCTTTACGCTCATTCTTTAACCTCACATCAGTTTCTCGAACTCTATCCGGGTCTGCTCCAAGTTCCAGCCTTTCTCGGACGCCTTGAAGCCAAACTCGACTGCCATCCAAAGATTCGGATCGATCTCGCGGCTTTCTTCTCCTAGCACTCGATCTATCCGACTGCGCTCGACCAGTCGGGCTCGTATGGGCATCGACCCGGATTTCTCTTCTTCGCTGTTTAGCGCCCGGACTCGCCGTTCGGCCTCTTCTTTTTCCCTGTTCCCGTAGTAGCCATCCGGCAAGTCGTACCAAGACTCATGTTGCAACTGCTGGTATTGAATTACGTAGGATACTTCCCTGCTCATTACCCGTACCTCCGTTCCCCGTCAATCTCCGTACTCAAAGTGTGTTATCACGCGAGGCTCGCCTTCGGCAGAAACGCCGTCGAGTCGTACAACGGCTCCTACAGGATAACTCGCCAAGAAGCCGATGTCTTGCTGCGGTAAAGCTTTGAGGACTTCCAACGCTTGTTCTGCGCTGTCCGCTGCTACAATAGCGATTATCCCCCCGCTAAAGCTTGCATCGCCGTGTGCCTGATATACGTTCATACCCATACCTCCGTCCCTGTCAAACACAGGATCGAATACGCCAAGCTCTTCTCTCGGTCGTTCATCTGCTTCCAGATACCTTGCGACCGCTCTTGAAGAACAGGATCAAGACTCCGATGCGCTCCGCATAGAGCCCTGAGATAGTTCGTTACCTTGATTGCGAATTCTAGTTCCATTATTCTATCCTCCCCGGCTCTCGCTCGTGTTCGCATCGCTGAATCTCGCAGGCCAGTGGTTTCTCGCTTCCGCATAAACTACAAAGCAAGGATACCCCATGCGGGCTAATCAAGCAGCTTCCAACACAGCGATGCGTCTCGGTGTCTTCGCCCTCATAACTGCAATGCGCTATGCGAACCATCTCAAGCAACGCGTCGTCTATCACTAGCGGAGCATTAAGCTGAACCTGTTTGGGCATTACGACCTCTCCAAGTATTCGCGCTCTTCCTCCGCGACCGCATTAGCTAACTCGACCAGCGCGGCCTGTACTTCCGCCGCGTTATCTTCGTTCCAAGACAAACCCGCAGCTTCATAGGCCGACTTGAAATAGTGCGTCAATGTACCGCGCCGCTTGTTTCTTTTGCTCTGTGAATAGACTCATTGCGCCTTCTCTCCTTCGCGACGTTCAGCGTCGGCAATCGCGACCCTGACCATCCCCCATGCTTCGTGCTCGTCATCCCCCAGACAATCGGGCCCATGAACCGCGCTCGTCGGCTGATTCATTCGCTGAAATACTGTATCGACCGCTTTGAGCGCTGCGAGTGATTTATCGTAAGAATTGACCGCAGTAACTATCAGCCGCGCTCTGAGCTTTGTTTGTTCTTCCGTTTCCGCATAGACAATGACCGGCGCATTGGTATCCGTCGTGACGTGCTGATAGAACCCCTTACTCGGCCAATTGTCTTTTGGCTCGCCCTGAAGTGCCCATGCCTGCTCAGTTTCCTTGTTCATAACGCCCTCTCGCCGACTCGCGCTCAAACACCGGAGCGCTGTCTTGATCCGTGTATTCCGAGACGTACAACACATGCGCGTTCTGCCGCGCATACCTCATACACTCGCGCTCGGGAGCAACCATCAGCCGTACACCGGCCCCGTCGATCGCGCAATACTCGGAATTCGGCTCGTCTTCGCCGTAACGTTCCGGGTGCGTAGCTCTCTCGTCGCTTTCCTGATCTTGCATCGCTAATACCCCAGTTGGATCGAAGTCGAGATACGTGTCCATGTTACTCTCCTCCTTTCTCAACAGGATACCAACGCCGCGCAACGACGTGGGCTTCGTAGCGGACTGGGCCAAATGCCGCTTCGCGTCCAAGGTACTCTTCAAAGCGAATCAAGCCTTTGTGAGCCAAGCCGAATAGCCGGTCGCGAAGGGTTGTCTCGTAACCGCTGTGGTGTCCAAGAGACTCGGCTATTTCGTGAGTGGAACTTCCAGGAAGGCTTTGGACGGCCTTCAGAGCCTCGTTTTGGTTCTGGGTTAGTTTGCGTGTCATTTTCGTTTCTCCCTTTTTCTCTCGTCGTCAAGAGGGAGTTTAGTTGATCTCAAAATGAATGTCAAGAGTTATTATTCCAATCCGTAAGTTTTTTTTCAGACAGGGGGGCCAACCACGAGAACCGCTGTTACCGCTTTGCGTTTTAAGCGAACTTTGGGAGCCAGAACATAGCAAAACATAGGTCAATACCGAAACTACGCTTAAATCGCCTTAAAACGCCAGCAATCGCTATTCTAGGGCTATTATCTAAGTCCAACTCTGCGTATCATCTTGACGAATCCACAACATTGACGATAAGGCAGAGCCCAAGACAGTCGCTCGGCAAGCGGAAGCGGAATACCCCAAGCCGCTAGTTCGTCTCTCGCTCGGAGCCGTACCAAGACAAGGCCCGGTATCCTCCAAGAGAGCGCCTTCATAGCAGCGCTAGCAGCGCGGAGCTTATCAAGCGCCGACCTTAACTCGCCGAATTGTGACTTATTCATTAAACCGGACCGCCGCTTGATCTTTCATGTCTCCTAACCCGCGCTTCAATAAGCTTCTGCTCAACTGCTGCTTCGTAGGCTCCCTGCTCTGACGCATACCCTCTTCCAGTCAGACTCGTCGCACCAGTGGAAAGAATGTAGAAGTGCCACCGACCGAGTAGACACCGAGTCTGAAACCCTAACTCAATATACTCGGTGCCTCTATAAGACATGCGCTTATCCCATTCGACTTCCACTGGATCGCGAGTCTCGCCAACGATCCGATCCTCAAAGAACGCTGGAAGCTCCGGGGCCGTGACAAACTTCTTACAATCGCACCGCTGCCATCTGAAATGATACCCGGCCTCTCCGCAGCGCCATCGCAGGAGCTTGTCTAGTAGCCTATCCAGACTCCGAGCCGGGATCAACCTGAACACGAACATGGTTATTGCGATAGTTAGAAGAACAACGCTGAATCTCATATCATACCTTCCCAAAGTTTTACGCTTGCCTCTGCCTGTTCAAGCTCCCTCGCTTTTACCTCTCTCATCTTTTGTGCTGCCGCGAGCTTGTGCTGTGTCCATCTCTTTTTGTACTCAGGATCAAGCTCGATCTGATACTTGACCGCAGCCTCTATGACCCAATCCAGAGAACGAGCGTGCGACATAGCCTTTTCGATTACCTTCTCGCGAATAATCTCTAACGCTTCCTCCGCAGAAGTCGCCGGATATACCTCAGTATCGTAGCCGCTCCCGTCGCGATACTGATTCAGCTTCCAATTTAGATTACCCTTGCTGTCCCCAAACAGGGACAGTAGTTTGATCCCATCAGCGCCGCCCTCTGCTCGCTCCACCACAGTAGCTACCTCCGGTACTCTATTGTAACGGAAAACCGCGTAGTGCGTTATCTTCCCGTCCAAAAACTGTTCGAGCCGCTCAAGCTGCGGGAACTTCCGGCACTTCTCAAAGAACGCGGCTTCGTGGCGTTGGAAATTTGATATCTGCGCCGACATCTCCGCTTCGCGTGCTCTTAGCCGGTCGATCTCCTGTAGGATATCCTGTATCTCAGCCTCATACTGTTCGGTCGGAGGCTCGTCGTATACCCGATCAACGATCATCGGATGCCGGGCATCTAAGATATCATCGTCTTCTTCGTCTTTGTAGCCGTTGACATAGGCAACAATCGGCCTTCCGTCGTTCGCGGTCCCGATTACCCCCACCGCTCTACCGTCCTCTAGATATTTCATATCGCTCCTTCTCTTTCAAACTCCACAAGCTCAACTTCCCGTCCGTCCATTCGAGCTTCTTCAGCCGTTCCAGCTTTGTCTGCCCGTTGTAGGTAGTAACCGTAACGCTCTGACCGGGCCGGAGGTTTTGCAGGTCCGTCCAGCATCCCCAAGACCCGTCGCTGAGCCGTTTGTATGTACAACTCGCTTCTGCATTCATGCGCATCCCTGCATGTCGGTTACTCAAATCTCGGCCTCCTGAGTCACGTTGACGTGACTTTCTAGCGAGTCGATTAGCGCCCGGTTAGCAGCCATCCGTTCTCCGTTCTCTGTTCGGCATCTTCCTCCGAGTCCGTATAGCCTCATGTTCAACCTCGCCATCTGTACCGCCGTATGATTGATATCGACCCCGTAGAATTCAACCCAGTGGATATCTATCAGCCAACGAGGTATCTGACTCGCAGCCGCTAGAAGTAACACGCCGGAGCCGCAACAAGGATCGCAGATTCGGAAAGGTTCGATCTTGTCGCGCATCAACGGCCAGATGAAGCGAACGAATTGCGAGAGCGGAGCTTCTTCAAGGTCCGGTACCCCGGCTATCATCCCGAGACTCAGCACCAACGCTTGAAGAACCGGATCAGCTTCTATGATAGGCTTCGAACGCCTTGAGAACTCCTGCGCGATATCTCCGAGCGACATCTGAGCCATCATCAAAGCGATAGGCTGCGGGGTATAAAACTGGTCCTTATTCCAACGAGAGCCTTCCAGTAGGCTCATATAGATCGCCCCGAGAATATCAGGATAGCTTTCATCGACGGAACAAAGCAGGAGCGCAAAGGCTTCAGCGAACGACCTATAGCAATGAGAGCTTATCTTGTCCAGTTTCGCCTCGCGCCAGCGCCTCATCGAGTCCTCATCAGAGACGAACTCTTGACGTTTGACGAAGCCCGGAAGGTCGTCCAAACAGAGATTACAGACATCAAGCCAGAGCCGAAATACGTCAAGAGTAGAGCGGCTATTATCAGCGCGTTCGAGCAGCTTTAAGATCGCCCGCGAATAGTCGGTAGGCGGTCCGGCTTTGACCGGCGCTTCAGCCGCCTCAATCTCCGCTATCAGCGCTTTGTTTCTCTTGATTGCTTCGCTGTTATCCATTACCATAGCTCCCGCAATATACGATCCGCCCAGATAACGATAGCCCGCGCTTCTGCGCATTGAGCCTTTGGTGTATCAGCCCGACATGCTAAGTCCATATTCGCGCTTCTGATCCTCTGAGCCTGATCTTGAATAGCAGAGGTCCGCGAAATATAGTTAGCCGACTTCCGCGACGGAGAGAGCGGATGACATTCACTGTGGTAGTTCCCCTGCCTGTGAGTAAAATCCATCGAAGCAATCCAGTCCCCAGTAGGCAGTTGAAGAACGTAGATAGCCGCCTTCGCTTTTCGACTTTCATAGACAAGCCGCTCGACTGCGGGGTGATCATGAGAATAAACGCCATGCTCATTCGGCTCCGGCTCAATCTGAGACAACAGAGCCTTGTTCCTTGCTATCGCCTCTTTGTTATTCATACATCCTCGCCAAAATGAGCAGTTCTTCGCTGTTCGTAACTAAGAAGATCAAGGTCGGCCTCGGGGTGACCACAGTCACAAACGCAATACACGATCTCAGTACAAGCACATTCTTCATGTCCCGGCTTGGTTTGGGAGAACGAAAGAGGACATTCAGAATGTCGATCAAGATACTCACATTCGATAGAAACCCAATCCTCGCCGTTCGCTCTCTCGTTGCCTGTCATGCCAGAATCCATAGCGTTAATTTCCACAAGACAGCTAGGAATACTCCGACCGTCCCGGCGATAACAAGATAGACAAGCACGTACAATCCAAAGCCGAACCACTTCGGCCATTCTACCGCTGACTTCTTAGGTTTATTTTCTTGCTCCATTTATTTCTCCGCCTAGATTAGCTCATCAAGCATTAAATCGAGCACGCGCCAATATTCCTGCTCACAACCGTCATGAGCACAATGCTCCGACTTGCAGTTGCATTGCTTGCTGTCCGGGCGCTTTTGATCTTGTTCCATCGTAACCCTATCTTACCTGATTGAATTCTGAATGTCAAGAGTTATTTTCAGGTTGTAATAAAGCCCGTCACGTTGACGTGACTTTCTTTTCCCTTAGATAGAAAATAACTCTTGACATTCTATTTCTATCGGCTATAATAGAGGATGACGAATGAAGGGAGAACGAAATGGATCAAAAAAGAGTCAGCCCAAAAGACAGACGATTTGCCGTTATCGCGCTTGGGGTGCAAATAGGCAAGTCGGGGCGTAAGGATACTTCTCTCTGTCTCGAAGAGATTGCAAGCGAAGCGATCGCTACAAAATCAACTTTACTTATTCACAGTGTCCTTACTGCGGTCGGCGAACAGGCATGGAAAAAATTCGTTAGTGACGTAGAAGAAGTCGCTCAGCGACACCGGAGGCTCGTAGATGCCAAATAATCAAAAACTACCAACCTTTGAAGTAGACAAGCAAGGGCTCGCCAAGATACTTGAGCGCCGGGGCAAGGCGTTCGTTATCACCGAGCTATGGCAGAACGCGGTTGACGAAGATAACGTTACGCGGATTGTTATAGACCTGAAGCGCATCGGTAAATACCATGCACAGCTTTCGGTTGCCGATGATGCCCCATTAGGATTCACGGACCTCAAACATGCTTATACGCTGTTCGCCGAGTCCTACAAGAAAGGCAACGCGCTCAAGCGCGGTCGATTCGATCTTGGAGAGAAGCTAGTTATCGCGCTCTGCAACTACGCCCATATAATCACAACGAAAGGAACGGTCGTGTTCGAAAACGGCGGACGCAGACACTCCGCTGTGACGACAGACGGCGGAACCGAATTCGTGGGCAGGCTCCCGATGACCGAAGAGGAATACGAGGCTTGCTGTCGGGAGATCAGACGACTGATCGTTCCGATGAACGTCACTACGATCTTCAACGGCGAAGAGCTTACACGGCGCGTCTGCCTCGCGTCCTTTCCAGCCCGGTTGCTGACCGAGATCGCAGACGAAAGCGGGGTCCTGCGACGAACGCCCAGAGACACGACGGTCGAACTCTATCTACCGCGTCCGAGCGAGAAGGCGACTATCTACGAGATGGGCGTTCCGATTGTCGAAAGCGGAGATCAGTACCACGTAAACATCCTACAGCGAGTCCCGCTGAATATGGATCGAGACAACGTTACGCCGGGCTATCTACGGGACATCCGGGCGCTCGCGCTCAACAACGCCTCAGACTTCATGACAGCCGAAGAGATCAAAGCGCCTTGGGTTGATGACGCGCTGGAAGACGACCTGACCGAAACGGAGGCGCTCAAAACCGTGGTCACGAAGCGCTACGGAGAAGACGCCGTAGTCTACGACCTGTCCGACCCCGAAGCGAACAAGATCGCCGTATCACAAGGCCGACAGGTAATCCACGGCGGATCGTTCAGCCGAACCGCGTGGAGTAAAATCAGAGAAACAGAAGTCGTTAGACCAGCCGGGAAGGTAACCCCTAGCGCAAAGGCATGGTCAGGGGAAGGACAGGCAGACGCGGAGCCGTTCACAGACTGGATTCCAGAAGAGAAATGGACGACCGGGATGCAGGAGATAGCAAGACTCGGGCGCTATCTCGGTCAAGCTCTGTTCAAGATAGACATCGCGGTTCAGTTCTGTTCGAGCGTCGATATGCTCGCTTCAGCGGCCTACGGAAACCGCTGTTTGTCGTTCAACAAGCTCCGTCTTGGAGGCGACTGGTTTGAGCAAGACCCGTTAAGCGAACCCGTTCTTGCGCTGCTGATCCACGAGCTTGCGCACGAACTAAGCCATGACCACCTAAGCAAAGAGTATCATCACGCACTTTGCAGTCTCGGGGCTCGTATTGCGGGCCTCGCCCTTGATAGACGACTGTTACAAGCCATGAAAGGACACTTATGAGACTCATAAAAGAACAGGACGGCTATTGCGGGCCGTCCTGTTCTTCAAAAGTCGCGTTGACGTGATTCTCAGCAAAGCGCCCCGTCGCCTATCTCCCTGTCCTTGATCCCTGCAACGTAGGTCGCCCCGTAGTTTCCGATCTCCCACCGGGCAAGATCGCCTACTCTGCGAAGCCAGTTTAGTTCGGGAGTAGCGTTCCCTCGACTTACAGCGGCTACGCAGAGCGTTATCGCACCCTCACGACCGGGCTCCATCATCCCACAAGCAAACTTCTGATAGAACGGGACGTAGAACGGAGCCGGAACCAAAGTAATTCTTATCTGGTCGGGACGTATGCGCAACAGCCCCGGGTACCTCGTAGTGCAGGGGGGCCAACGAGTATCGTGAATCACATGATACGCCTCATCAAGCCACGTCGCCAGCTTATCAGGGAACTCGTTGTAATACCGAATGAACTCGCTGCGAACATACTCAGGCACGCCCTCTTCTGTCATCCACCTAAGCGCCCGGTTCAGCCGCTTCTCAATCCGCTTCTGCTTGCGCGGACGTTCGTCAAATCCATGCGCCTGATAATGAATCCCGAGCGGCGTCTGTTTCCAGAGCGCCGCTTCATCGGGATCGCCAAACAATGCGAAGATCGGATTGTCCATACTACATTCCGTGATCGCGCCGCCACTGTTTTAGTTCTTTTCCGCTGAGTCCGGCAGGCGGTTCTTCCGGCTGAGAAGCAGCGGGGGCATCAGCGGACGGCGTACCCTGTTGACCTGATTCGCTCCCGCCCGGTTCTTGTGATCCGGCGTCCTGAAACTCCGCCTTGCCGCGCTGGTCATCAGAAGCCCGTTTCTGATTCTCTAGAACCCGATGGAATCGCTGATCGATCTCATACAGGTTCGTCCCCGCTGGGGCCTCGATATAGAATAGCGCCCCGTCGCGGAAGTTACTCGCCGTCCACGAATCCCCGTTATCATCTGGCACTTTGACAAACCCCGTTCGCCTTATCCAGACCGGGGCTTCGCTACTCTCTGGACCGGCCTCCAGATAGGAGCCCCGGTCGAAACTTCCGTCAGGTTGAACCGGACTCGCCGGTGCTAATATGCACAATCCATTCTGATATGTCCAAAACATAGATTCTCTCCTCTCAGTTTTTTAGTGAATACCCTACCGCTACGCCTATCATCAGCACGAGCGGTACTCCGATGCTCGCGATCTTCTTCCAAAACCCAGCCCGAGCCTGCCAGATCGCAATCTGCTTCTTAGCGTCATCGAGACTCGCCTGATAGCTCTTCAACTCCTTCTCGGAAATCGTCTCAATCTTATCGCCCGCTGCGTTAGCCGCCTTCAGCGCCGTGATAGTCCGCTCCTGAGCCGTTATCTGAGCATCCAGCGCCGCAATCAACTCTTTCCCTTGCGCATCGAGCTTTTGCAGAGCCGCTACCTTCGCTGTCAGGTAGTCAAGCTCTTCGCCTTGTCGCAGGCAATTCTCCAATAGCAGCCGGGTCTGTCGGGCTGTCCTGTCATCTTGGGCAGGGAGGGTACCCGCGAGCAGCGAGCTTGCGGCATAACTCTGCGCGAAGCTCAGCATCAGACAAACTACTACCAGCCGCTTCAGCCTCTTGTTTACGCTTTGCATGTTCGGCTTCAATCCTTTCCAGTTCTTTAACGGTCTGCGCTTTGTCGCCTCTCTTCGACTCGGCTACCTGTTTGAACGTATCAGCTCTCGCGTTAGCGTCTGCTGCGTCTAGCAAAGCCTTCTGTTTCTCGCTCTGTAGTTGCTGTTTCTCGGTTTCAAGTTGCGCTCGTTCGGCCTCTCGTTCTGTCTCCCGCTTCTGATACGCCGCGTCCTTGAAGTGATTCACCATCCCGATAGTCCCGCCGATCAGTAGGGCGACAATTACCAGAGCGCCGACAGCAACCCCCACCTTGACCAGTATCGAACTCGATCTCCAACCCTCAACGAGATTTCGCATCGTCTCTCCTATTTCTTCGCAGCAAATTTTACATCGAGCTTGCTCGGGTCGGACGCAATCTGCGCTTCGATCTGCTTTTCTTTGTGCTGATTATGATAGATAAACCACCATGTGATAAATCCTAAGACCAATAACACCGTAGCGAACAGCATCACCGGCCAAGCCTTCTCTAAGAACCCGCCTATTGCTGCGAAGACTCCGCCGCTTATCCCTCCGGTTGCCAGTTTGTTTCCGACGCTACTCAACCCCGTACTGGCAATCTCTTTGACCTTCTCATTGCCCGTAATGCTAGTAACCAACGACGAATGCTGTTCCGTTGTAGCGACCGCCTGCGCAACCGGAGCTTCTGGAACCTCGGCTACATCCCCATTAGCGATCATATCGGATTCCAACGAGTCAGTAAGCGCCTCTTCGAACTTCTCCGCGTACCCGGCTATCAACGCCGCCTTATCCATCGCGTTGATAATCTTCCTCGCATGAAGATAATCGGCTTTCCCGTCGCTGATATAATCACCGAGCTTCTTGCCCGTAAACAGCCCTTCGCGCATCCCCATAGACAATACCTGATAAGCGATGTCCGGCTTCATCGCCATATCAGGAGAATGCACAAGATCAATCCCCGTCAGGTCAGCAAACTTCTTGTAGTTCTTCTTCCATGTGAGCTGGACAAAGCCCCGGCCATAATATACCTGCCCCGTCTCCGGGTCCTTCTTACCATAAGCCTTACCCCGACCTCTGCCGTATTCCGCTATCGGCTCGTATGTCCCGGCTGTTTCATGCTTGCAAGTTGCCAGTGCATAAGCGATCCATCGAAGATCGGTCATCTCGCTATCCGATTCAACTGCGTCCATTAGAGCGGTCAGCGCATCGACCTGTCGCTGAGATAGCTTTCCGAGTCTCCTTACCCCGTCGAATAGTTTGTCGCGATCAAACTTCATTTATTTATTTATTCTCCACAAAAGTCACGTTGACGCGACTTAGGGTTTTATCGATCTATAGAGCGTATAGAGCCCCACTAGCGTGAGAAGTATCCAGCTAATCATCTCGCGAGCAGAAAGAGCGCCCTGCTTCTGTCCCGATGTGTTAGACAGCGCGGCGGCCACGCTCGATTGCTCTCTGCGTAGCGCCTTCAACTCAGATACCATTTCAGCCATCATCGGTGACTCGACCGTTGCTTTGCCCCGGCCCTCAGACAATGACAGCTCCACTGCCGATAACCGTTTGTTGACCTCTGCCATAGAATTCGCGAGCGATGTTTGTGCCGCCCCTGCTGTCGTTGCCACCTGCGCCCGAAGCGTCTCCGCTGTAGTCGTCGCTGTCGCCGCGATCTTGTTTACATCTTCGCGGTCTACCCGGCGAATCGAGTCAATGCGCTGTGATTCCTTCTTGCTGAGCTTCGCTTGCGCGCGCGCAAAATCATCAATTCTACTCGACAGCGCATCGATTTTGGATCCAAAGAACTGTTCTGACGCAAGGCGCAAATCATCTTGGCGTTTATTCGCGGCCTCTGTAAGGGCGATGACGTTCGCAGTTGGATCGATCACGGGACCGCCCCAAGCGTCTACGCCTTGACCGCTCTGCTTTCTCCGCTTCGCCATTCACATCGGCTCCTGATTCGTTACAACTTCGTGTCGAGCCACTTTCTGCGCTTGTCGTTCAGTGCGCGCTGGCGCTTGATGCAATCTTCCATCGCGGCGTCAAGATCAGCACAGATCGCTTCCTGTTCGGCAAGGTGAAATTGACCGTCTTCCTTTATCAACGTGTTACCCTTGAGATGCCCGCCGCCTAGTTCTATGACTTCCTTGCCTAACTCCGCTGCAACTTCAAAAGCGCTAAGCATAGAGTAGGCGTCGGCATTGAAGTTAGAGTCGTTCAGCCGAATCTTGTTGATTACCTGGGGAGACATTTACTCTGTTCCTTTCGGAAGCGGCGGCAGTTTCCAACCTCTATCCGCTAGCTTCTCACGTGTTGTTTGTAGCCAGACTTCATACTCTCGTAATCGGAGTTCCAGCTTGTCATGCTCCGTTTGAAGTCTAATCCTGTCCTCTTTTTCCTGAAGCTCGATGCGAGCCACGTCCTTTTGCGTTTGGCCTAATTCGCCAGCCTTGCCGCCAAGCATCACGCCGGACGATGTAAGAAAATTCGCTCCCGTACCTAGTAGCGTGACCATCGCGAAGATTGCCATAAGCCACGTTACACGGCGGTTCGTCGAGCCGTTGCCATTCTCCGCTTTCGGCTGCGTAGCCTGTATTTCTAGCGTCCGAAAGCAGGATGTTTGCGCCAGCGCCAAGTTGTGAAGTATCTCGCGCGTCGAGAACTCATCTTCGGAAACTTGCTGGGTCTGACGTGCCATGTTGTTTTCGTTACGTTCGTCGCTCGTACAAGGTTCGGTTACGCTGATAGGTGCGTCACTCAGTCTTCTACTTCCATACGGACTTGCTACCGTCGCCATTGATCATCCCTGTCTATCCCAGAACTTTAGGTTTTTCCAGAGGCGCGTGTGAGGGCTTATCACCCTTTCTTCTTTAACGATCCCGCTCGTGCTTACCGGCTCGAATCATAGCAAGAACTTCTTAATAGCTTCTTTCTCTAGATACTCAGCCCGCGCTTTATCAATCGACTCCTGCGTTGGCGGATAGCCGGGAATGAACGCGCTAGTCTGAACCAACTCGCGTTGCTTCTTTGCGATCTGCTGCATAGTATCAAGTTTCATCTCTTCACCTTAATCCGCGTAGTTAGTTTTGCAAAGCCTACAATTCATTTACCTTGAATGCTACTATAATCACACTCGTTGCGCAAGCCTAAAATCGCAGTATTTACCGCCCCTAGAATACCCCGTAATCGCGTTCTAAGGCGTTTTAAGGCACTTTCGGGACTTAGGCCAAGGCTTTACCTGCGTGCGGCTCCGAAAGTGCCTAAAATCGCGTTTTATCACGTCAACGTGACTTATACTCGCTGGCCGGAGGCGAAGAAGTCTCGCAGACCATGCGGCTCCGCTACTTCGACCGCGTATCTCCAACAAGCGTCTACGATATTCTGTCCGTCTCCGCTGTGAGCCGCTGCTGCTAGGTATTCTTGATAGAAACTCCCCGGCACACTAATAATCTTTGGAGCCAAGCCGGGAACCCGAATAGCCGTCTTGAGCAGCAATTGCTCGTCTTCCGGCAAAGCGGTCTCTTCTTCCGTTAGCTGCTGGCGGCGCAATCTCTCGTTCAAGAACGGCCAGAACTCCAACCGGGCTCGCTCGTGAAACACCTGCAACTCGACTACCGCGAGCATCCAGTAAACGCCTTCGATAACGATCCCGCTATATAACGTATGATCTCGTTCGACCGCCATGAATTCCCCTTCTAGTCGTCGCTTACCTGCATTATAGCACCGCGTCGTACAACGTTAGATTAGCGGAGGCGTCCGAGTAACAGACCGTGATATTCTGAATGTAGACGGTCCCGCTTGATTGCTGTTTGATCTGCAAGTACAGAATATCCCCCCAATCGCAGGGCGAAGTCATATCGATAGACTTAGTAGCTGAAAACGTAGGATAGGTTGCTGTGTTTTCCGTTGCTGAGCTCCCAACTACTACCACAGTCCCGTTCCTTAGCTTTCGAACAACCTGCACTTCTGCGATACCTGCGCTCCGCGATAACTCGCACTTGATCCGATACTTCCCCGGCCTCGTAACCTGAAACGGATTCGAGACATCCACGAAGCTCGTACTCGCCGTAGAGAACTCCGCTGGGCGACTAAGTATCTGGGTGTTGCCGGGCTCCACGGGCCGGAAGCCCATGAAGTAATCTGAGTCCGTGACATGCGAAGATAGGTCTACAAACTTCCCGGCTATCCATCGATTCCCGCCCCTATCAACTACAAGCGATACCGGATCGGAAGCTGCGGGAGCAGCATAGCGATGCCCATATTGCTGTATCAACCTGTGCGTCTTCGTCCCTACAGCCGCAGCGCTCTCCCACGGCTGCTGAACAGTTGGATTACCAGACCCGGACCACGCAGCCGGAATCTTCGCTTTCCAGACCCCAAAGATATCCAGCCCGCTCTTTTTCTGAGCGATGTCCAGTATGCGACCGAAGAGGCCGAACACCGAACTCTTGACCGGCACATTTGGTAAGTTAGGTTGTGACATCTACCACGCTCAAAAACTGATGCTCCATCAACTCGGGGCCGAACCTTAATGTCCATTCATCTTCAACAAAGTCCGCATCAATCCCAAGTCCGGGGATTACCAATCGCAGCTTATCCCTGCTTTCATGTATCGGCCTCGGCAACGTCTTGACCCTCAGCCGCTGCGCCCATCGCGCCGTCTCGTCAGAAACTATTTGCTGTCCGATAGCACCCGCAGTCGTATTATCCGGGGCGTCAGTTTGAACCAATACCGGCTTCGTCGGGAGAAAGACCGTACTGGTCGCGCTCCGTGCCTTGTCGTTCGTGACTATCGCTTGCACATCAGCAACATCCGGGTTGCCGTTAAACACGATTGCTTGATTAACTACCTTTCGCTGCTCTATCGCTAGCGTCGTATCATCAGCCGCGCTAATCACGCTCGTCTCATCGGCTACCAACGTCTCTACTACAGCGCGGTTGATATCCAATACCTGTTGCTCGATAACCGCCGAACCAAAGCCCGTGAATCGTATCGGACGATAGTTAATCGCATTAAGCAGATAATTTATCGCATCGAGCGCCGGAGAGCCTACCTCGAAATCAATATCCGCTGAGGCCGTCAATGTCGTAGTCTGAACAGACCAAGCTACCGTATCGAACCCGGCAAGCCTCGCTATCGCCAATACTCCTTTTGAAGTCGAGGTATCAGATGTTAAGAAGTTCCCGCCCGACTGCAAGGTAATTCTCGATCCTAGCTTATAATCAGCGAGCGCTCGCGCTTGATCTTGCATGGTCAACACGTCGGTTATCCCAGTCGTCGTATACTGGCGATCTAGCGTAGGTAACAACGCGGTTATTTGCGGCCATTCCGCATACCCGCTACCGTCCGTTCCCGCTGTCGGCATCCTTACCCCATACCAGATTCTTATCCGGTCCCCTCTGTCCCTGTCGGTTAGAATCTCGTTCCGCTGATTCGCTCCCGCCTGAAATTCATCACGAATCGCTTTCGGACTCGGTACTCGGCTTAACATCCCGATCTCGTCTATCGAGCCCGGAAAATAATCACCACCCTGATCCCTGCCAATCTCTATTGCGAGATTTGAGAAGTTCAACGTCTTCGATACAACGCTCTTATACACCCGTTTGGCATCGACGTACATCAACACCGCGCTCCCGTCGTAAATTCCTATTACATGATGAGCCTTCCCATCATTCACCGCAACGTCGCTTGTGTATATAATAGGAGTCGAAGGCGCGTCGGTAAAATAAAGCACCATCTCTAGCTTACCAGTAGTACTTACTCGAAACTGAAACACGCTCTGGCTCGTAAAGTTCTCTCGGCTGATAATAACCTTACTCGCCGCCGCCGCCGAAGTCAGCGAAACCCAAGCGGACAAAAACAAGGTAGATACATCCATCCAAGCCGCATCCGCGATGCTTAGATACCCGCTCGATCCGTCAAGTATGATCGAGTTATTCGCCGTATCCCCGGGCACCAGCGAACCCGCTCCGTAGGTAATTCCACTGTGGGTCGTAAAGGTTCGACCGTTGCCGGTCAAATCAACAAAGTTTCCACTCGTCTCGCCTAACCGCAGATGGAAGAGTCGATTCTGCGCCAAGATAGTGTCAGCGAAGCTCCGTAGTGGCGCTGGATGCTGGGTATCACGAAGCGTTTCCAGGAATCGCACTTGAGCCCCGCCCTGAATTGGCTGATCTTCTCTGTGAGATACGCTTCCGTCAGACATCAGCCCGATCAAATCGTATAGCTTTACGAGATCGCTATCCAGCAACTCGGCTCGAACACGGATCAGCAACGGCATATCTAGCCCCTGTAGAGCCCGATCTACCGCCGCCACCGTGTACCCGTTTACCGATTTACTTAACATAGTCACGTCAACGTGACTTACGCCACGCTCTCCCTGAAGTCCAGTACCTGAAACCCTAAGACGGTCACAGCCGCAGCCCCTCCGTAGTTTTCATCAACCGGCTGAATTCTCCCAAACCACTTATTACCCAGCCCGGTACGTAGACAGCAATACAGCCGAGAAAGAAACATTGATCGAATAGTCTCCCTGTCCGCGCTCCCAAACGGGACTACTATTGGTATCTGTACGCCTAGCTCTTCAATACCGGACAAGCCAACAACTGGAGCTAGCGCGTTGCCCAATACTCGCGCGAGCGATGCTAGTCCATAATCACGAGCATGAGCACCCGTCTCTGCGAGCTTCGCGGACAACACTGCGTTTTGAACCGGATCGTACTTAGTAACAGAGTGTAGCCACGCGCTCACCAGATGTACGGACCCATTCGCTGTCGCGCTCGCAGCCGTGTTCCCACTCGCGTCCACAGCTACCATCTGATAAGTATATGGAACGTCCGAGGCCACCGCGAAATCATCGTATATCGCGCCAGCGGTACTCCAAGCTATCGGATCAGCGATCTTAACCGCCAACCCGCCGTATTCACCAATCGCAGACCTGTACAGCCGATTATGATCTCCGGTCCCCGAGTTATGATACGCGATGCGTAGTTTCGAAGCCGACGTTGCGGTTATGCTGTCTATTACCGGAGAAGATGGCATCTACAATCCCTCGCTGTATCTCGTCTGTTCGACCTCGAAAGTGACGATATGCAATTCATGGTCGTCAACAACCTTTGGTCTGCTCATCCGCCCGAAGATTCGATTACCGAGATTGTCTCTCGCGCAGCAGACATTCCCGCTCTGAGCCCGCCAGATAATAAACAGGTCGGTCAGCGTAGACTCCTGCGCGAACGGTATCGCCACAGAGACGGCCATTCGCTCCCATACGGCCTGCCCGTAGACGATAACCGGAGCCGATCTGCCAATCATCTGAAAGACCCCGGCTGCTTCATTATAACCATGAGTCGCCGAATCGGCTAGACTCAGGAGACTAACCGGATTCCCCAGCGCATTGCTACTCGCGTTACTCCTATGGACCGCATGAACCGCAAGGTTATCTAATGTCAATACCTGCGCGCTCGAATCAGCTCCGTCAGTAAACAGCCCGGCGCTGTTATATGCGCGTGGGAAATATACGTACTGGACGCCTGATTTAACGTTATAGTCAGCAAAGCTCCCGTCTTCAAGTATCAGCCGACCAACTCTCAACGCCAGTGCCTTCGCTTGACCGCTTATCCGCCGCCATACCTCATTGTAGCTTACACTGTCGCTATTGGTAATCCGCGTCAAGATATGCAACAAGCCTAGAGAATAGAGAGCAGTCGGGGTCGCCGGACCGGTATAAGCGGGGGTAAACGTCTCGCTGTCTTCCGTGCTCCATAAGCCATACGAATTCTTAACACTGAGATAAAGCGTAACAGCGATTCCGTTCGCAAACGAATAAGGAGATTCAACGAACGACAAAACCGACCCGGCTACCTCTTCCGAATTATACGCCTCAACGCCGCCGATAACCACGCGCATACGGCGGGCAACGAACGCATCAGCGGCGGTAAAGGTAATCGTAGGCTGTGGATTTGACGGCGGGCTCCCCGCGAGCGGAGCCGTGATATTTGGCGCAGCCGGAAGAGCAGCGACAATAAATGCCCGCGCAGCCGAGTAAGCGGACTCCAACGATACCCCTCTAGTCTTAACCTTCAGATATACAGTCGTACCCACCGCCAGCGCTGAAAAGTCAATTGACGTGCCTTGAACAGCCGTCGATGTCGGCCCGACTGTCGTAGGACTCGTAAAAGCAATGTCCGTTGCCCATTGGAGGGTAAACTGAGTTTGGGGATTACCCGATCCCCCTTGATGCGCCCAAGCAATCGGAACAACAACCGCTTTGTTATACGCGACTCCCGCTGCGGGCAGGCTAATAACTGGCGGACCCGGAGTAGTTTCCGCGATGATAGCAAACGTCGTATCGCTTGTATCATAATCAGCACTATACAACGTTCCATCGAAAGCACGAACACGAATCAGATTTCCAGAACCTACAACGTTCGGCACCGTCCAAGCCTTGGATGTTACACCGGCGCTACTCAATCCTATGGTAGTCCACGTCCCACCATTATTCGTGCTATAACTGTATTCATACTGCAACGCGCTTTGAGCGACAGTCGGACTCGCCGCTGCCGTACAGTCGAGGGTAACGGAGGCTCCTACTACTAGGCTTTGCCCCCCATTCGGGTACACCACAGTCGAAATCGTTGGCCCCGGATACTGCTTGATCCCAAAAATGATATTCGCGTAAAGCCCGCTGATCCCAGTAAACGAGTTAGACCGAATGCCCGTACTACCGCTGTTCAGGAAGACGCTAACTCCCAGCGCAACGCTCGCATAACTCGAATTGGCCTCGCCAGCTAAGAGCATGTCGGTCGTGATCGTAGTTGGATTCGCAAACCCCTGCGTCCCAACCCAAAGCGCGATCACCATAGAGTTTGGGTCTGTGGTAATCGGACCAACCGAGAACGCTGTTCCAACTCCTACATTGCCGTTTGAACCAGTCACGGGCGAAGTCAGCGCCGCGCCCGACAGCACTAACACCACTGCCTTGAAATCATCCAACACCTGATCCGCACTGACCGTAATCGGATCAGCAACCACTCCTGCTTTCCAGTACGCTCTCGCTCTCGTCTGAACACCTGAAGCCGACTCCGCTTGATCTTCTATCGAATTCCATCCTGTAGCGGTAAAGGTCGTAGCGGACCCTGTAATATCCGCCGTCCCTACCAGCAGTAGTAAAAGGTCCGCAACGGTATTAGCCGGGGGATCGAACGTTAGGATGTTCGTATTCCTCTGGCTCCCGACCGCGTATCCTTGTCCAAGTGTTATCATAGAATCACGTCAACGTGACTTTTAGTCGTACTGACCTAATACCCCGGCAAGCTCCGGATACAGGGTTAACAACGCGCTGATCTTCGTCCACTCTTCTACGCTGATTCCGCCGCTACCGATGCTCACCGCTACCCCGCCTAACTGGATCGTAAGCCCACCCGTTGGCACCACGGACGTAGCGGACATAGGCGCATAAGTAGAAGACGCGCTCATCGTTGTAGCTCCGACTGACTGCGCTCCTGTATCTGGCGGCATCGTGATATTGACCCCAAACGACCCTAGTGCGAATCCGAGATTCTTGATAGCCGCCCGGAATATCTCTACCGCGCTCGATAGATGCGCCGCCCCTGTCTTCATATTCTCTTCGAATGTGACGCTCAGAGCGATAAACTTCGCGGACTGCTCAATCATGTTGTTCATCAAAATCAGCGCCAATTCAAAGTCTTTCGCTAGGGCCGCAAACGTCTCCCCGGCTATCTGTTTGTAGTCCCTCAACGCTCCTAATGCCTCTACTGCCGCCTTGATCGCCGCGAAGATCGACATACTCGCCTCGGCAATAGCCTGTGCTCGGTTTAACGCCTCTGTGTCTAGCGTAGAAGCCAATTCGGTCATCAACGATAGCGCCCTCTTAATCGAATCGAACAGATTCCTGAAGTCATTCTCTGACGGAACTGGGGCATCCACCATACTTCGAATCGCCTCCACTGAGGACTTCCAGAGATCAACGCCGGGAGCTACCTTCTCGGCAAAGAATTCAATCTGCTTGACTACGAACTTATCAAAGAACTGTGCTAGGTCCGCCAGTCTAACAACTATCTGCTTAAGACTCGCCTGCCAGTCGTCAAACGCCCCTTCTGGAATAGGCCGGAGATCGAACATATCCTTGATCCCCGTTGTGATATTCGAAAGAATCTCAGCGGGAGCCGTTAGCTGCTCTCCGAACTTTCGAACAGAGCGCAAGAACTTCCGAGTAAAGTCATCAGCGAGATTACCGAACGCTACCAGTACGCGCCCGAAGTCAGCAAAGAACTTTGTAATCGAGGACTCGCTAACCCCTAAGTATTTCGCTATCGCAGTCAGCGCCGTAGGAGCCAAAGCAATCGCCTCGCTCATCACCTTCATATCTTCCGCAAACACTTTGATCTTGTCCGACGCATCAACCATCCAATTCTTTGCATGCTCCGCGAACGCCTTCATCAACTTATCAAGGTCTTCGAAGAACGCCTTAAACGCGTCCTTTGGGACCCTTGTGTAGAAAATGATAGCCTCTAAGAGCTGACGGGCCTTGTCTGCGGTTGCCAGAACAGACTGCTTCGTTGCCTCAAATGCTTGCTCTACTGCTTGCTGGGAAAGCTTGATATCGTCCTTAGCCTTTTGTAACGCAGCGGCCTCTTGAGCTTTTTGGAGCTGAGTCTTGCCGCCGCCAAGCAGACCGCCAATCACCCCCGCAACGCCGCCGATCACCGCTCCCCACGGTCCGTACTTTAATCCAGACAGCGCGCCAGTTATACCGCCCGCCAACGCGCCTATAGCTTTACTGCCGGTCGCGTTTGCTGTCTGCAACCCGGTGATAAATGCCGTAATGCCCGCAAGCGCAATGCCGAACGCTCTATTGATACCCTTTCCGTCTTCTTCCGAACTCTTCGCTAGCTCATGTAGGCTATCCGTTACTCCAATAGTCGCATCGATTTCAGCCTGCTGAGCCCTCTCAAGATCGCTAGTTGAGTTTTTCGCGCCTTGCGCTGCGGAAGAAATCCCCTTGAAGAACGATTCAATCTCACCAAGCACGCCCGCCAATCCATCTGGAATCGACGCAAATATTTTATGAAGCCCCTTGAGCAATCCGTCGATCTGGTCGATCCACTTCGTGATCTCGCTAGTGGACTTTCGCAGAGCATCCCCAAACTTACCCGGTATCGAATCAATGACCTGAAACAGCCCGGCCACCTGATGCTCTGCCCCCACAGCCATTTTGTTGAATATCTCGTCTAGGGCTCCGGGGAGCCGATCCATACTCCGCTTCGCGTTCGCTACCACGAGATCAAAGATTGCCAGCATCTCCGGTGGTAACGTTCCTCGCATCTTCGCCATCTCGGTTAGAATGCGAGTGTTAATTTGATCCTGTGTTAAGCCCAGTCGCTCGCCCTCGCGCGTGACAATCTGAATCACGCCCTCATAGGCTTTCGCCGCCTCATCCTTCATCTTCATCTCTTGAAAGAGCGGGCTCGACGCAATATCTTCCTTGAGCCTCTTTACTGATTCTCTCAGCGCGTCAAGCGCCGGGGTCAACGACGGAACCAGTCTCTGCGCTACCTGAAAGGTCTTCCCCAGACTATCAACCCACGTATCAGACCATTGCTCCACGTCCTTCGCGCTCTGATTGACCGGCTCTTTGATATCTCGGAAGTTCTGAGCAATGATCTTGATATCAACACCCGCGCGCTCCGCAACGGCCCGAATCTTATCTCCCCAAGCAGACCAGTCGCCGATAGCGACATCTATTACCTGCTTATGCCCGGCCATCGCCGTTACCGATGCCGCTAACGCTTCTGCCTGCCCCTTCTGAATTACATCCTGAATAGCATGAAACACAGCGGACGCTCGCTCAAGCGCCGCTTTAGTATCCGGCGAAAGCAATTTTTTCCAAACATCTTCCGATATCTGAACCTTCGAATCGATCGCTTTCAGCCAGTCGTTAACGAGATCGAGCTGAGCCTTCATTATCTTCTCAGTCTCGTCTTTAATCTGCTTTCCTTTTTTCTTCGCTGCTCCCGCAACATCGTCCATCCCTTCGATCATTCTCGCGTTAGACCCCGCCCAGTCTTGAGCCGTCTTCGAAAACGATGCGCGAGCATCCTCCGACATCGAATGCCAAGTTTCAGCGCTTATCGGCTTGCCCTTAACAACCCCCTGAATATAGGCATTGACCAGCTTCAACCCCGCTTCTTCCATCGACTGATGCTGGGTCGCGCTCGCCTTCTTAAACTCCTGTCCGGCATTCGCCGCCGCTAGCGCAAAGCTCTTCGTAAACTCCCCGGACGCGTGAGAGGCAATGTCCTTCATGTCCCCGGCTACCCTGCCTAATAACCCTTTCAGCGCCCCCTGAATTGCCTTACCGGAATCAACGGTCGTAGCAGCCAAACTGCCCACCGCTACGGCGAACCCGGCTATATCGTTATTCGCAAGCGCAATCGCCGCCGCCCCCGCGTCCTTGATAGAGTAAAAGGCTTGCTTTACCCCCTGAGCCATCAAAAGAGCACCAGAGACTACGATATCAAACGCCATGATCGCGGAACGAGCAAAGACCTGGAAAATATCAACAACGGCTCCGATATACATCGCTATTTCAATAAAGTTCAGCCGGAGCGCCTGACTACTAGTCGAGCCTATCGCGGTAATGCGATTGAAGTTCAACGCCACGGTAGCCGCTAATGCCCCTACAGCCAGCCCGAGCCCAGCGACAGCCAGCGCAACAGGACCACCTAATAGAAACACCAGCCCACCGAGCGCCACGGACACCGCACCTACGGCTCCGACTGCTGCGAAGAACGCGGCGACTGCCGCTATTATCACCGGAGGCAGTTTGCCGATAAACAGCACCACTTCCGGGAGTATCCCGTTCAACGTCTGTAGCCCTGAAGCCAGCCCCGGTCCGAGCGAATTTACTAACTCTAATCCCAGCGCTTGGAAACTGTTCGCAAGAATGCTCGCCTGAGCCCCGAGCGTCCCCATCACGCGATCAAAGTCTTGTTGAGTCGGCTTAAGCTTCCCAGCCATCACGTCGTTCAGTTCCACAAGTCGATCCTTGTAGTCCTGAGCTGCCGTAGTGGTCAGCATAATAACGCCGATGCCGCCCCTCATAGCAGGCACCAGCTTTAGTATCTCGGCCGTATTTCCGCCGACCGCCTTTGAGATATCCTCTAGTACCCCGGACAGCCCCTTGGAAGCCAAACCAGCCTGCGAGAAGTCATGAACAAGGTCGATCCCGGTCGCCTTAGATAGCCGTGCTACCTCTTCCGCTGCCTGCTTCGACGGATTAGCAATCTTAACGATAGCCCCCTGAAGCAAAGTCGCCGCCTGCGCCGCTGAGAGCCCCGCGCTGGTCAGCGACGACAACGCAGCCGAAGCATCAACCAAAGAGATACCCATCGCGTGAGCTATAGAAAACACCCGCCCGGTCACCGCCGTAAACTGTTCGAGGGTCTGCCCGCCCCTTGCAGCCGCAAGGTGCAGGATATCCATTGTCTGCGCGGCCTGCGCAGCCGGAATCTGGAATGTATGCATCGCCACGGCGAGCGCCCGCGTGGTCTGTTCCGCGTCCGCTCCGGTCGCCACAGCCGACTTCAACGACGCCTCTACAACGAGATTCGCATCGGCGAAATGGAACCCGAAGTTAGCCGCCTGCATATACGACTTGCCTATTTGATCCATCGCTACGGGCGTAGACAACCCGAGTCGTATCACCGACTGTTGCAGGTTCGCGAACTCCGCCGCTGACATCGAGGTATTACCCGCGACATGAACAAGCTCTTGCTGTAGATCACTCCCTGATTTTATAAGTACCCCAAACGCAGCGCCGACCGCCGCTAACGCCGTTCCGCCCATCACTAGCCCGGTACTCATCGAGCGAATGCTCGACCCTAAGTTCGTCGTCTCCGTTTGCGCCCTCTTAGCAGCGGCTTCCGCCTCCTTCATTGCCGCCGCTTCTTGTTTAAGAGCATCACCAGCCTTCTTAGCATCGTTCGCTAGCTGAGCTTTATCAGCGCTCAGCCCGCGAGCCGCCGCTGATAGTTGCCTATAGTCTTCCTTGAGCGTCTTAACCTGAGCGCTATTGGACCCGAACTTAGCCGTAGCATCAGCGATCTTTTGCGCCATCTCCGCCATCTGAGATCGCGTATCCAACAACTCTTTCTGAAATGAGTCTGCCTCTGCTTTAGCCGACGCTAGCGCGGCCTTTAGCCCGCCAAGATTTCCCTGTAGCTGCTGAACGCCTACCGCTGCCTGTTGCGCTTGAGCGCTCATACTAGCGCCGAAGCTCCCGCCAGCCTGCGATAGCGCAGCGGTCATCTGCTGTGCCGTCTCAGAGACGATCTTTCGGGCCTGTTCCGACTTCGCCTGAAGGTCGGATAGATCGCCTGTGAAGAACGTCTTTAGCTCGGCAATTTCCGTTAAGGCTTCGCTGCTCATAAACAAAGAGAGTCACGTTGACGTGACTCCCTATCTCCCGGTCTTTCTCCTGATTTCCGCTTTGCGCCTCATCTGGTCTTCAGCCCTTGACCGCGCTCGCATATAGGTCATCAGCCGTCGCTTTGTCTCCAGCGACGTATCGTCATATTCTTGCTCCGTCCAGCCAGTTTCGAGGATTATCTGAACGTCCGGGAGCCAGCTTGGAGCGTCCTCCATTCGGACCAGCCCCGGAGCCTGCATCATCTGGCTGATCCACCGTTCTTCCTCGTCACTTTTCCCCGGCCAATTACCTCCATGAGCCACCCGCGAAGATCGCCAGCGAACGTATCAGGAGGCTCTTCACCTTCCGCACACGGCTTATTGAAGTCCAGCTTCTTCCCCCGCCAGCCAATCGTGTGATCGTCTACTACGAGGGAGAAGAACTCCGCTCTCAGCAACTCGTAGGCGGACGGCATCTTGAGCAGCCGGTCGATCTCGGCTCGAATCGCCTCATGCTTATCCTTCCATTCCTGTTCCAGCTCGGCTATCTGACGTTCGAATCCGATCCGCGCCGCATCCGCCGCCTCAATCGCTTGCTCCGGCGTCCTGTCCCCGTCCTCATAATCCGAGTCCTTTACAGCATCGAGCTTCCGCTGTAGCCGCTCAATCTCGCGACTGGGCTTGCACCGGGATAGCTGCTGCTGCTGGAACTCAACAAGAGCCGGTAGTTGTACGATCTCGTTGAATCGCCTGTTGATCACATTCAGATGCCCGGACCGCAATGCCCTGATCCTGATATCAAACCGAATCTTTCTCTCCGGCTGGCTCTTATCCGGCGTCCACCACTGGGTCACTATCTCCCCGGCGTACTGATCCAAACTGAACAACCCGGCAGTATCTCCAGCCTCTATCGATCCAGGCCCCGCCGACCCCGACCCCGCAATCGTGTTCTCGACATCGGCCTCTAGATTCTCGTCCATAACATCTCCCTTTCGATGAAAAAGGGGAGCCGCCGCTCCCCGGATTCTCCACAGAGGACCTCGTTTTGCGCACGCACCGATTAAGATGCCTTTGGCTCTTCCTTTTTCCTGAACCCCATCTTATGAAATACCAGAGCCTCGCTTATCAGCTTCATATGCGGTTCGATATGTTCCTCTTCGGTCGGAGCATCGACCAGCGATTGCCGAATCTCTTCCTCTGTCCGGGCTGCGTAATGCGACATCGGGAAGTTGAAGACATAGCCGTCTTCGTACTTCGCACGGTTCGGAAACTCATCAAGCGGCTTCGTGACCGGCGCTGTTGTTTTCCCCGCTTCTTCCACCGCCTTTGCTGTCGCTGGTTTTACTTTCTCTTTGTCTTCCACCTTACCCTCCGTCGAAAGTCACGTTGACGTGACTATAACGTTGCTGCTTCGTTGATTACCGTAAACTGACAGCCGTTCAACGTAGCCGTCTTCATCATCCACAGCGGGATATCCAACACGTCCAAGCCCTCCATATCCGCTCTCTTAGGCCACCCGCTCGCAGCCACAGCCATGTCCGCTTGGAATAGATAGTTCACCGGAGCCACTCCCGGAGTTCCAGTCGCCGGAGTCGCCGTACCGCCCGTCAGCCCCGTGCTATCCGTTGTAACCTGCGCGACATTTCCGAGGTAGGTCGGGAAGGTAATCGTATAGACACCTGTTGTCAGCGATACCGTTACGTCCTTCGCGCCCCGAACCACCAGCGCGTTTATCAACGCCTGTAGCGCTGCCGCTGAGATATTCCACGCCAATCCAGTTAACGACTTGCCCAGTATCCCCAGAACCCATGTCCCGGATGTGCCGGTCATCGTAACCGTTTGAACCTCCGCCGTCCCCGCCGCTATCTGATCGCCGAAGACTGAATAACGCAGGTAGGCTATGGTGTTCCCGCTCACACGGGTCAACCAAGCCCACCCGTCGGCGTCCGCTCCAAGTTGAATTTGCCCGTCTGCCGTCCCCGGCTTCTTGCGAATCACAGCGTCATAAGCTCCGGCGAGTGCGCTGTTCATCGGATGGATAACCCCCCAACGGTCCGCCAGATTTAGGTCCCAGACGAACCCGCGCCCGAGCGCCGCGCCCGAGTCCAGCCCAGAGAGCGACGCGGCGATAATCAGATCAGACTTGAGCGGATCAGGGGTCTTCTGCGCAGTCACAGTCGGAGAACCTGCGAGAGTCAGACCGTCTTGAACGCTATCGCGAATCAACTGGCCTTTTCCCGCGCCGTCGAACACCGTTTCGTTCAACGTCGCGTGGAAATGAAGGGAATTCAGAAAGCAATCTATCGCTCTCTGGAATCTTACGGAGTCACCGAAGTCGTTGGAGAAATACCGGGGCTGGGTCGTTCCCGGCGTGTATACCCGCTGCTTCCCCGTTACCCCCACGGTCGTCGGAGAGACGGTCCCGAACATCGCCTCAAGCGCGTAACAAACGCTTACGAAGTCTATCGCCTCGCCAGACATCACGATATCCGAATCCACCGTTCCGTGCTGAACGGCTGTTGGGAACTCTTCGCCGACCGTCCCAATAGCCCGCACAGGGCCAGCAGCGGAAGGCACGTAGCTAACATCCGGGAACTGCTTGTCCGGGGTTACCCCATAGCCTAGTCCGCTCGTTTGAAACCCGAAGTAACTCTTGTCGCTTATCTTTGCCTGATCAGCCATGTCTCTCCTACGATGCGGACAACCTTGCCGCTATGCTGTAGAGCCCGCCCAGATACCGAAACGGTTTCCCGGAACCCTGCGGGGCCAGCTTAATAGAACGACGAAACGCGCAGGTTTGGATATACCCGCCGCCCGTAACCGACCCGTTAAACCCGTGGAGCCGCTGAAAGATTCTCGCAGAGATAGGAACCAATCGCTCAAAGGACTCCCACTCGTCAATCCCGAATACCTGATACTCCGCTGGGGACCAAACGATAGTATCACCGTTGCCGTACAACACCCGGCCAGCCGCTTGAAGATTGAACACAACACAAGGATAGAGCGCTTCCCGCTCCGCTGCTGTAGTAGCCTGCGGCAAGTCCGTATCATGAAGCCCCTGAACACCCAATGCCCGAAACGTTGGGTCATCCCAAAGCCTGTCCATGAAAGCCGCTGCAACAACATCAGTGTACTCGCTTGCCATATCACGTTAACGTGACTTTCTATCCGAACACCTGCGCTTGATCTTCCACAAGCTGATCACGCACGTCCCTGCAAGACTGTGAGAAATAAGGATTGGCCGGAACGAACGTCCCAGACTGCGTATGATGCCCGCCGTTCACCCACCTTGCATAAGCTTTTCCAGCACTCTCATCGCCGTAACTACGGAGCAACAACTTCGTCGGCTCCAAGAGTTCAGCAACCGAAGAACTCGCAAGCGCTCCTGTTAGCCGGGGAACCAGCGACTGTAACCGCTGGTCGCCGAGATCGCGAGCTTTAACATAAGCTCCCTGTACGCGCTTAATCGCCGCAGCGACTACCTGCGCCGTTCGATCTCGGACTACCACGGTGCGACCCCAAGCCATTTATGTAACCTCTTCCGCTGCCATCACCCTTAAGATTTCATCCGAGGCGTATCGCGGGCCGATCATCCTGAACACCCGGTTATCGAGCGTTGCTACCCGAACCCTGTCAGTGTTTTTGATGTCGGTCCCGTTTTTGAACATTACGTTGAATGCCCCTTCTGAGACTATCTGCTCGCCAGCCACTAATTCCATCGGGGTTTTCTGCGAATACAACACCGCCATCTTCACATCGTTCGCAACCACGGGCCACGCATCGCTCCCCGCTGGTTTCCGCCCCCCTCGACCGTCAGTCGTCAGATTCTGTCGCAGGATCGCCCCTCGATCCCTTAGCCACTTGACCGCCAACGCTCTTGCGAAAGTTACGTTTCTCACTCACGCACCCCTTCTCCCGCAAGCTAATCCAAAGATCGTAGGCCGGTCGTCAACTACAACTACAACACCCGAAACAACTGCGTCGATCTCCGACTCTGCGCGACCAGTCAACTGCGATACCAGTTCGTTTAGATCGACCATCTGTCTCTCGTAGGTTTCCGACCCGCCAAACGTCTCTTTCTTGACCCAGGGAACTACGAAAACCAGCGACGCTGCGGTCAGTAGATCAGCCGCGTTGTCCAGTCGCCTCGCATCGTCGTTCGTCCTGCTCGTCCATTCGGGGTCCCGGCGCTTAACCTCTCGAATTACCGCCCCCGCGTATAGTTCGAGATTGATAACCGCATCGGACAAAACCTCTTCGGTTAGCGAAGCGTCTAGCGAAGCCCTCACGTGCGCGGGTGTAACGGTGATAGTGTTCGGCATAAAATCACGTCAACGTGACTTTTTTAGACTTCGACCAAGATACCGTCGCGGATCAGCCGGGATACCTCAGCGGTCACAGCGACCTTGACCGGCTTATCCCCGGCTACGAACGCTTCGCCGCCCGGATGAGCAGCGTTCCGTTCGTACAACGCTACTGGATTCCCGCTGTCCGGCTTAGCCGGGATTGAGGAACGTACCGTTGTAAACTTGACCTTCGACTTCGCTTCGGGCTCGTCTTCTTCTGTCTTTGCTTTCACGTCTTTGTCAGCCATCATGTCTCCTGTCTTTTTAACTCGTCGTCGTCTTCGCTGTCCGTAGCTAAATACTACGCGTTGACATCCAGAACACGAGCCGCGTTTACATCGAATTTACTGAACCCTTCAGACTCGGTCATCGCAATCTGCTTGACCTGCCGCGTGATTACATTCTGAACCTCTTCAATCGAAGCTCCGATCTCGAACACTCGCTCGATAGCGAATCTTCCGTCCACTCCAACGATCTTGAGATTCGGCGCGTCGTCCGTCCATCCGAGTCCGACATTGTCGGCCAGCCCCGGATTGATCTGTCTGAATCCCCCGAACCCGCTCGGACCCTGCAGGAACACCAGCGGGACGTTCGCGGACCCGACGTTGAGCAGCATCATCTGAAGCGCGGTTGCTTCACGTGTCAGCGCGATGTTAATCATATACGGATTCTTGAACTTCATCTTGAACGCCAGCCACCCCCTGAGCGTCAACGTTCCCGCCGCCGCAGCCGGGTCGAGGGTAGTCAGGTTGTAGGACGTAGCCGCCGTATTCGCGTTTCCGTCACCGCCGACGAGCACGTCGATCACCGCCCCGACCTTATCGACCTCGGCTTGAACGGCCATTAGCTGAATCGTTAACGCGATTCGGTCAATGCGCTGTCTCCGAAGGCTTTCGTAAGTAGCCTCCAACACGCGCCCGTACTTCTTTACCCTGATCTCACGATCCGAACCTTGGAGCATCAACCGTGGTATCTCAGCGCCCTCGGCGACCCGCGCCATGTGCTGTTTGGAAGTATCGTTTGTGAGATAGAACGCCTGATAAACGCCGGTGTCTATCGGAGTGTTGATTGCAACCAACTCGCTCAGCGGGATAGCCGGAGCTATCTGCTCGGACAGCCGCGCCGTGGTCGCAAACGCAATTTGGTTGGCCGCCGTACCCGCGCCTGAGTCCTGCGAGGTATACACAGCTCGTTTCATCACCGGAGCCCCGACCGCCGCTCTGCGCCACTCGCGAGCGATAAACTCGGGAACAAGACACCGCGCCGACGGGTCGTCCAACATCTCTTTGAACAACGAGGCATAAACCCCGGCCTCCGGCAAAGAGCGCGTCCTGATATCCGATAACATCAACAGCCGCTGAAAGGCGTCCAGTCCGTCTTTCTGCTCGCGCTCTGGGTATTCGCGTTCCAGATATGCCGACAACGACATCCCTTTGTCATATGCCCGCTTATACAACTCAACTCCGTTCTCCGGCTTCAACCCGCGCAGAAACTCCGCTGGTCTGGGATACGCCTGCGCAAGACTCGTATTGATCTCCATTGTAGGTGCCTCCTAAGTCCTTTTTGTCGAGCCGGAGCCCGAGATTACAGAATTACCTTTACAGCGTTCGTAACACTGTTGTCGATGATCCGCCCGCGAGCGAGCACAAGCTCCGCTGCCGTACCGCTCGCAGCCTCGCGAATGTAGCCCTTGGCCGCGATAAGCAACGCTCCGACGATCTTCTTGTTGTTCGTCAAAGTCGCCCCAGTACCCGCTGGCAAGGTCATCCCGCCCTCGATCTGCACATTACAGACATCGGGCTCGACCTGTACGAGCTTCCCGGCCACGGCTTCGCCGTCCGCTACAAGTCCAACGATCCCGTCATCAGACAACGTAACCGCGAGTCCTACCTGCGCGGCTCCGCCTACCTTTGTCTTGTCGTAGACGATACTGGAATCGAATTTGAAGGTCGCAAACGCCTCGTCGATCCCTTCGAAGTCTATCACTCTCGGATCAGCCATTTCGATACCTCCCGGTTATCTTTCAAAACCCAAGCCAAGTCACGTTGACGTGACTATCTGTACGCGGCAACCGGCGTGTCATGCCGTTGCTGCGCCGGGCTCTCTGGACTGTCGTCTGCGGTCGAACGCCCGCCCGGAAACAGCTTGTCACCCACAACGCCGTACTGCTTCGCCCGCGCCTTCAGATGATCAAGGTCGGCTGTCGCGAGAATCTCGCGCTCGCCCTTTTCGTCGTAGCTCTCGCCGAACGCTCGCTTACCCTCGGCAACGACCTGATCGATCAGCGACGTGCGATACTTCTCGCCATCAGCCGCCTTCGCTCGCAGCGCCGGTAACTCCGCGTTCGCGGCCCGCAACGTCCCGATCTCGTCGGTCATCGCGGCGATAGCAATCGGAATCTCTTGAGTTTCCGCGAAGCCTGCTTTGGTCAACAGCGTTCGTATCGCGTTTTGAAACGCCACATCGTCGGGATGTCGCGGAACAACAGCCGGTGGATCGCCCGCACGAACGTCGGGAGCTTCCTTCTCTTTTTCCTTATCAGCCATTTCTTTACCCCTCTCTGTCGTGCCGAGCGCATAGACTTGCTTTGCCTCGGGAAGTTTAAGACCGATACCGCGATAGCGATCTTCCAGAAATCGCGCTTCCTTCGGAGTCAGCCGCCCAAGCGCCGCCTCTGCCTGAGCCTTTAAGATTGCCGCGCCCGGAGTAGCCCCGTCGTAGACGATACTCTGCTCAGAGGCATGTGCGTTGATAATCTTGCCAGTACAAACTACGCGAGTAATCACCCCGCCCTCGCTCGTTATCTCGTAGGTCATCCCCGGAATATGCGGACAGTCCCATCGGTACAGATTCTCCCCGCAGATATCACAGCGACAGCCCGCGAAGACGTTCGGGTCCGTGTTCTGAAAGTAGAATCCAACCGAAGTATCCGTAGCGATTCCCGCCCGTACATGCCGAATAAAATCATCGGAGCTGGCGTAGGAACCGGCGTTGAACTTCACGCCGGGCAAAACCAGAAAATCCGCAACCGTTCGACCGCCGTTCGCCGTCTGCTCGAACGCGCCGGTCAACGATCTTCCGGGTCCAATCGAGTAACTGGCATGACTGTCTTGAAAGGCTATTCCCGCCTTCGCATCTTCGGCGAAGTTTTTCAACGAACTTTCGTCCATTCGAGTGTAGTAGCTATCGAGCTGCTCGTTGGACATCTCACAGGGAAAGAAAAACGGAGGAGTTTCATCGAAAACAGAGGGGTCGAAAGCGCGGTCCGCTTTAGCCAGTCGCAGCAACGTCTCGGTATCCATCGCGCGACTCAGTATCCGCGAGGGAGCCGCGAACTTCATCCCGTCAGTTGAAATCTCGTAGCCGGTTTGTTCACTCATCGCTTACGTCTTCACTTGCCTGCTCAAGTAAACTTTCAAGCTCTTGCACCGCCCCGTGAATCGCGTTGAAGTTGGCGAATGCTTGACGTTCCTGTCCACGGCGCTCTTCAAGTCGCCGCTCGATTTCTTCGCGGTTAAGAGCCATTACGAAATAGACGCGAACTGCCACTTGCTACCGTCCGAAGCGAACAATTTTCCACGCCCGGTTGCGTGACTCGTAATGCCTATGCTCCCGGCTGGCGCAGTCGTTGTGGTAGTATTCGCAGTTATTGCAACTTCCAGGGCGACGAACCATTGTTGATTTGAGAAACGTATCTCACCCTTGCTTGGTATCAGAGCGTTATAGCTCAATGCGGCTGCGTGCGGGTCGTAAAGATCAACGCCAAACTCCGGTCCGCTGCCGCTGTTGCTATTGAGATGCCGAGCTGCAAACATCGCGCGAGGGTTAACACGTCCTCCGTCACCACCGATGACCGCAATGATTGCACCGTCAGGCTTGGCCGTTGGATTGCCTACGTCTTCGCCAATCTCGCCTACAACACCACCAGTAGGATAGAGTGATGCTACCTCGCCGGGTACGTTATACTTGCCGATAAGCCCGGCCACGTAGTTAGCTCGATTAGTCAGCGCCGACTCCGCAAGTGCGTTCCCCATAATGGGCGCAAGATACTTGGAGCTGGCTAGGGAGTCGCTACCAACACCCGCTCCGAGGTTCAAATCAACCCCGATCGGCTGATACGAGCCAGCGCCGCTATAGCTCTTAGCAATCTGAACCTCGTTCGTCTTGAGTTCGTCAAAGTTTGTTTCGCCCATCTTCCCGACTCCCTCGTCACGTTGACGTGACCTGTTGATGGTTAAAAGCTAGAATGTAGGTTACATCGCGCATCGTATCAACCATTTCCAGCCGCGTCAAGCCTAGATTTCAATATTTTTCCATCACGGCCTTGTTACTTGTTATCACCAGACCGCATCAGCCTAGCCCAGAGCATTCGAATCGCGTCTTTGATTGTTTGCCACATTATTTGATCGCCGCTCCCGATCCAAAGTCCGTCCCATGATCAGCGCTAGAACTCAATCTATGTTACGGCCCGAAACGAGTTGGAATATCAAGACAATCAGCGCGATAATGAGCAGCAGATGAATCAGCCCGCCGCCAATACCGCCGATCAACCCGAGTAGCCATAATACGAGAAGGATGACGAGAATTGTCCATAACATCGACCTAACCTCCGTTTTGATTGCTTGTATCACACAAGAAAAGGCGCGTCAACCGTAGAATCACGTCAACGTAACTTTTAGTCCCGTGCTTTGAATCTTAGGATCAACCGCTGGACATCCGTAAAGGCTGCTTCCAAGGCTTCGCGGTCCCTAAACGTTGCTTGCCGTGAAACCGCGTCAACAAAGATTGCCGTGATAAGAATCTGCCCGAGAGCCAGCAATCTCGCTTCGTAACTCACAGAGTTCGACAAAACAAGAGACTGCAACGCCTCGTAGCCGGAATTGATAGTCTGCGTTACGGCCTGTATAAGCGACGTTCCTTCGTAAGCCGACTCAAACCCTTGGGATGCTCCTAAAAGTGCCTCTAACGCGCTCCCTGCGCCGCGTAGCACCATCTCTCGCGCTTCTACGGTCCCCGTTGTATCAGCGAGAAGCCCCTTTAGGGACTCGAAGACGCCGTTGCGGAGCGCAGCGACGGTCTGCAGCGATTCGATTGCTGTCTGCGTATCCTGCGTCAACCCGCGATTGGATTCGTAAGCCATAGAGCGAGGCGAGTCTACTATCGCCCCGGCTTCGAACGATCCCGTCCGGTCCGCTGTTAGAGCAGCAGTAGCTTCTACTTCGCTGCTTTGCAACCCGCTCAATTGAGTCAGAGTCTCCACGACTCCGGCGATCAACTGCGCTAGCCCCGTACCGCTCTCGATATTGCCAACTCTCACCGCATCCAATGCCTGGTTTAATTCGAGGTTAATCATCGCCTCTTGGAAGACAACAGAGGGAGCGAGCGATTCCAGGCCCGCTGTGATCCCGACGTTGATTATCCCCAACGACTCGAAAGCTGCTTGTGCTGCTCTGACTACTACGGCCAACGCCTCTACGGCCCCCGACAGAGCGAAAGCGATTCCTAGCCGAGATTCCAGTGCTGCCGTTTGTCCGCCGAACGCGAAGCCCAGAGACTCGACCGGGAAAGACTGTTCGCTGAGCAACCGGCCAAGCGATTCAAATCCAGTCGTGCGATCAACAAGCAAGCCCAGCGCCGCCTCTATGCTAATCACAGCCGTATTAGCAATCAACTGAGCCGCGACCTCATAGGGAAGAACCTGATCCTGCGCTAGCCTAAGCTGGCTCTCAATCGCTCCGACTACCGCAGCGGAAAGCTCCTGAACCGATTCTAGACCACCAGAACGAGTTTGAGCAATACCCTGTCCAGCTTCTACCGGCATCTCGGCAGAACGCGCTACAGACCCCGCCGCCTCCAATACATTAGCGAACGTCCCGGATAACACCGAGAGCGCTTCCAGTACCGCATCGAAGCTTCGGGCCATCAACTGACTTGCTTCTACCGCTCCGCTCTTTGTTACTGCTAACCCCTGACCCGCCTCTAGCGAACTCATAACACCGTTGGCTACCATTCCAGCCGACTCTAACGGGGTCGTCAACGAACCGGATAAGCCGTTCAGCGCCTCTACAGCCACGACATTAGCGAGCGCGATCAACTGCTGGGCTTCGATACCCGCGCTCCGCGCCTGAGATAACGCTTGCATAGCTTCTATGTTCAGAACAGAGGACAAAGAGACAGGACCACGCGATTCGAGAGCGCCCGAAGTTGTAAGAGAGATGCCGATAAGACTTTCAAGGGCGAAGGTCAGAGACTGCGCAATTCCCTGATTAAATTCAAAGCTCTCTGACCTAGTTTGCGTAACCGGCTGTTGAGCTTCCAGATTCGCGATGAGAGCGCGAGTAATTACCCCGAGCGCTTCAATAGCTACAACCGTAGACAGAGACAGTCCGGCCCGAGACTCTATTACCCCTGTATGCGCTTGACTGATCAGTAACCCAGATTCGATATTGCCGGTTCTGGTTTGAGACAGAGGTTGAGAGGATTCTAGATTAACCTGCTTAACAGGGAATAACCCTAGTTGAGATTCAAGAACAGCGCCTATCGTCTGGAAGACGAATATAGGATCGGTCGGAGGAATCCAGCGCCGCTTCTCAGCCGGGCGTCGATACGGTCGCCGGTAAACATAGACACTCATCAGAAGCTCTATCCAAGCTCTTCAACCCAGAGAGTAGCCCGAATCGTAACTGCGTCTGCGGGCGCGGCGCTCTGTACTACTACGCGTTCGGCGTTTACGGCCATGAACGCTTCTTCGGGTGCAAACGCCATATCGAAGCCCGCACGGGTGTTCCAAGCGTCTTCGAATAGTACCACCGGAGTACCACCCGTTGCCTGAGTTGTATTCATCGTCTCAGCGGTAAAGCCTGCCGCAGCCGCAGAAGAATTGACGGGCCTCGGGGTCGGAGCGCTACCGCCTGATCCAGAAGTAGAGTGCGCGCGCTGGATAGTCAGCGCTAGCTGTTCTTCTTCCGTAGTCGGCTCGGAAGTCTGTGCGATTCTTATTCGCAAAATACGCACGGGCTTGGCTGCGGCTGGATTCAATTCGAAGAAATCAAAAGCCGCCGCAGGACTCGCAACCCCAGATATAACAACCGTATATACTCGTCCCATCATCGCCTTAACCTCATGTCTTGTCCCAATGAACCGCGCCTAGGAAGAAACACCGCTTCAACGGCTGGCGGGACTTCCTTGAATGCAATAAACACGCTCGCCGTGTCATCGGCGGTCCATGTAGGATCGGAGGTATCGCCTGTGCCGGTAAGAATCCGGAACTCCCCGTTCACGGCGATGTTAGTCACGCCGCTTCCACCAGAAGTCCCCGCTAAGCCGGAGAATCCTGAATAGCCGGTAGTCTTTGTGAGAGTAGCAGTTGGATTCTCGTGAGCGAGCCCACGAACAAAAAGGTATTCGGCGCTGGGCAGACCAGAAATCGTCATCGATCCCGGATCAGCCCCGTCATTCGCAAGATCAACAGGGGTACCCGCAACTTGCACCGTACTTCCGGCGCCAATGGAAAACCGCTGAGTCGTGAACGCCTTTGCGGTCCGCGCATCGCTAAAGTTCACAGTGATGACATCAACGCCTACTACTAACGCCGTGGTTAATACGGAATAGAACACCGCGACAGTAACCCCGGCATTAGCCGCCCCCTGTGCATTACAAAACTCTCGCGCCTTTGTCCACGTATTGCCCTTCGTATCGGTAACAGACGTAAACTCATTCGTGTTGCCATCGGCAGTGGCCGCGTTGTCCTTACCAACGATCAGGACCAGAAGATTACCGGCACTGACCGCCTGCATTACACCAGCACTATTTGCTATAGACGACGCGGAAGTCTTATCACCGACCGCGACATTGTTTCCCAAGTCCGCAAAGGCCATTTTAGGTCTTTACTGCACCGTGAATTCTATTTCCGCCGTAATGTACTGCTGACCAGACACCAACTTTTTCGGCTGCACCGCCATCGCTGCTTCCCATACGCCTACGCAATCGGGTGTATAATCCACCGCAACCGTAATCGTCTGACCCGCTGCTATTGGCACATCGTTTTGAAGCAAGTAGAACGGCGTACAGCCCGCGACGTTGCGATACGTGTAAAGCTGCGTGTGATACAACACAAGATCACGGTTGCCGTCGTTCGTAACCGTGCCCACAATATGAACCGACTGACCCAGCGTGATCGTTACCGGATCAACTGAAACCGTCGCACTCAGCCCCGCCGGAACCGCGTGAGCCGAAACAAACAGAACGCAGAGCGTCAAAGATGTGAGCAATAGTCTTTTCATTTTCGTCTTCCTTCTTTCGTCACGTCAACGTGACTTTGTTTATACCCGCTTCCGAATAGGCAGCTCAATCGTCTGCTCGGTAACGAGTATCTGGACCCCGGAGGCGTCTACGACTTCTACTTCCGCCTCTAAGAGCCCAGCAATTACTTCTTCTGACGTAAACTGATATTCGACGTTTGGAGGGGTGACCGTCATCGGCCTAGTTATCAGATCGCCGTCGCCTATCCGGTATCGCAGGGTCGCCGTAGAATCCGCTAGCCCCGGCAATTCCTCTCCGGCTGTATTCAGACACGTGACGGTCAGGACGGGAGTAGTACCGGCAACCATTCTTATTCCTCTGGAACACGGCGAACCGTCGATTCAAGCCCGCACTTCGGGCACTGGATACTGTGAACCTCGCCGTCGAACGGAATTGCGGAGATAAGCTCGTCCAATCTCTGCCCGCAATACTTCCGAACCTGTAGCTTATTCTCCGGTGCTCGGACAAGCCAGTACTGCTGGCCGCGATAGATCACCGGACCAATCGCTCGCAGAGTATCGGGAGCAATCAGAGCCTCGTAGTCTTCCTCGTTCAGAATCGGAGGCTTCATCCTCTGCAACAACGCCTTTACCTGCTCTTCCGACTCTAGCACCGCCCCCGCACAGCGGTTCTCAATCACGAGCGGCTCCCCCGCCAGCTCTGAAGCCGAGACGACTCCTACGTCGTCTTTCGAAATAGTTACGCTTTCGCTCATCACTATTCTCCTATTAGACGGTATTGCCGCTCAACTGAGTAGAAAACGTAGACCGCTTGGGCGTATCATTCGCGGCCAACGTCATCTCAACCCAAACACCGATAGCGCTCGCCGCTGCGAGAACCCCGCCCGGTACGCTCTGCGACACGTTGTCGTCAACGAACGTGACTCCGCCCGGAGCCGTCAATCTATTAGTCACCGTCCCAGTGTCATCAACGGCGGTCGCGCAGGCTATTCGAATGATTGCCAGAGGATCGGCGGTCAACTTTACCGCCGCTGTGGTCAATGTCAGAGTTGCGTGAGTGTTCTTCAGAAAGAACTTCTCATAGAAGATTTTCTGCGAAGCGCCGGACGCCGAATCGTAGAAGAAAATGCGCGTTCGGAGAATCCCGGCCTCCAACGTCGCTACGGTCACCCCGCCGACGCTCCGCCTGATCGTCACAGTACCCGCCGCCGCTGATGCCAGCAACGCCTTCAAGAACCGCTCAATCACCCCTATGGTCGAGAATATCACAGCGGTTACCCCATTGAGCGCCTTCGTCTCCGATACGATCGCTCCCGCCGTGTTCCGTCCGGTGATGGTCAAGTTCATCGTATCAGCGGCATTATCCGACAATGCTTCAAGATCGTCGTTCGCCGCCAATTGCGTAAACTCAACCTTCCCGGTCGTGGAAATCGCTCCGCCTTGGGTTGAAACGTCATCTTCGGCGTGAGACGCCGCCTGAAATGCCTTGAGGTCTGTTGCAGCAATTGACATATCCCCTCCGAGTCCAGTAGATTACAATGGACGGTATCACGAACGGTCTAGCGCGTCAACCGTAGAATCACAGCCTCCGCTGCTTCCTCGCCGGTACCGGCCTCTGTTCTCTCGGTAGCCGAATCGTTCGAGGATCGTAGCGTTTATCGTCACGTTGACGTGACTTTTCCGACTCGCGTTCGGGTTCTGGTTTCGGTTTGTTAGTCTTAATCACCTTCACGAATATCCCCTTGCAGAGTACAAATAGAAAACCGAAGTCGGGATGTAACGGATGATCGATTACCTTCCTCTCACACACCGAGCAGGTTGTTAACCCGTTCAACTCGACATACACAGGGACTTCCATCAGGCCGCTTCCTCGCTTTCCGCGCCCAGGGACTGGGCGCTAACTTCGAATATTATGTCGCAGTTGCAGCCGCTTCCGCACTGTCGAGAGCCCGGCTCCGAGAGAGTGCCGACCGGGACTGCGCCTAGTTCGGTTTCGGCGATACAGTCACCACAAGATTGAGCGCTCGCGCCCAGTACGTTGCGCTCTAGCATCGTTTCTGACGCCATCGCTTCTCTTAACCGCGCCGCTGCCCAGTAGGTACTCCGTCCGGCTCTCGCGTAGCTCGCCGCTCGATTCAAGAACTTCTCTCCAAGCAGACTCCGGTCAATGTTATCAACCTGAGCCGCGAATCTGTTGAAGTAAGCGAATTCCCTTTGAAGGCGTCCGCCCAGAGAACCCCAACGAGCCGCCGTCATCTGACTCTTCCCGCCGTTAGCCAAAATAGCGAGCGCCCGGTGTAGATTCTTGATCTCCTGCCCTGATTGAATCGCCCACTCTGCGCTGTTTATCGTTCCGGCAAGGTATTCGCTGCCTATCTTCCGAAGATTGCTCTGGGCTTGCGAGATTGCCATATCGACCCAGTCTATGATCCGTTGGGGAGCCACGGCCTGTCCGTTAGCCCGCCAGATATAGACCCGCTTCGACTCCGACCAGAAGAAGGGAACAACTGGGCGGCGATCTTGCTCTTGAGGATCAGACTGTGGCATTAGCTATCCCTGTAGGCCGTACTTAATTCGAAGCTTTACCGGACTTGTATCAGCGCCTCGAACAGCTCGCTGATAACAATCTCCGCATACCTTACGTCCGTCTTCAGAAGGACGCTTAAGACACGCGGCACATAATCCAGCAGGCCGTTGTTGGCGTAACAAGGCAGGCGCGTTTATCGGGCGTCCTCGATTGCTCATGCCTACCCTTTCGACCTGCGCGGATCAGCCGAGTGCGGTAGCGTCCGCTCTTCCTGAAATTCATTTTGCTGATTGCGAATACGAAGCGAGAAGTTTAGACCTTGCTCAGCATGTAACTTGTTTAGCATGCTGCTTACCGACCGAACGAAAGCGGCCTTCGTTAACTTTATTACCGTTCCGGCCCTGCCAGCGCGGACGTTCCGTCCGTCAGATGTAAACCTCTCGTTCGTTACCGTCTGCCCGCTCACCGGATCAGTAAACAGCCAGAGCTTTCGCTTCTTGTCCCAGGTTATCTCGCAGCGTATCAATTTCGGCATAAACGCTCCCTTATTCGGTCGGCTCCGCGTCCAACAACCCCGCAGCGTCTTCTACCTCTTCGTTAAACCATTCAACTGCGTCATCGATCTCCGCCTGAGTCGGCGGTTGGCCGGAAGTGAATAACAAAGCCGTAGCCGCTGCGTTACGCTTCCCCCTCCGCCCTCGCTGACTTCCCGGCTCGGCGTTGATACTGGCAACCTGCCCACCAGCCCCGCTCAACGCCGCCCTTGGCTGCGGCTGGTCGGCTTTGTGCTTTACTCCGCTTCTTTCAGCCATCTCGTCTGGACCTATCGAGCCGTTATCAAAGAGCATCCGGGCATTGCGTATCTTTAGGTACTCAACCTGCGCGTCTCTCAGCAACTCTGCCGCCCGAAGTTCGCCGAATCGGAACTCCACCCGCGCTACAATTCCTTGAGCCCGGAGCGCGAGCGTCAATAGCCGCTCTAGAATAAACTCCGACATATGCTGAATGCTCTTGATACCCGCCGCCTGAATCTCCCATTGCCTGTTGGCGTTCGTGAGATTTCCACTTCCCTGCGCGGCCATCATCAACGGCATCGTTTTCAGCGCCTTGGTCAGCATACGCTCCAACGACTGAATCAGGTCGCCTACCCCTCCCAGATTCGCCTGCGTCGCAGCCCCTTTTGGAACATTAACCGTCACCATATCGAAATGTACGTAAGCATCATCCGGCTGCAACTTCGAATACGCAGACCTGATTTCTTCAAACGTCGCCGCAAACCATTCCTTTATCGACTGAGCATCCCCAAGGAGATTCGCGGGCATCAGCTTCTTCATCTTCTCCGCATCGATTACAAGGTCGAGCCTCGGATACCCTTGCTGCGCTACGACTCTTCGGAGATCATGAAGCAGCCCTATCAAAAACAGCGTGGCGAATATAGCCGGGTGAATCATTGGCCGACCATGCGGCTTGCCCGGTAGAGGATCAACCGGAGCGTAAACGACTGTCTGCCTATCTAGCGGAGTGAATCCCGGAACGCTATTCGTACCGGCGAAGATTCCCTGTTGCTGCCCTAACTGCCAAACCTGCCCGCGCTGAACATCAGCTATTCGTCTGAATCTAACCGTAACCGGATCAGGGGCCGCTATCTCCAACGGAATTCGCCCGCTCTCGTCCAGCACAAGTTCCGCGAGCATCCCGCCGCGCAGGAACGCAGCAATCGACAGCATATTGATCACGGTATCAGCCGGAACAACGTTCGGAGCCGCGTATACCCCGTGAAGCTGCGCGAGGAACGTGTCTATTGCCTTTTGCGCCTTTGTATCAATCGTCTCTTCGCTCGCTCCGGGCTTCAACGCCTTTACTTTCCAGCCGGGGTTGAATAGCCTCAAGAAGTCCCAGAGCCCCTTGCTTACATCCGGCGACATATCAACGAGCAGCTCGACCAGCCGCTTGATCGGCATCCGCTCCAACGTCCTTCCGTCGAGCCCATATTCTCTCCATATCTCATCGGGAGCCAGCGGAGCGATTACCCGCATACCAGAAGTAAACACGTCTTTAATTGAATCGATGCTAGCCCGCCCGCTGGGTAACGCACTTCTCGTTTGAAAGGACGGCACGAGCGCCTCAGACTTAGCTCTCCTGTGTTTCTTCCCCATCGGCTTCTCCCTTTAGAGAGTCACGTCAACGTGACTTTCATCGCCGTCGCGCAGAGCTGGATTACCTCAGACACTAACCTGAGCATTAACGAGTACGGTAAGCTCTCAAACGAGTCTTGATTGATCGACATCGGCTCGAAGTCATTCCGAGATTCGTATAAGTCCCAGGCCGTAATAACCCCTACACAGAAGTCGATAGCGCGTACCAGTTTTTCGTCTTTGGCTTGCGCGGCTTCTCTTTGGCCGGTTAGCTTCTTCCAGATCGCTATACACTTTCTCCAAATTGATGCGCACAGTCGGCGAATCCTACCATGCTTCATTTCCGGATTGAACACGGAGTTGAGCGCAAGTAGGTCGCCTCTACTGGGGTCAACGGTTACAGTTAGTATAAGTTCGCTGTTGATACTAATGCGGGTCGTTATCATAGGGTAGAATAGGAATTACCGCTTAGCACTCAATCTCTGTCTGGCGTCCTTCGCAGCTCTATCAGCCCGGTAACGAAGATCGTCCCGTAGAAGCATATAAGGAACAGAACCGTCTTCATTCGCCCCTTCTCCATCGCCGGATAATCCGGTAGTCTCGATAACATAGGAGAAGCTGGGAAAGTACCGGATAGACTAACGTGGTTAAGAAAACAAATCCCCAGAATACCTCAAGCGTTTCTCTCATAACTCGCTCCGTTAACTTGGCTTGCTATTCAGCGCGTTAAAGAACGCTTCCGGCTCCCTTACGTTATCGATCAGCTTTCCGTGCCAGTTCAAGGTTATCTCCATCGCCTGATCGTCGGTGAACCCTGTAGCGATAAGCGCAAGGTAGAACTCCCGACCACGAACTAGCATTGTATGGAGCGCTCGGATCATCGTGGACATCTTTTCCCAAACAGAGTCGCTATTCAAGTCCTCGCGCTCTAGCATGCGCGCTATATTACTCTGTGTTTTTAGGCACTTATCAACAAGACTGTCGGTGTGTTTTAGTTTCATTTTCCTTCCCACCAATGTGTAACACCAACGGTCCCGCGCCATTCTCTTGATTCCCAGATACTGCCAAATCTCCTATGCGAGTCTGTTGATGAAAGTAACCTTGCCTCCGGTTTCGGAAAGTCGTTCGGAGTATACTCCCCATGAACCGGAACCGCAAGTCCAAAATTAGGGAGCCGTTCTGTTACGTCAATCCACATAAAACCAGCTTTTTCGGGACGGGGAAGAAGCAGCTCAATAAGCTTCTCCCCGCCCCCTCGTCTGCGCGTCTGCTATCCGCGCCGACACCCTGAATAGTTCGAACACCGTTCAGTCTTCGGCCTATCCACATGAGACGGAAGTCGCTCCGCTGCGTAACAACTCAATCCTAGCCGCCGCTGATATCTCAGCGCCGCAAGACTCAGCGTTCGAATCAACCGCTCTGCCTCTCTTTGATCGCCATCTCTCAGTGCCCGCCGTAGCCTCTGAGCTGTTTCCACGCATAGCCCATGAGCCTGTTCGACCAGCGAGTCTATTCGCGCCCCGTTGATCGCTATCGGAGCAACAGCCTCTCTGAGCCGTTCCAACATCTCTGCCGCGTTAGTCATAATAGTCACGTCAACGTGGCTTTGTTCGCATGAAGCCGGATATCACGCCTTGATCATCAACCTCCGCTGTGATGAACCCCCATCCGTCCTTATTCGTTCCAAACAAGCCGTTCAGGAGTCCAAGTAGACCGACGCGAAGCTCTGTCGTACCATCGTCCGTATACGCCCTCCCCGGCCCCAGCGGCGAACCATCTTTCGGCCACCAGCCAACTTGAATCGTTGGGTGATCGCCGAGCGCTAGGTTACAGACTACCCGATGATCAACCAACTCGGTTATAGCCTTCCGATCAAGCCCGAGCGCTAGGTTCAAGAATGCTATCGCATCATCAACCGTAACTACATTCGGGAGCGATCCGCAAGTAACTAGAGCTGGGTCTACTGTCGTTTTCGCCTTCGGGTCAAATTCAAAAGGCGACTTTCCGCAACAAGGCATTAGCCCACTACCCGGCCCCGGATACATATGAGTCGCCCGAGTCAATTCTGCTTCCTGACCCGCCTCTTCTGCCTGCCCGAATCCTTCCGACATGTTTGGACCTCTTTCCGTCACGCTGACGTGACTTACTTCGTTGGGTACCACAACCGCAAAAGACTTCAACCGCGGTCAACTGAATCGCTCGGTTGAGCGAGAAACCCAAAGTTAACACCGTACGGTTCGTATTTAACAGACTGGCCTTCCTCGATCTTGTATTCTTTGGGCGCGATAATGTAGAAGCCAGGATCATCGCCATAGATCAACGTCCGATTTGACTGACGCGTGATCCGCTTCACAGCGAGCGTTTTAATGTCGTTCATCGCTATTCCCGTTTCGTCACGTTGACGTGACTTTCTTTAACTTACTTCTTCGGTACCACGACCGCGAACGCTTTAGTCGTTGACGCGCCGTGGATATCCGTCGCCTTAACCGAACACTCGTAGACGCCCTTTGCGAAGCTCCTGACCATCAGCGGCCCGGTCGCCTGTGATCCGTCTGAGCAACCCCATTCGATCAACACTGCGTCGCCGTCCGGGTCGCTTACAACGGCAGCGAACGACAAGTCTCGATTCTTCTTGGTCTTACTCGGCAACACGACCTGAAGACTCGGCGGATGATTAATCGGATCAGGATCAGGAGACTTCTCGATAGCCGAAGCCGTAACCTCGACAACCAAATCCTTGTCCGCTTTGATATCGTTGTAGAACGCCTCTGCCTCGACCCTGTACTGTCCCGGTTCGGTGAATTCGAGATCAATCGTTTGACCCGATACCATCCGGTCGCCCACGCACCACATATAGGTACTCAGCGTCTCCGAATCAACCGAGACGATCTTCAACGTGGTTCTGAACGGAGCAACCCCGCTCGTAGCCCCTACGACCTCGATGTCGTACTTCGGAGCCTCCGAGGGATTCCCGTCGCAGTCGCAATGGTCTGCGTTCGTCGCCCGAAAGTTCCAAGAATCAGCCCTGATATCCGCAAAGGCTGAGTGGCGCAGAAAGGAAATGTTCGTATAGAACGAGAAGCCGGGCTGAGAACCGGAGCCCGCAATATAGAACAGCCCCGGCTCCCAGAACAATACCACGAACTGCCCGGCGAACAGCTTGTCCCCCATCTTCGCCTCGTAGGTTAGCGCCTGCGTGTCGATTGTTAGGTTAATCCGGGGATCGCGCACGCAAAGCCGCGCCGGGACCTGAGCAGCGACCGCGCATTGCAGAACGCATAAGAGCGCCGCCACGAGTACTGCATATCTTACTGTAGATTTGAGAGTCATTGTCCTTTTTCTCCTGTGGTGTAATCTTTGTCGTACTTCTTCACGAAAAGACTATTACCCGGTTACAGAAGAAATGTCAAGAGTTATTTCGTCTTACCTTTCGTCTCCCGTCACGTTGACGCGACTTTCTCAAGAATAACCCTTCATCCTCCCCGAGCGCTTCGTACTCCGGCCCGATATCCAAGACCTCGCCAATCTCTGCGTTTAGTGCGGTATCAATGTCGGTCATGTACATAACGCTCCCTTTTAGGCCAAGTCGGAACAGTCCGGGCGCTGGCGGAGCCATTCGTCAAACTCACGAACGAATCTATCGTGCTCTTCGTTTGCCGCTTCCTTAGAGGCAAAAGGGAAGAACTCGAATAGCCCGTTGTCTAGTTTATATCCCCACTGGAAGGCTCCGTTCTCTTCTTCAACCGCATAATAATGCGTTACGCGATAGAAAGGAAAACCGTAGCCGTCAATATCAAAGCGCTGCTTGCTCATATATCTCGCTCGTTAAAAATCCATACATACTGAATCGAGCATTGCTCTATCCATCCGTAGATTTGCTTATTACTCGGGTCGAGTAACTTCCCGCCTGTCCAAAATACAATGTGCTGTTCGCCGGGATTGTTTAGGGATGGAACCTGCAACAAGGCGCGACGACCCTGTAGAAGCTGGCGCAAGCTGCCGTGAGCAGCCCATTCCATTGGCAATCGGACAATCCAGTAGTCCTTATCAATGCTGAGGCCAGCAATCTCAAGTGCTTCCCGGCAGACTGCCCCATGCGTACCGTGCGCGTCCTCGATTTTCTTCTTGAACACTTCGGGCCACAATTCCTCGTAAGGCTTCTGTACCACCATCGCAATGCAGGCAAGCATGCAATCATAGGTGGAGTGCTGTTTGCAAATAAGCTGATCCAAAAGCGTCCCTTTCTATTTCGCCAGCTTCAGCTTCGCTGATCCCTGCATGAAGCCGATTCCGCTCAACCCCTGATCCTCGCCGAAGAACGTCTCCATAGCCAACGCACAGGCCATAGACAGCGCGACCGTTAGATCAATCTTCTGCCCGTCGCTGCGCTTTACCAGCCGCTTACCAGATGTTCCAACCCGCTTCATATCCGCGTTATCAACGTGCTGCCTGAGATCGTTGTTCCCGTCGTGAGCGATCCTGCGATTCATCACCAAGTCGAGTAGCCCTTTGTCGGCTATCGCCCGCTGCGCCCCCTGATTAAACTCGACCGTCTCAACCACTCGCTGATTCGCCAACCGGGTCATCATCTGGTGAAGCTGATATGGATCGTAGGCGCAGCGCAAGATAATCCGCTCCCGACATAGTAGTCTCACTTCCCGTTCGATCTCGTCAAAGTCCAGCGGCTTATCGCCGGGCAACCAGTCGCGAACATAACCAACCATCAACGCGTCCGCTATCGACGGATGCGGGCCGACTCCTACTATCCCAAACGAGTCGTTCGATACCCCGGCATCAGCCGCCAACACCAAAGGCACATGCGGACCCAGTACCTCCATTGATCGACAGTTGTCCCACCAAATGATCGAAGACAGAAATCGCGTCGTATCCTCGATGTCTTCCCATTCGGCTTCCAACAGGACGCGCCGCTCCGCCGATGTCAACGACTGACCCCGCGACTGGGTGTAACCGGGCTCAACGTTCCCCGCCATCTCGTTGTCTATAGTCCGCAGCCGAATCAGGTCGCTATCTCGCTTGAAGCTCGCTAACGGATCGGGCTGATCCGTCAACAGAGGACCGAAGTAATCAAACAGCCAATGCTTCTTGGGGGTCGTCGTGAGGTACAATTGCGCGGGCTCCCCCTTTGGTCCCGGTATTCTCACGCGACCGTCTAGCACCTTGAGCGCCGCTGGCGTATCGTGCCTTCTCGCCTCATCGAAGTGAGCAAAGTTTACGTTCGGCCCCTCCCAAGACTTCGGGTCTTCGATTCCCCCACAATGTAAAGTTGATACCATTCCCGTTTCAGTCCTGAAATGCAGGGAGAATGGACGCTGTGGCTCCCAGTCAGTTCGTAGCCTATACCGCTCGCGCTCCACTAAGGCCATCGGCGGTATCCAATTGCGAAGCTCTAGCCACATACTCTTCTTGAAATGTTCGAAGTCTGGACTCACGAGGATACCTGTCATCCCGTGCCTGAGTCGCTCTAGGTCTTTAATCGCCCCGGCTGAACTTTTCCCGCTTCCTTCGCCGCCGGACATGAGAAGGTACCTTTTGGTACTGGTAAAGAACCGCTCTTCATCGGCGTGATGCGGTTTGTACACGTGCCCAGTTTCAGCATTCACGTACACATCCGGCCAAGGCGAGACCATCGGCGCTTTCTCCGCTTCATCTTGCGGGCCTAGCGCCTCCGCTAGCTTGACTGCAAGGTCTTCGAACAGCGAGCCGCGTCTATTTTGTAGCCAGTCTTGGGGAAGCATGATCTTACCGCGCCGCTAAGAAGAGTCCGCCAACAAGCACCACCGCCAGAGCGAGAGCTGCGGACCATACTTTCGCCGCTTCTTTGAAACCAGAGACCGTCGCCGTCCATAAAAACAATCCAACAAAAACAGCTACGACTAACATAATTCCAAGCCAGTTTGCTAACGTCAAAGGCATTTCTACGCTCCTATGAACTAAAGACCCTCCGCCGAAATCAATCCAACAGACACATACGAGATACCCTGTCTACCTTTGACTGGAACCGGCTCGATAACCCGAACGTCTTTCAAGAACAGTCCGTAGCGCCGCACGCTAAGACATTCTATCAGAGCCTTCGGCTCGTCGTCTATCCCCAGCAACCGAGAAGAATCAACCATAGCCGTACAGATCAGGCCGGGCTCGCGAGTTTTCTGAAACTGTTCTGTCTGCTCTATCCGCTCCGTAGACAAGAACGGAGCCGCATCGCGCAGCCATCCCTTGTCCCAATGCTTCGCCGCGCAGATCGCTATCCGGCGACCCACCAAACACCGAAACCGATTATGCTCCCGACTCTCAATAGTCTTCCAGCCGAGCTTTACCCAAGTAGCCCAAGGCTCCCACATGGTAATCACCGGAATCTTCGCTTCTACATCGAATAGGGGCATATTACGATCCTATCAACCCGAACAACAGAATAGCGATAATTAGAGCCTCAACGCCGATCTCTGCTACCCCGCGCGCCGTCTGAAATACTAAACAGATGTGGCAATTCGGTTTGTTACAAACGTACCTCAATTCTCTTCCTCCCATTGGAGCGGTACGAGCGCCAGCAACAACGTTTCCCCGTGTAGCTGGCAATACCGACGACCGTTCCACGGTGCAATATAACAGACCGGATTCAGACAGGGACCGGGCTGATGTATCTGTATCCAATCACAGCGTTGCATCTTCTCGCTCCGTAGTCACGTCAACGTGACTTTCCTTTGCTTCCGCTTCGATCTCAGCTATTCGGTCGAGAGCCGCATCTACCCCGGACTTAGTTCGAAGCAACGCAACTTTAAGACTCTCGTCTACGACCTGCTTCAGTGTCTCGATCTTGCGTTCGAGCCCGTGATACCAGCCGCTATCAGGGTTGAACCCTAACGCCCGAATCGTCTCCCTGACTCTATCATACCCAGCCATCAACTGGGTCAGCCTCGCGCTCTCTATCTCCAACTCGGTTGCCCGCTCTCTAATCCTTCGCGATACGGAACAGCCTAGTCCTTGATTCTCCGCCTTCCTCGTCAGCCATTCTTCCCAGAACGCCGCGTTACTCTCTTTCCCTTGATACTCCGGTTGGACCCCTACCCGGCACATCAGGATATACCGATACAGCGACTCCGGCATCTCGATCTCGCGATAAGGCGCTTTCTTTTTCGTGATCAGCCGGGCTCCGTTACCTTTCCCTTGAGCCTCCAATAGCCCTACCTGAGACGGGACTTCGCGGGGATCAATAAGCTTCGCCGGGGTCACGAAGTAGAACTGATTACAGTACGGCAGATACGCGGGCCACTTGTTATCGGCGATGAAGTCAGAGCGAGACACCTTGATCTCGTAGACCCATGCACAGGGATTAGCCCAGCTTCGATTCATTACCCAAGCATCCATTCGCAGATAGTTACTCGCGCTCTGAGTCGGTCCGTTCTTACACTCGGGAACGAACACGTCCTTGGAATGACGCTGCTCTAATAACCGCAATAACTCTTCCGCTCCGCGCCGTTCGCGAGGCTTCGCCCTACGATGACGATCTATCGTCAATTCGTCGGCTATCTCAATGCGTTCGAGCGTCGCCCGATTGAGTTCAATTTGTAGCTGATTATCCATCTACCCGCACGATGCTCTCAAACCGATCCTTGAACGATTCGTAGAACAGCTCCAAGTCCGCTCTTCCGCGCTTACTCTCTATGCGCACAGCGCCGCGTACTCGAATCACCTCTTCCAACTCTCCGATCTTCCCGCGCCCTCCGTCAAAACAGCTATCAGGAATCTCCCCGCGAGAACTCGCCGCTACCCAAGCGATCCCGGCCTCTTCATCGGCTTCAAAGCAACGACTTAGATGTATATCGTTCAAGTATACGTCTACGATGCCCAGATCGTAACCCAGACTAGAGTTCAACTTTATCTTCATGGCCTCGCCCTCTTATGACTCTTCCGAGCCTTTCCGCCGCTTCCAATACCTCTTGTTGTGACGCTTTGATCTCTCGCTTTGCATCCTCCAAGTCACGTTGACGTGACTTTTTCTCCAGACGCGCGATTTTGACGCTGCTAATCAGCAGCCCTATCGCAAGTAATACTAGAGCTATCGTCGTTAAGATGTTGATCAGATTCTGAGTCATGCCGTTAGCTGCCTCCGCTTCGGAGCGCTCGAATTGACTAAGTTCTCGAACCCCCGTTGCAATTTCGCCTTCGTCTCTTTATCGGTCACATGCTCGTTGACCAGCGTAAGAATCGCGTTGAACAGCACGTAGGCTTCTGTCGCTGTCATCGTTTCGGCCTGATCCTTCATCCGCTTCGATTCCGATTCGACTAGCTTGCGCCGTTGCTCTATCAAATCGGTCACCGACTTCCAGACCTCCCAGTCTTCTCCGCCCTTCCTGACCAGTATCTGTAGTACCCGCATCTGGGTCTTAATCGACTCCATATCCTGCGCGGTCATCGCGCTCTCGAACTGCGACCAAGCATTTTCCAGTCGCTCCCATATAGTTCCGCCTTCGCCGGAGTCTACTCTCTTCGCAACGTCCGCTATACGGGCATCTATCAGCGCTATCTCAGGATTGAGCGCCAACTGATTCCGATCTTTCATGCTAGCGGTAAAGTCCGCCCGCATCCGCTCGGGTAGAATCTTGATATGCCTTGAGAATGCTCCGTGCTTGAAATGCGGGCTCGCTATCCCTCTCGGCGAACCCCCGCCATGTGAATTACACTTCGAACTACCCTTGTTAGCCCACTTTTTACAAGTGTTTTTCTTGGCATTACAGAGCAGTTGATTCGACTGTCCGTACCTTGGCGTCCAATCCACGACTTCGTCCGAGTTGACGGGTTGCCCCGGCTTAGCCTTAGTTTCTTCCGGTTGTTTTACTTCGTCTGCCAAGCCTTTACCCTCTCTGCTATCTACGCTTCCATCTCGCCG